TATTTTTACCTAATCCTCTATTTTTACAATAAGCGACAATAATATTTACAATCATATTTATATAAAATTAAACTCTTATATTTATATAAATGTCAAATATATTTAAATTTTATATAAATAATAATAACACTTTTAATGACGTTTATTTATTTATCAATGCTAAATATATAGCCACTAATTCGAGTATTCCCAGCATAGATGAACTAAATGCTAATTACAATAATTACAATAGTTTTATATATAGCGACATATATGAAAAACATTTTACCAATGATTTTAATAACAATGATTTAATGTATTTAAAGACTTACAACAGCAAACTAATATTTATTGACGACACTATATATATTGATGACACTATTGAAACAGTTAAATTAAAATTTATTAAACATTATAACAAAAAAGCGAGCGAAGACAAAAAGTTATGTTTTGAAGAGCTATATTTTTATTGTTTAACGCAATCAAAATTAAATAAAATGGAATTATTCAATGCTATTACATCCAATAATAAAAACGACTTAACAGAGGAAAATTTAAGCGCCTATTTAATAAATATTAATGAAAAGCAAGAAATACTCGAAAGTTTAGAAAAGAAAGAGCTCTATACTTATGAAGATATTGATGCTATTACTATAAATGCTATTACAGAATTTATATCAGTCGGTCAAAGTCTATTAAAGCCATTGCCCAATTATGTAGTTAATCCCTATTATTCTAATAGCGCCTCCAAATCTTTGGCCTCATTTATTGCTACAAATAATTCAAATATGGTATTTGATTATACTATATATAATAATAGCATAATTGTATGTTTAGCAAGTTTATTACTTGAAAACCCTGGTCAAGAAACAGACGACGAAACACTAATAAAAGTATATTTTCAATTTTTATATGCTAAAAATATTATTAATAAGAGAGATTTTTTAGCGCAAAAAATAGAACTGCTAAAGAAAAGTTCCGAATTGGTAGAAGATACCTATTTCAATAATAAAAATAAATTCAAATCAGCACTCTATAAAATTTATAATAAATCAAACGGTTTAAAATATGAATCTAGCGGTATTAAAAGTATTAATATTAATATTAATAGTGCGCTAAACTATAATATATCATTAGAAACCTTATTTAAACTATTTACAAGTAGCGAACTTTATCCATTTATCAAATACAACCCTGGCAAAAAATTGGAAAATTTGTATCGCCTTTATTGTTTAGAAGAAAAAGAAATGACTAGCAAAAAGGTCCCGCTATTAAGCAAAACGCTAATATTAAAATATGCCAAATTTTTAGGCAAATCGCACACAATCTCTTTTTATGTCAATTCTAAAGATGAATTATTTGTAAATAATGTTAATGAATTTCTTATAGAGTTAGAAGATAATGGAATTATTAATGTTAAAATAGACTTTAAAAATGTTATAGATTTAGAAAAAATCAATAGTTTAGTTGCTAGTAATGTTAATAATATTATAAAGTTTATTAGGAAATTTGTTGTTAATAATAGTATTGACTTATTTGACAATTTACTTAACAAAAATGTTGAAATAAATTCTATAAATTATATGACAACTATTAAAGTCAAAGGCGCTCTTAAACCGACAACTATTGTAAATTGTAGCAGTTATTTTTTCAACACTATTAGCTCTAATTCAGAGGAAATAGTTATGCGTTATAAAAATGTATCAAACTTTAGCATTATGAATTCCGAAGAATCGTATATAATAGAACTTATTAAGCAAAAGGCCAGTGAAATGGATATATTGCACAAATTAAAAGAGAACTTTAACTTGTCGCTTGAAGACGCGCGTTCAAGGTTAATAGATGTGATAAATTCTCTCAAATTATTACAAAATACCTTCAATCATAAAAAAATAACTATTAAAAATAATCCAGGCTTCCAAACAGTGTTTAAGAAGACGAATTCAAATACTCTTGTTATTAATATTGAAAATATTGATAATATTAACTATTTAGACACTATTCCTATATATATAGATTCGCTTACTAAAATACTTTTTAATAGCATTGAAGATGAGACCCTTAATTTAGAAGTTAACAATATATGTAAAAAAACACAGCCTTTATTAGATGAAACTAAAGAAAAAACTTTTACAAATATAGAGGCCACCACCAATAAAAATATTACTCATTTATTAGAAAATGAAGACGACGATGACGATGATGACGAAGATTATAGCGCACATAATGATTTAATGGATATACTTCTAGACGACGATGACGAAGACGGCGATGGCGACGACGACGAAGACGACGATAATGATGAAGACGAAGACGAAGACGAAGACGAAGCTGATGATGATGAAAACATAGAAAAAGAAGAAAAAGAAAAAGAAAACATAGAAAATGCAGATGAAGACAAAGATGAAGACATAGAAAACATAGAAAATGAAGACAAAGATGAATACATTGCAACTGAAGAAATTCAAGCAACTAATCCTAATCCTAATCCTAATCCTAATCCTAATCCTAAAGAAACAATAAAAGAAGTCGCACATGACGAACAACAACAACATAAAGCATATAAAGAAACACAAGCCGAAGATGAATTTAAAGAAGTATCAGAAAAAAGTAATCCTATATTAAAAAGACTAATTAATAAAGAACCAAAGCTATTTACAACAGATAAAAATAAATTTTATACTGAATATTCGAGATTGTGCCCAGCAAATGTTAAAAAACAGCCAGTTATTTTAACAAAAGAAGAGAAAACATATATAGACACTCATCATAGAGATTCATATACAGAAAGTTACGAATATGGCACAAAAGAAGGTAACAAATATTATTATATATGCCCAAGATATTGGGACCTTGAAAAAAATATTAGTTTAACACACGCAGAAGTAGAAAGCGAGCGTTATGGAAAAGTCATTACAAAAAAGAATAAAAACGGCACTTATGATGGTAATATTATGGAATTTACAGATAGCAAATATCATATTGACGAAAAGGGAAATTATATAGATCATGTTCCTGGATTTTTAGATGAAAAACACAATAGAAATGGGTTTTGCTTACCTTGCTGTTTTAATAATAAGCTATGGAATAAATCACAACAAAAACAAAGACGCAGCAAATGTTTAGATTTGGACTATAGCACTAATGACAACAAAAAAGACTATTATAACTATATTAAAGGTCCCGAAAAAACGCCGTTAGAAAAAAGCAAAATTGGTTTTTTACCGTTAAGTATTCAAAAAATATTACATTTTGATAATTTAGATTGTGTTACTAAGCAAGCTCCCAATTTATTAAGAACAAATCGGCAATGTTTGTTGCGTTATGGTGTTGAAAACAGTAATAAGCAATCATTTATTGCGTGTATAGCTGACTTATATGAAACATTGGTTTTAAATAATTCCAAGTCTATTTCGATAAATGCTATGAAAAAAATAATAGTGGCTAGCATTACTATAGATAGCTTTATAAAATACAACAATGGCAATTTACCGCATATTTTCATTTCTAAAAATTTTAGTGAATTAGTAAGCACTATTAAATTAGATAAATATAAGTCAAGCGTTTTATATAAGCAACTTGTGTCAAAAACAACCAAAAAACTAGATGACCCCAGTCACATAACTTTTATTAAAAAAATCATAAATAGTTTCGAAAATTTCAAAGCTTATTTGGAAAGTTCTAGTTTTATTGATTATACATATTTGTGGGATATAATATGCAAAAGTAATGATTTGCTGTTTCCTAATGGATTAAATTTAATAATTTTAGATATTACAAACGAAGACACTACTGATAATGTTAAAATTATATGCCCTAAACAAAGTTATAGCAATGAATTTATAGATTTAAAAAAGAAATGCTTATTGTTAATACAAAAAAACGAGTATTTTGAACCCATATATTTAATAAATAATACTATTGACTATTATATTGTAAAAACCTTCAGTTTTGCAAAGAGCAGTGAAGATAAACTGCTAGCAGGCTTTAAAAATATTTTAAATAGCATTAGAAATTCGATAAATTCTAATTGTGTCGGCTCTATAGCTACAACTACAAATACCAAAAAAAACGATGCCGCCTTTTACGATTTTAAGCCAAATATACATTTAGATAATGTAATCGCTAGCATAACACAGCTAAAATATGAAATTAATTATCAAATTATGGATTATAATAATAAAGTTATAGGCCTATTAATTAATAACAACGCCATTCACGGATTTATACCTTGTTATCCGTCCGCATTATCGTCCATTTACGAAACTATTCCGTATAAAATGATTGACGAAATAACGGAAAGCGAATATAATGATTACAATTCTACAAAACATATTTTAGAAAAGGTTTATTCTTCCAGTAACAAGAAAATTATGTGCAAACCCTTATACAAAATTATAGAAGATAGTTTGATTATTGGCATTCTTACTAATGGCAACCAGTTTATTCAATTGAGTAAACCCGAATTTAATAATAATAGCGATGAACTTAAAGAAATTAACGATAGCAACTATGTTTATATTGATAAAAATATTCAAACAAATCTCTCTCAAGACAATGAACGAAGCGCTACTGTTAATAATATAAAATTAGAAACACAATTTTATAATAGTTTCAAACATACGTTTAAAAAAATATTAGGAATGCATAAGCATAGCCTCTATAAAACAAGCATTATTAAAATTATTAATGCTAACTCGATGCTATATTTAGATAAAATATCTAATATTTACAATTTGCTGAAAACAATTGGAGAGAATTATATAATATTTGCTAAGTATGATAAAAATATATTGGCCTCTATAAAAAAAATAAGCTCTTGTGTTGATGCCGATGAGTGTAATACCTCTTTTTGTATGAAGTCAAATGACATATGCTCTTTGATTATACCTAAGAAAAATTTAATAAATGGAGAACAAAATGAGGAAATATATTATAGCCGTTTATCTGACGAATTTGTAAGATATAATAAGTTTAAAAATTTTATTTTCGAAAATAACATTTCATATAATTATGGGTCGGTAGAATACACTATTTTAGAAAACGAGCTTTTACTATTTCATTCAACACTAACGCAAGAATATTTGAAAGATTTAATAAGTAGCACTAGTCAAAATAATTTAAAAAATACGTTTGATATTCTAGGTATTGTAGAGTCTAAAGAAATTTTGAATTTTAAAAATTTGAAAAAAGAAAAAATTATTATTGCTGCCACAAAAGATAAATTACAAACAATTCAAGAATATTATGATAAAAATAAGTCGGATACAGATGCGGATACAGATGCTGATATGGATGCGGATACAGATGCAAAATCACAAATTAAAATCAAAGCTCCTAATGTAGCTAAAACATACGACTCTGCTACACCAGCACAAGACACTAGCATTAGCATTGACACATCTGAAATAGCAGAAAACTTGCAATTTATTGCGCAAAATAGCGACCCTAGTTATAAGTGCGAGTTTTATAAAAATTTAATTAGAGAGGGTATGCGCCTTAATTTTAAAGAGCCATTATATGAATTAGGCTTTCATTTAAACAATAAGCTATGTTCTTTTCAATTAATATTAATTATTATTAAGCACAATAATAGCATACAAAATAGCAATTTGACAATAAATGATATAAAGAAAAAATTATACGAGCTTTACACCAAGGATGCAAATTTTGAAATATTATGTTATATATTATTGAAAAATAATAAGAAAGCTATACTCGAAAAAGTTATTAATAAAGAGCTAAGTTTTGAAGACTTAATGTATAGCGACGCATATTATATAACCTATATTGATATTTATATGTTAGCAAAAGAATATAATTTACCAATAATATTCTTATGTAATAGCGCTATTGATTTAACAATAACCGATGAAAATTATATTATATGTAATATAAATAAACTGAATCAGGAATATTATTTCTTCAAAGTTCCTAGTAAATATTCGCGCAAAAAAGAACATAATTATAAACTGCTTTTTTCTAAGCAGTCAATCAAAATTAATATTGAAAATGATTTATTAGATACTCCAAATTATAAATTATATAGCAAGCTTAAGAAAGAGCTTAAATTATTTATTAATCCGTTAGAAAATTACATCACAAATTATGATTTGTCAAAATTAACAAATACAAAATATAAAGTGAGACAAGTCAAAAAAGTTGAAATAAAAAAGTAAAAAGAAAATAATCTTCATTCTACTAGTATTAGTAGTTTAAAAATCCAACTCATAATCATCGCTCTTTCCAATATTAACATTTTGCATACTATTAACTGTTGCCTCAATTAATAAATTATTAGTGCTACACTCATTGCTAGTAACAGCATTTAGCTGGTCCATTAAAACCTTTTCATCCATCTTCTCGTCCACTGGAACAACGTCTTTATTAGGTTTAATAGTCATAATAAAGTCATTGTCAATTAATACCTTAAAACTGCTTGTCCCATAATACCCCTCTTGTCCGCACATAATATTTGCAGAAACACCCTTCATATTATCTAGTTCTCCGTGTTTTGCCGCTTTTAAAAACATTTCCGGTGTCTCTTCAAACGATGCCTTTGCAATTGCACCAATATCATCGTTATTAATCCCGTGCCTAAAAATAGAAACCATTTTATCGTTACACGTCATTCTATCCGCCAAAATTGTTAAGTGGCGATAATTAATATATGTGCTATCAAATTCAATGACCTCTGAAAACTCATCAAATATGCTTTGGCGTGCTGCCTCAATCCCTAATACATTATAAATTTCAATAATATGACTTGAAACAGTTCGCGTTTTATCAACAAAATCAAGCGCCAAGATTTCTAGTAAATTAGTGCCAACAGTATCTAAAACCCACAAATCTTTTTTAATGTATTTTGTATCAATTTCTTCAAAATTGTCCGTAATTTTTCGCAGTGATACCTTATTAATATTTTTAATACCGCGTAAAATCAGGTTATCCAGTAATTCGTCTTGCAAATTTCTCAATAAATAAATCTCATCGCTTTGGTCGAGCGTCTCCAAAACATTTTTGTTCTTCTTTTTCTTTAAAAGTTGCAGATTTCTATTAATCCTAATTCTAAAAACGAGCTTATCAGAATTATAATCAGTATACATACACGTCAAATTATTATAACTATTCATTAAACCAAAATGAATATCGTCCATCGAAATATTTTTATCTAACATTTCTGTTCTATTCATAGACATTCTAATAATCCACTTCGATTTTTCCTTATCCTTATTTGCATCATAACTAGTATTACAATCATCTAATAATTTTTCAAATTCATTGTATTCTTTCATCATAGTCACGTCGTCGGCTATTAAAGAATTCATATCATCCGGGTCAAAGCAAATCTCAATACACTCCACTAAGGACCGCAATTTAGTATTTTCAATCTTTGTAATATATTCTTTCACTTTATTTTGGTCATAACTTTCGGGCTTATTTAAATAAATAGAGCACGATAAGCTTTTGGGATTATCACTTAAAGACAAGATTTCCTCAATGCGTGGAACACCACGTGTTACGTTGGATTTTGAAGCTACACCGGCAAAATGAAACGTGTTTAGCGTTAATTGTGTTGTAGGTTCGCCAATGCTTTGGGCTGCAATCATACCAACCATTTCACCAGGTGCAATTAGCGATTTTTTATATGCGTTATTAATAACCGTCATTAAAAGTTCAATAGATTTACGAGTAAGGCGCTTATACATTAATAAATCTTTGGGGCTCAAATAGTAAAAGTATAAGACTTTAAATAGCTTGTTTGGCTTACAATAATTTAGCTTATTTAAATTCTCATAATTAGTTTCAATCATTTCAAATACTTCTAGCGGAGTAACATCAATAATCACGTTTTCCTCTTGATTTCCCGCAATATTGTTAATTATATGCGTAAATGACACAGGAACATTTACAGACGGTTTATAAATACCATTGAAAATTTTAGCAATTACATCTTCACGTGCTTGTAGCATATAATCAATGTAATATTTGCATTTTTTATCTAATTCGGACTTTTGCTTTTTAAACTTGCTATAAGCTTGCTTGGTGTATAATGTTCCATATATGGAGTCTTTAGAATAATCATTAGGCATTTGATAGTGCCCGTAAATTTCTTCAATAGACATATTAACAAATGGCACCTGTTGCGACTCAACCCTAACCGGGTCAAAGCTGTCGTCTCCATATTTAAATTGGATAATCTTGTTTTTATTATTACGTACTGTCATATCATAATGTACCATTAAGTCTTCTAACCCTTTAATTAGGCGGCGCTGAATATAGCCGGTTTGGCTCGTTTTGCACGCAGTATCAATCAAGCCAACACGGCCACCCATAGCGTGAAAGAATAGCTCGTCTGGGTTTAATCCACTAATAAACGAATTTTCTACAAATCCACGAGCATTAGGCGAATCATCGTATTTAGTATAATGCGGTAATGTTCTATCCTCAAATCCATAAGGAATACGTTTGCCATCTACGTTTTGCTGTCCTAAGCACGAAATCATTTGTGAAATATTTAAGTCGCTGCCTTTTGACCCAGCATTTACCATCGTTACAAAACGATTATGCGTGTCAAGATTTTGGCGACCTAATTTACCGGCTTCAAAAGAGGCCTTATTTAAAATATTATTAATACGTGTTTCAAATTCTTGGACGTTTGAGCGCCCTGTTTTATTCTCAAAAATACCTAAATGAGTTTCGTCAATTAAAGACTTGACCTCTATTTTCTTCTTATTAATTGTTTCGTTAATTTTGGCATTTGTTTCTCTATCTGCAATAAGGTCGCTAATTCCTACACTATAGCCGTGAATTTTCATATATTCGGTTACAATGTCTTGTAAATTATTGATAAAATCGCACGCACTATCAACACCATAGTCGTTATTAATTCTGTGAATTATTCCGCGAGTTGTATCGCCAAGAATACCCTTTTCAATATGTCCCCGCTTAATAGCTCCTTTATTAATTTCTAATACATTATTAGAATTTTTGTAATCTTCACTGGATTCGTTAAATTGCTTTGTTTTATATTTTAATGTAATATTTGGAATAATTTGACTTAATAGCACAAAGCTACTTTGCAAAGGATTATCAAAATTGATTTTTGTTAAATCAATCGTTTTAAGATGCGCCATTATATTCATTGCAGTTCGAGGATTGAAATTAATGGCTTCTCGTGTAAATAAATAACTGCTTAATAGCGAATCTTGAAAAATGCCTACAATTGATTTGTTGTTTGCCGGGCTAATAATTTGATATTTTACCGCTGCCAAAGTTTTGAGTTCGATTTCCGACTCATCGTCTTGTGGCATATGTAAATTCATTTCATCACCGTCAAAATCGGCATTATATGGTTTAGTATCAGCAACATTCATTCTAAATGTGTCGCCCCGCATCATTACTTTTGCAATATGGCACATCATAGACATTCTATGGAGAGTTGGTTGCCTATTGAAAAGCACCGCATCACCGTCTAAAATATGGCGATGCACAATGTCGCCAATTTCAAGATTGATTGATTCGCGATCGACATAACGCAAACTAATACAATCTCCGTTTTTCCGCTCATAGATTTTTGCACCTGGATGAACGTCTGGACCGTTTAAAATTAATTTGCGCAAATACTTCCTATTTTGCTCATTAACAATAATAGGTTTTGTCAAATTTTTAGCGATTTTTAGCGGAACGCCTAATTCATTAATTGATAAATTAGGATCAGGTGTAATAACTGAACGCGCACTATAATCTACGCGCTTTCCCATTAAATTTCCTCGCACTCTGCCACTCTTACCGTTTAAACGCTCTTTAATCGCTTTTAATGGACGACCAGACCGCTGAGCAACTGCTGCAACACCCGGAATCTTATTATCAACAAGAGTAGCAATATAATATTGTAATACTGTTGTCCAATCATCGATAACATTAGACCCCGATTTTTGCTCGATTTTTTCCTGCAACATTTTATTTGCTTTAACAATATTAATAATAATATGTGTTAAATCGTCTTCGCTCCGCTGTTGCGCATCGTGTTTAATTGATGGTCGCACTTGTGGAGGTGGAACAGCAAGCACTTGGCAAATCATCCATTCTGGTCGCGACCATATTGGACTAAACCCCATAAATTGCACGTCTTCGTCCGAAATTTTCTTAAAAATTTTAAGCATAATTTCTGGAATAATTTTCATCGCCATTTTAGAGTCTTCTTTCTTAAAATCGTAATTATTAAATTCCTCTTCTTTATCATTCCATTCGGCAATAATTGTTGCTAAACCTTCTTTCCTAAGTTTAGGCTGTAAGCATCCGCAACCATTATTCGAATCTTCACCACATCTATGCTTCTTACTTGCTAATGCAAATACTTTTGTCCAACGAACGTCCGCATTTAATTCTAGCAAATAATTATATTTTTCTTTATCAATTAATAACTTAGAGCACTTAATACAAATGCATCTGCATATTTTCATAATTGTTGATAAATATTGAATATAATATACCGGTCTTGATAAGTTAATATGTCCAAAATAACCAGGCGATTGAACATAATCTAGACCGTCGGTTGGGCATATCATACCCGCATCTAAAACACCCATACGAGGGTCAAAAAGCCCCCCTAATACTGGTTTATTGTTTATATGAGTATCCCTGTTTGTTATTTCGACAACCGACCCTTTTTGAATTTCATAAGGGCTTAAAATACTAAACTGAATACCAATGATTTTAGATGGTTTCTTATTTTCAAAATCGGTCATTCTTTTATAATAGTTAAATAATATTTAAATAATATTTATTCAATTTTTAATTTTTTATTAATTTAAAAATTGAATTTTTTGTTATTAAATATAATATAATTTAATAATAGAACTATTATGCCTCATAAATATTGCACTAGAGCTAAGACTGCTAGTATTCCAAAAATGAACTATGTATATGATAACAGTAATTCTGATATAAGTTCAATTAGCAGTGGTTCAGATTTTGAGTATTTTGATAATAGTTCGGATAATGGCTCAGATAATGGCTCAGATAATGGCTCAGATAATGGTTTTAATAAACGTGATTATTATAAATTTTTGCACCAACTATATCCTTCGCGTTATAGTAAAAATAAATATATTAAGGAAGCAAATGAAGCAAACGAAAATATACACAAGCGAGCAAAAAAAACGCATTTTCAAAATTTAGAGAATGCTAGTAACGATTTATACAAGCATAATTTATTTAAGAGTAAAATTATTAAAAAAAAGCATACAAATTTTTATAAGAAAAATGTTATGATTAATTCAGATACTAGTGAAGACGAAGAAGAAGATGACGAAGACGAAGACGAAGAAGAAAAAGAAGGAGGCAAAGGCAAGGGCAAAAAAACTTTATTATCAGAAGGGTTTAAAACGCTTTTTCAAAACCTTAATAAATCTGATACTAATAAAAATATTAATATTATTGTAAATTTAAAAAAAGGAAAAAACAATATTTTCAATAATGAAACTAGAGAACTTAATGACCCTATATATTATCAAGAAGGCGATATTGACGATGATGATGACGAAGATGACGAAGATGATGAGGAAACCGAAAAGGAAACAGAAAAACTTAATAAAAACACACATATTCCTATTCAAAAAGATGATGTAGTTCCGGCTCCGCCAAAAGTGTCAAATAGAAATTATAGGGCATTTGATAAGATTTTAAATAATGAGGAAGCAGAGTCAGAATATTTTAAAAATTGTTTATCTAAAAATTTGCAGTTAGAAGCAATTGCTAAATTAGAAAAACTCAAAGAATTGACTAAAATTAGCAAACCTTATTTGCTACATTTGGTTGACCTTGATATTCCAGACCAATATAAAGCGTGTGCTTTAAGAAAAATAAATATTATGCGCTTAATGTCTGGAAGTGGAAATAGTGAATATTATAAAATTAAGTCGTGGGTAGACTCGTTTTTGAAAATTCCGTTTAATAAGTATAACAATTTGCCTATTAGTTTTGCCGATGGTATTGAGCAATGTCACGAATTTATGGAAAATGCCAAAAAAATATTAGACAGTGTTACTTATGGGCTAGAAGATGCCAAAATACAAATTATGCAAATGATTGGACTATGGTTAGTAAATCCAAATGCAATTGGGTGTGCTATTGCTATTAAAGGGCCTCCAGGAACGGGCAAAACAACACTTATTAAAGAGGGTATTAGCAGAATTTTAAACAGGCCTTTTGCACTTATTGCGCTAGGTGGGTGTGGTGACTCGGGTTTTATAGATGGTTTTGACTATACATACGAAGGCAGTAAGCATGGAAAAATTATTGACATATTAATTCAATGTGGTTGTATGAACCCGATTATTTTATTTGATGAATTAGATAAATTGAGCGATTCGTTTAAAGGGCAGGAAATTACGGGTGTATTAACACATTTGACAGACAGCACCCAAAACTCTAAATTTAGTGACAAATATTTTTCGGAAATGAGTATTGATATGTCTAAAGCATTATTTATTTTTAGCTATAACGACGAGAGTGCTGTTAATCCTATTTTAAAAGATAGGATGTATAAAATCGAAACAAAGGGTTACAAAACTAAAGATAAGTTAGTTATTGCAAAAGATTATTTATTGCCAAAAATTAGAGAGGAAATTAAATTTGCTAGCGACACTATTGTCTTTAATGACGAATTATTAGAATATATTATTAATGATTTTACAGAAAAGGAAGATGGAGTGCGCAATTTAAAGCGCTGTTTAGAAATTATTTATAAGAAGTTAAATTTATATAGATTAATGAAGCCTAATGTAAATCTATTTGAAAATAGTGAAGGATTTAAGCTTAAGAGTAAGATTATTTGGCCTTGTATTTTAACAAGACAGATTATTGATGATTTAATTAATAAAGCATCAACAAAAGATATTCCATATGGAATGTATACTTAAGATATTAAGATAGTTAGTTCAAAAACAGTTTAGTTATTCGTTTTTTATTTAAATCCTTTTTATATATATATAATGCCATTACCGCAATTTGAAATCATAAAATTAAAACAATTAAAGAAATATAGACCTTATGAAAAATACGATGATTATTTGAAAGTTAAAGAACCTCGCTTTTATGCTGGATTAGTTAATCCTCAAATAACTGAAATTGCTGATGTTGCGATTGAAGAGCGAATGAGAGATGCTATTCGTTTTTTTGCATCAAAAGGGGTGGGTGAATTGACTCAAATACGTGACAATTTTGATGAAAATGCTGAAATAATAAATGGAATACAAAAATTTGTTGGTGATGATTATACTGCGATGAATCAGAGTGTGAGAGATATGTTAGGTAATAGTGAGCTAGTATTTAATGCTATTAAAGAATATTATGAAACTGAAATGCTGAGAAATGTTAGTGTTACTGACAGTTATATTTATAATTTATTAAGTGCATTTACGAAAACCACGCCTTCTCAAGAAAAATTCTATGTATTTAGATGTTTTCAACAATTACCACAATATCCTGATGCTGTTCCATTACTAGATGCTAATGGTGTTATGAAACCCCGCATTTATTTAAATCAATTTACATCAACCTCTATATTATTACGAGTATGTGATTTTTGGTGTACGCCTCCTCCTATAAATAACGCAAATCCAACAAATCCCTTTGACCCAGCTAATGGAGATAATACTATAATTTGTATAGAAATACCCATAGGCACGCATGGAATTTCTATAATTAATTATGCGGGAATTCTTTACGGACAACTTACAACTATATATTCTGAATTTGAATATTTACTTCCACCGGGCGGAACTTTAGAACTTACTCGTGATACATATGACTATACAAGTATTACTAGAGCACAATTACACGAAATAACCAGATTGGACCCGTTAAATGCGCCAATTCCAAATTTACCTGTAAGATTCCACATACCTATTTATAAGTATCATTCCTTTGTTCCAGATAACCGCTCATTTAAAAAATTAGCAAAAGATGTATATATTTATAAATTACCTGCACTTAGAAGTATATTAGTAAGAAATATGATATATCTGAAAGACCAAGTAAGTGAGTTTTCATCTAGAATACTTTCAAGTGCTAGGAGGAGGTCTGGTTATGAACGATTAGCTGAAGGTAAAAGGAAACGAAAACAAGGTAAAAAATATAGCAGAAAACAAGGCAAAAAATATAGTAGAAAACAAGGAAACAAAAGAAGCAGAAAACATAGCAAAAAATATAGTAGAAAATAATAAATAACAATGTAATGTTTATATTAAAAGCTTCGTGTTCTTCTAGTTAATGCGCGCGCTCTTGTAGTGCGTGGAGGTCTTACAATAGCGTCTGTATTACGAGTAGTTCTATTTCTTATAGCAGGTCGTATTTCAACACCTAACTGTGCTCCTTTATAATCATCTAGCGCATTTTGAGTATGGCGTTGCATTTTATCTTCTATATCCTCCATATTAGTTAGCGTTAAGTCTATAAAAGTTACTATGTCATTAAAACCGTGTCTTGCTAATTCTTCTTCTAAAAACGCAGGTTCATTGTGGAATCTTAGCAAGTGATTAACTCTTTCTAAAACAGTGCGAATTTGAGCTATTAATCTTAGCAAGACAATTGGAATATTCTTAACGTTATATTCATAAGAGGTTGATACACTATTTATAAAAGTTTTATATTGTCTTGATTTCAAAGTAAGGGTCGGAACTATGTTAGCTAACGTTTGTCTTAGTTGTGCAATATTATGCGTTATAGTGGCTTCAATTGATGCTAACATTGCTTGGGCACTGGCGGATACATATCCAGCTTTAGTCTTAGTTTTAGCTTTTCTAGCATGTTTTCTAGTATGTTTTCTCTTATTCTTTGTATTTCGCATATTTTATTATATATAATATAATAAAATATTTAGTTATAAAATAAATTTGCGTTATTCTTCAAAAAGCCAAGAGTAATAATATCTCTCAAAAGACGTATTTTTAAGACTAGCATACTTAAAAAATACTGTGGCCTCGACGCATAATGCCTCCAATTCTTTTTTATAATTTATAATATGTTCTTTAGCATAGTCATTATTTACGCTATAATATGGATTTTGTATAATAATACGTGCGCTAAACTCTCGCTCTGGTGGATTTATTTCAAAAGCACCAATATAATATGGGCCTTTTCTTTGATCTAGTAATGGTGGATAATAGCCAATATAAAAATAGCGCTTTGAAACATTTACACTACCATAATCGCACATTTTATACATATCTTGATACATAAAAGTAGGGAAAAATTCATTAATATGAACCATTTCGTAAATCCAAGTTCGTGCCCACTGTATTGCTGAAAAAGCTGTTAACAATTTTAAGTGTTTAGAATTTAACTTATTAGAAAAATCTTTTCCTAGCCTATTAGTTTCGCTTGTTTCAATTGTTTCGTTTAAATTAGCTTTAAAATTTAAAAAATCTGCTTTAATAGTTTCAACATCTTCTACTTCTACTTCTTCATCTTCGTTTTTATTGTCATCTTTAATATTTTGAATATTTTGAATAGAATGCGTTCTTAAAAATTCATAAAATGACGGAAATATATCAGCGCTAGCGTTATTAGTATTATTATTATTTAATAATAAATTACTTTTTCTAGTAGCGTGTTTTGTATTAGTAAAATAAATTTTATTAACGTGTGTTAATAAAAATGCATTATTACAACCTGCATAAAACAATAAAATTATTATATTGCTATAGCGCATATAATATATAGTATTTAATTTTTATATATTATTTATAATATATTAATAATTATTTATTAAACTATCAAATTCGGTTTTTTTTTCGGGTGCTAGTGGCTCATAGTCTATTATAAAATGCTCCTCATTAGTTTTAAAAGGAACGTCTGCACCTTGAAATGCTAGTGTTGGTGAAAAAAATTTGTTCTTATAATCATTATTAGTTTGAATAAATGATATATATGATTTATTTGTTCCTCGAGCGCTTAAATAATCTTGTTGGTCACCTGTTATACAAGGGCATCCTTTAGATGTGCTATATTCGCTATTATAAAAGCAACATTCGGGCAAAAATTTGTTGTCTTCAAATAATACTTTTGTTGGGTCTATTTTAACATTAGTATATGATTTTAGATTTAATTCTGGATGTTTAAAAACCTGTGATAATGATGCTATAGTATTGTTAGAAGGTTCAAAAATAGTGCTTACTAAAGCATTGTTATTATTAGTGTAGTTTTCTTTCTTTTCGGGTTGCCAATACGAATATAAACCATATAAATATATAACAAACAAAATAGTAGCTTTATCAAAAATTAAAACAAATATTATTATAAATGTAAAAACTTTTGCTAGCGTTAGCTTTATTTTATGTTTTTTATGAAACTTTTGTTTTTTAGAGAACATTTTCGTAATGCTAGCAGGAAAAATGCTTGATTTTTTTTTGCTATTATTAACCATTAATTATATTATAAATATAATAAAACTTAAAAATTAAAAATTAAAAATTAAAAACTAAAAAACTTTTTATTATAATTATAAAATTTCAGCTAAAAACTCGGCAAATTTTACATAAATAAACATAGCTATTATAAATACTACTAAAGCAACAAGAAAAGCCCCTCCATAAAAAATAAGTAATATAATAAGAAACGCTGCAATAATTTGGCCAATAAGTGGTATAGTATTTATAGTTGAAAGTATAATAGCAGTTATAATTACTAATATTAATGCTGCTAACATCGTCATTGATATTGGAATAACAAATGCCACAAGCCAACCCATTACAAGAACAGCAAACATTAGCTTCCAAGACCTAATTAACAATATTAATGTATAGTAGATTACGGTAAACACCGACAAAATCTTTCCTAAAAAATCATTAATATTCATAAAAAATAGCCTCAATTGCAATAACATATTTTTTATGCTATTATTGACTAATCTAAAAAAATACGTTAATAAGCTAAACAAATATACTATAAAATTTTTAACACCTATAAATGCGGTAAACAATATACCAAAGAAATTACTTATATAGCCTAATATTGAATTTAAAGGTTTCTTGGCATCTGTAGCAACCTCTTCATTTAATATATTTAAACATTCATTGAAATTATTAACAATATATTCTAAGTCGTTATTATTATAAACCTTGTCGCTGTTTATTATTGAAGCAAAAGGCATCATTAGCGGATTACATTTGTGATCTTGCCAAGAATTTCTATATGCTACCAAAGTTGATTTAATATAAAAATATATAACTATTATAACTACAATAAGAATTATTATTATTGTGATCCATACATCATTGCTATAAAGTTCATTATAACTAGCATTTTCAAAATAATCACTTATTTTTTTCTCTAGACTACTTTTAGTGGTGGAATCCATATTATTATAGCATACTAAAAATAATATTTGTTTTTAGTTTAATGTTAAATAAACTAAATGCCAGCATTATTATGAATCTTAGTATTAATATTAATCTTATGTCAAGGCTCTCATTGCTGTTCCTGGGAGGTCTGCGTTTAAAGCTTCGCCAAGTCTAACACTTGTTTTTATTAAATAAAATATTACTGTAACCATTGAAGATACTTTACCAAACAAATCTGCTACAGTAATAAATGCCCTGCTTAATTCCACTAGCAAAATATTAAACCGCTTACCTAAATCACCCATTACATTTAGGGTGGAACCGTGTTGAACAACTAGGCCAGTTTTTAAAGACTCTAAAATTCCAACAAATAAGTTGCCACTATCTAAAAAGTAAGAAAATGAATTATATATTGGTTTTAAAATAGTTTTCATAAAGTCCCATTGAATTTCTTTTGTGCAAGTTCTAAATGTTTCTACAGGGTCTTCATCCACTAGGCGAGCTAAAGGAATTACAAGAGGATTACATCTGTATTTATTCCAATTGTTTTTCAGTTGTGCTAATCCTATACTTAATGTAATTGATAATTGAATTAAACCGAAAATAATAACTATTAAAAATGCTTTACCTGTATCGCTTAATCCCATAATTATTATTAATTATATTATAATTATAATAATAATTAATAATAAATTTGTTTTATAACAAATTTTTTAAGTAATTTTAATATATTATTTATTATGACTCATTTGGAAAGCTATTATTACCTTCTAAATTTTGAACAAGACTAAAGGCTTGCATTTGTGCATTGTATCCATCGCTACCATTATTACCACCTGTAGCTGACATAGCTATATTAGCTTGTTTAGCTCTATTTTCTCTATTAGCTCGATAAATTGCTGCCTCGCTGTTTCCGCTTATATCGCCGCCACTTATATCGATTCCATCTATATTATTTCCACTTATATCATTATTTTCGAGACTTTCTCTCAAGTTGTAGTTTCCTAAATATAAAAATCCTAATAATAGGCATATAAGAATAGTAATTATTATTTTATAATATTTTTTATTTTTCTTTCTAAATTTTAAGGCCATAAATATTATTATTATATAAATAAATTATATTATAAAAATTATATTATAAAAATTATATTATAAAAATTATATTATAATTTATTTATATAAATTATGGTTATTTTAAATAAAGATGTTAATGCTATATTAGGCGAACAACAACGCATAGACTTAGCTGCCTTAATTAAAGCAAATAAAACCGATGATTGTACGCAAGAGATCCGTTCAAAAAAGCAAAGTATTGTTATTAGCAATGATGTAAAACATTTAGTATTTTTAAAGCAAAAATACGAAAGATTGAGAAAGTCTAATCCTGTTGAGTTTGATGCTATTTGTGTAAAACAGTGCAGTTTTTTATTTAATAATTATACAGATTTATACAATAAAATTTTAAATGATAAGTTAGATTTATCTATTTTAGAGAGATTTTTAGGAATATTAAAAAAAATAGAAGATGGCGAGCTAGACCAGCACGAAGGTTCTTATTTAGTAGGAACTTACTTAAAAGAAATGTATATTGACAGTGCTTTAAAAACGGAAGCTAGCAAATCTAGCAAATCTAGCAAATCTAAGCCGCCATTTTCTAAGGCTGAAAAAAAAATAAGCTATAAAGATTTTAAAGAGTTAAACAACTAAGGCATTATAAATTGCACTCCATAAATATTTCGCCTTCGCCTTCTCCTTCGCCTTCTGAACTTAACTCTTTAAGTCTTCTATTTACAGCTTCTAATTTAATATTTTCTTGTGCCAAGGCCTTATTTTTGTTTGTTAAATGAGTAATATTGCATTTTAGCTCTCTTAATTCTTTATTAAGTAAGTTAATAATATCTTGCTGAGAGCAACAATGTCCAAACTGCGTGATGTAATCTTTTTGACTTTCAGCAAGCCATTTTTTATGTTTTTGTGATTCGAAGTGGCTTTTAACAAATTGCGAGCTAATGTCATATATCCTATTCATACAAGAGCATTTAATCTTTCCATGACCGTGTTCTTTTATTAATTCGGAATACGTTTTATCTCTCAATCCCTCATTCTTTTCATCGTATTTCAATGTATAAAGATGTATCTTAACAATCATAGAAAGGTCGCTGTTAGTTGCCATATTATTATTAATGTTAATATTAATAATAATAATGTGAATGTTAATATTTCAATTTTATTTACTCTTTATTGCTTTATTACTTTATTACTTTATTACTTTATTACTTTATTACTTTATTACTTTATTACTTTATTACTTATTTTTTGAAAAATGGTTTGCATTCGTGACTTTCACTCATTTCAAATGATTTTTGTTTTTCTGCTGTTGCTAATTCTGCTGTTGCTAATTCTTTGTTTTTTTTGATTCTCATTTTTCTAGTCTGTGCTATTTCTAAAGCTTTTATGAGAGAATTATCGATTAGTGTCATTTTTGTTAAGGGGTCATAAATAATGTTGCTATGTTTCATTCTAGTAAATGAAGTTCTAATAAAATTAATCATATTATAAGTATTAGTATTTTATATTTAAATAAATTTAATAAATACTTTAGCATTTTTTAAATATGAAAATAAGTAACTTAGTAAATTATAATATAAATTATAAAATATTATAATATATTAATTATGAGTAACAATTATACTTTTATAACATACTTATTACTAGTAATATTAATATTTGTTATATTCTCTCTAAGTTTCAAATATAAATATAAAACTGCGCAAAAATTATCATTTAGGGGTTTAACAAATAAGAATTCTAATGCAACTACTAAAGAAAATTTTAGCACTATGAATATTAAAGGATGTGGAGGATTTAAAGAAGGATTTAAAGAGGGGTTAAACGGAAGCGATTATAATAAGAAAGCAGGCGACGACATATTTAGAATGATAGAAAATAAGCTTAAAGGATTAAGCTTAGAATTGGGAGGTCCTGAAGGTAAGGCTGAAACAAAGAAAATACTTACAAATACTAAGAAAATATGCGACTTAGAATGTGCTAAATGTATGATGTCAATGTTAAACGATAAGAAATCTATTAATTCTATTAATATTGAAGGTGTATTAGATGACGAAACCGACGAAAATTGTATAAGATGTAAAAAATATAGTGCTCTATCAACCTCTATTACAAGTATTATAAATAATTTGTAATGTTATTTAGGTGGTATTGAAAGAATCTATTAGTCTCTTTAATTCCTCTAAATCTTTTTGTGTTCTAATTAATTCTTGTTTTTTTGTGAATAATATTTATTTTTTCTAGATTTTCTCATTTTTCTAGAACTTCTTACTTTTTTTCGTCTTCGCTTTATTTATTCTTCTTTCAGATGAATAGCGATGAGGCATATTATATAATATAATATAATATAATATAATATAATTATGCTAATATATTAGTGTTTTTTATTTTCTAGCTCTCTTAGGTTTTCTATGTGTTCTAGATTTTTTACCTCCTTTTTTAATTTCTTCTAATTCTTCTAATTCTTCTAAATCTTGTAACAGTGCTTCATCTTCTTGACTTAATGTATCATCTGCATACAGTTCTGCTAGCAGTGCATCTTCCTCTTTCGCCTGGCGTAATGTATTACTATTTGGTGAAATTTTTACTATTGCATCTTTTCCAAACAGCGCTCTATTAAATTCATCAGATAATTCTTGAGACTCTCGTGCTAATTTTGCAGATTCAGTTACAAACGCTCTATTTGCTGCTGCTCTTAAACGTGCACTTTGCATTTCAGCATCTCTTAGTTCTTGTGCTTGTCTTCTAACTATTTCTGCTGCATCTGTTGTTTCTGCATCTGTTGCTATTGCTGTTGCTGTTGTTTTATTTCTTCCAGTTCTAGTTCCAGTTCCAGTTCTAGTTCCAGTTCCAGTTCCAGTTCCAGTTCTAGTTCCAGTTCCAGTTCCAGTTCCAGTTCCAGTTCTAGTTCTAGTTCCAGTTCCAGTTCCAGTTCCAGTTCTAGTTCCAGTTCCAGTTCCAGTTCCAGTTCCAGTTCTAGTTCTAGTTCCAGTTCTCTTTTCTGTAGGCGGTGATGGTTCTTGTACCACCTTGTTAGTCCTATTCCTATTCCTAAATTTAAAAATATGTGATGGTGATATACTATTTGATAACTTTGATAACAAAGCTAAACGTTGTCTAATGGTAAGGCCGCCTTTTTGCTTTCTTTGTAATTTTTTTTTTTTCGTTAAACTTATATTTTCTCTATTACGCAAATACATTATTTTATATTATAATATTATAATATTATTATAATATTATTATAATATTATAATATTATAATATACTAAATATTTACTTGTGTTTAACAAATTCTTTGCTCTCCTTAATAAAGGGGTCTCGATTTTTAAAAATGGATAAATTAAATTTTGTGTCTTCTTGTTTTTCTTATTCTTATTATTCTTCTTTTAGATTTCCTCATTATTTTGCCACCTTTTCTTGATGGCGACGCAACTCTAGATTTTAACTCTTGAACTGCTTCTGCTGTAGATGTTAATGACACGAGAGTATCGAGCGATGCTTTGAGGTTTGATTTTTTAATTTCTAATGAGTTCACTTGATTTTCGTACATTCTAGCAATACGTAAACGTTTTTTTGCTTGTATTTTATTTCCACTTCTTAATGCAGTTTTCGCCTCTTCCATCACTATTTTGTATTCATCATTCTTTGCTACAATATTTTCTTCTATTGATTTGATAGTTTTTTCAAGTAGTTCTATACTTTTAGCTGTATTACTTGTTGTTCGGCTACTTGCTGATTCTGATACAATTGATGTTGGCATTACTCGACTACTACGTATACTACGTCTAGACATTCTTGGAAATATTGACATTCTTGGCATTATTGACATTCTTGGCATTTGCGAAGTCATATTTCTAAGTATTCTACTAACAGTCCCTCCTTTTTTTGTTCTCATTATTATTATAATATATAAAAATATATTATAATAATAAATAAATAAATAAATAAAAAAATAAATAAATAAATAAATACCAAATATTTATTTTGGTATAGGGTTTTTAACAACATAGCGTTCTTTAAATTCGCCATTATCAACCGCAGTTTGCGTATATTCTTTTCCTCCCCATTTTGGGTCCATAGGATTTACACTCACCTCTCCACGTTGATAAAACATAGTATCTAAAGGTGTTTCTAAACCTATTGTTTGGTTGTCTCTATCAAACCCCGCTAACATATTTGTGTTAAATTTATTATTATTATCCCGTGTAGCGTCTAAAATTTTGTTGCTTTCAATGAATTCTGTGCTATCCTTATTTAAAGGGTCGCGTTGTATAGAGGGTAGTCCTCCTTGATTTTCAAAGATAGACGGCTTAACTTGTATTAATTCGTTATTTTGCGCGTCTGTAGAATATTGTAAGTATAATATTGGGCAATGTATGTTTTGACTATTTTGCCATTCTATAAATTCACCATATTCTTCTAAACTATTAAATTTTATTGGATTTACCCCTGGAACAATTGCTAATTTTGAATTATATAAATAATAACCCCCGTCTTTTTCAATCAACATATTTGGACATCTAACATTTGAGTGTGTAACTGGCTTAGTAGTATTATTTTCCATTTGTTCGTAATATTTATAAGAGTTTGAGTAATAATATAATCCCAACATAAAAAAAGCAAAAGTAAATATTAGTATTACTTTATTTTCTCTATCTTGTTTTCGAACTTTCGCATACTCTTTAAGAAAATCTATTATTGCCATATTACTATTATTGTATATAATAATATATACAATAATATATTTAATAAAATTATTTAAATATATTATTATATATATAATGGCTCATATTAAATTCGACACTAGCGCTAGTGTAAATAATAAAAAACTGGATAAAGTATTAAGAAATGGGACAACCTTTGTAGGAGCTTTTAGTAAAACTTGTCCTCATTGCGTAAATATGCAGACTGAGTGGAAAAAATTCGTTTCTAGTGTTAAAGAGAAAAAAATGAAGGCTTCTATTTTAGAAATCGACTCTTCTATATTGTCATCTATCAAAAATCCATTAATTAATAATAACATTGAAGGGTTTCCGAGCTTATTTGTTATTAAAAATAATAGATTTGCTGCGCACTATAACCAAGAACGAAAAGCCAACAATTTTTTACAATTTTTAAGTAAATATGTTTCCAAAACACCAATAAATCACAGTCGTCGCAAAGGAAGAAGAGGAAGAAGAAGCTATAAGCCTGTGCTAACAATGAAAAAACGCTATTCTTAATTTCTTAAATTAGGGTTAATACATAACTCCATTGTTGGAAATATGTCCCCCGACATACATTTATTTTTTGAGGAAACTTTAGCACAATTTCTTACATTATTATATTTTCCAATATAGCAATATCCGTGGTCTTGTGAGCTCGTTTGTAATGGAGCTGGGTCTGTTTTTTCCTTTTTGTCTATGCTATTTTTAACTTCATTAGATACTTCACGACTGCGTTCTGCAAGTCTGCGCTCAGCTTTTAATAATGTGCTTTCTTTAGCATTAGTGTCATCTGCTTCTTCTGTGTCATCTACTTCTTGTACAACCTGTTTTGACTTTTTGCTTTCTAGTGAGTTTGTTTTATCTTTAACTATATTTGACTGTAATTCATCTATTGCCGACACAGATGATTTTTCTGCTACTTTTAGAGAACCGCTAAAAAACTGTGAGAAAAAATTTATTAGTGCTCCAAAAAAATTAGTGAGTTCTGCTATTAGCGTTTGTCCTCCTTGTGATATATTTTGTATTGTTGTTTTAACAGTGCTTCCTGTTAATAGTGCTATTATATAAGTAAATGGCGATATTAGTGCTGTTATAATATCTGTGCCTTGTGCTAAATATTTAAAAATATTAAATCCATAAAGTGATAATAATATAATAATTACAAACCAAAACACAAAAGACTTTAAATATTTCATTCTTGAACCTGTCGAAACTTCTTGATTATATAATGAATTGTCACTCATCATATTTTTTAATGGTGTTTGAGATAAATTTTGTAATGTAGATGAGAAATTAGTCCTTGCTTTTTCCATTATATATTATTTTATATAATATTATTTTATTTATTTATTATAATAAACAAAATAATATGAACAAAAAAAACAAAAAAAGTATAAGCAAACTGAAAAAAAGCATACATAAAAAGCAGAAAAAGCAAATAAAGCAAAATAATACAAAGAAGAAAGCAAAGCATAATACAAAGAAGAAAGCAAAGCATATAAAACATAATACAAAGAAGAAAGCAAAGCATATAAAACATAATACAAAGAAGAAAGCAAAGCATATAAAGGATAAAAATCATAAAAATCATAAAAATAATAAAAATAATAAAAAGAAGCCTTCTAGAAAAAATGCAGATAAAAAAGGTATTGAAAAAGTTATTGCTAATAAAACTAAACCTATATTAAATAATTATGATGTTAAAGCAGAAAAAATATTTAAACCATTAGCAAGAATGAGTTATACAACAAGAAAAAGTTCTACACCTAAAGTAGTAAGTAAAAGGCGCTCGTATTCTCCTTCAATAAATAATAAATTGGTAATTCGCTCATTAAAAACACTTCCTCAAATGTCTATCAAATTGTGCGATAGCCTATTACATATAAATATAAACAACACTTGCCTTGCATATAACGATAAAAAGGTTCAGTCTGCATTATTACATAATCTAAAGGCATCTAAACATTTAGATGTAACAAGATTTATACCACCTGTTCAGTTTTTATCTAATTGTTGGTTCAATACAATGTTTGTCACATTTTTCTTCAGCGATAAAGGCAGGAAATTTTTCAGATTTTTCAGAGAGTTAATGATTACAGGTAAAAAAATCGACTCGACTTTAATACCTGAAAAATTCGCTAAAATATTTTTTATATTAAATTTATTTATTGAGGCCTCGTATAATCAAACCACGAAATCCAATATACTATTTGATAAAATAAATTCATTAACAGATAAATTAAATACAAATTACTTTGTTTATCACATATATGCAATTATAAATAAACCTACTAATTCTATAAATCCCGACTTATTGATTAATAATAGTAATAAAATATATGATATACCTAATATTGAAGACCCCGGAAATCCTCTTACGTATTATGAAACAATCTTAAAATATTTGAAATATAATACATTAAAATTATTTAAACATTCAATAACTAAAGTAGTTGCTATTGATGATGTTCTTCAGAGCAAGTTTTTGGCATCAAATACTAATGTTATGCCAATTATACCAATTATACCAGACATTATTATATTAGAAGATTTTAAAAGTGGATCTACATTTAATAATACTATTACTTTAAAAAGCGCGCAGTCTATTAGTTATACATATGTGTTAGATTCGTTAATTATAACAAATAAAGACCATTTTGACCCTGAAGCAAATAGCCATTTTGTTAGTGTATTAACAGTTAATGGTCTAGAATATAAATTTGATGGTAGCAGTTTATCAAAATTGTCGCGTTTTGATTGGAAAAAAATGATAAATGTTGATAAAGATTGGGAGTTTGAAGAGGACCCTAAATATGAACCTGAGCTCTATAACTTTACAAAAGGCTACAAAATTATGTTTTATTATAGAAACTAATAGCTACCCATTATTATTATTATTATTATTATTATTTTAAACTCATTTAAAGATTAAAATAGTATTATTTACATACACTAATATATAAATGTTAACGTGTGCTATTGTAGAAGATTATCTTAAAATGCATAATGGAAAAAATCTCTCGTTAAGAACACTACATAGAGATTTAAAAATCAGCCGTGCTAAGATTATACGTCTTATTAGTAGTTCTAAACATATTGTAGCAGTTAAACCATTAGACGTTGGTTCGCGAGCATATTTTTTACACGTATATACTTATAAAGCCTAATCTAATTAGCATAATTCATTAAACAAGTCCATTTTTTCAATAGATTTTTCCAAATTGGATTTATTTAGATTATTAAATAAATAGTCTGTATTTGGAATTTCCTCGTTTTTTTTAATATCTTTATAAACCGAGTTTATTTTTGAAACAATTACTTGGACTGCTTCTTGGTTTTCAATTATATTGATTGAATAATTCAATTCTTCAATTAATAAAGTAAATGCGAAATATATTATATATTTTCGTTTTTTTTTAACGCTATTATTGTATTTAATTACAAATAAATCAAAGAGATTTTGTATTATTTTATGTTTTAATATGCTTGTGCTAGTGCTACTAATGCTCGTGCTAGTGCTACTAATGCTAGTGCTATTGCTAGTGCTAATATTATATTTTTTATCTGTTATTGACGGGTCGCTATAATAAAATAGTATGTCCCATACAATCCATATTAAGTCGTGTGTATGTCCGTGAGGAGCATATGCTCTATTTTCGCAAATACATTTTCTCTTCTTTTTAGTGCATATATTTTCATATTCTATTAGCCACTCATACCAATAACAAACTTGAATAATATTTTTACTTATTAAATTATAAACCATTTCGTTTATTGGTATAATTAGTTCTTTTGGGTCGTCGTGTTTTAATATAACTTCTGTATAAGTTACATTCGGGGCTTTGAATTTTTCACTCATAGAAGATAGTTCAAATGAATTATTTTTGTCTAAATTTACGTCGCATATAACATTCTTTTTATGTGAATAACATAGCACACATATTAGCTCGCAAAATAATTTACGAATTTTGTCATTGTTTCTCATTTTTATAATATTGTCGCTATAACCATTGTTTAAAATAGCTACAAAATTGTTATAACGCATATTTAAATATAATGTTAATTTTGGATTACCATTATGTATATATTTGTAAGAATAATATAAAATAACATCCCATAAATCCAAAAAATGTCCTGCACATATGAATTCTGCACTCCAATAACACGCATTTTCGATTTTTTCATCATATAAATTTTTAATTAGCTCTAGTCGAGCTTTTGATTTTTGAAACTTTGAAAAAGTTATGTTCTTAAATGATTGTCTATCATCATTTATATAAGATGATTCCATAACTAGCAATACTATTTAATACTTATGAAATACATAAAAAATTTTAATATAATACATAAATTTATATATTATAAAAAAATGTTTAATTATAAAAATGTTTTTTAAAAATTTATGTAATAATTTATGTAATAATAGTTAATAATATAATATTAATAATATAATATTAACAATTAATAATAATGAAGTTTATTTATAAAGCCTATAAAGATTTTGCTAAGTTGCCATTATTGCACAAATTATTTATAATACTTTTAATAATCATAGCTGTTCATTTAGTAAATTATAAACATATTACTTATGAAAACTATGATGATATGACATCAGGAAAAAGATTTGAAAGCAAAATAGACAGCGAAGTTTTTGATTTGTTTTATTCTAAATATTATGATAATATTCACGAAAATAAGGAGCGGGATGTTGCTCAATTAAAAATAATTCTAAATTATGCTAAAAACAAAAAATTTGTTAAATTTTTAGATGTAGGATGTGGAACAGGCTATCACGTAAGTTTATTAGATAAAATGAAATATGATGTTGTTGGTATTGATAAATCTAAAACAATGATAGCAGCAGCAAAATCCAAATATCCAGATTGTAATTTTAATGTTGGAGATATACTCAATAATAATTTATATGATTATAGTTCATTTACACATATAATATGTCTAAATAAAACTATATATTATATTAAAGATAAAGACACCTTTTTCGATAATTGTTCGCTATTATTAACAAGTGACGGTCTATTAATAATACACCTTATAGATAGAGACAAGTTTAAACCATTTATTATTTATAAAAATGACAAAACAGTCCTATATAATCCAGAAAAGCATAATAATGTTATTACAAGAAATTTAATCAAAATTAATTCGAATTTAGAATATGTATGTGAATATGAAAAAAATGAGGATTATGATGCTAATGATGCTAATAATGCTAATAATGCTAATGATGCTAATGATGCTAATAAAACTGCCGAATTAACAAAACTTGACTATTTAAACAACCCATATTCGTATTATAAAGAAACTTTCCAAAATGTTGAAACAAATAGTGTTCGTAAAAACATTATAAACTTATATATGCCAACTATTGAAGAAATAGTAGCTATTGCTAAAGTAAAGGGATTTATTGTAAAAGATAAACAATCACTAGATTCCATTGATCACATCAATGAGTTTTTATTTATTTTTAAAAAAGTTTCATAATATAATATTTTACTTATCTGCGATATTTACTTGCTCGTGCAAAGGAATCTAGTACAAATAATATAAATAATCCCAAAAATAAATATAAAATTAGTTCTTCGGTAATGTGATTAGTTTTCTCATTGTGTTGCTCTTCTAATAAATGTATTATATAATCTAATTTTTTTAATAGTTTATTATTATTATTGTCAAAAATTACAGGACTTTCAATTTGATTGTTGGTGCCAACGTTATAACTTTCATTATAGCTCGCTAAGCTATTTTTTGCTGAATTTAAACTTCCTAATACGTTGGAATTTTCCAAGTTATATAATGCATTAGCATTATTATTTGCATTGCTCAAAAAAGTATTTTGCGGTATATTGTTGCCTGTTTCTCTCATTTTTTGTATTTTAGCTAATTCACTATTTAAACTATCAGTCATTGAAGTGCTAATAGTTTCGTCTATTAAATTAGATTGATAATTTGTACTGTTATAAGAATCATCTTCTTCACTATTATTGTGAATTTGTGACATTAGATTTCCTAAACTTGTTATTTTATTTTTAGTAGCATCATTATTCTTTGTGGTTGCAACATCAAACTCCACGTTTTTCTTTTTTAAAGTTTTATTTAAACCAGATGATGGTTTCTTAGTTAATTTTGTTTCTATTAAATTATTATTTTCAGAATCTAGTAGAGCAGGGCTTAATTGAAACATATTATACTATTATAAAAAAATAAGATTATATTATTTGTAAAAACTACTAAATAAAGTTGTTTAATAAAATATTATAATGTATATAATATGAAAGATTATAATGATTCTAATCTGATATTTTTTAATGCACATACTATCAAATTATACAATAATAAAAATGGAATTATATTGTTTTGTCTAATATTCTTATTTTGGGCATATATTTATGGAAAAGATTGTCCGTGTTCAACTAATACAACTTGTATTAGAAATGAATTCTATGGAGTTCAATTAAATCATTTTATATTATTTATAATACTTGGATTAATATTTCCTTCTTATTTTTATACTTTTCAATGTTTAGGTATTTTATGGGAGTTTGCTGAACATATATTAGATATAAATCCTAATATTGTAAAAAAGTATATAGGGGGATGTTTAAAATATCCACCACGTGGATACAATGAAAAAAACAACCCACATTATAACTATACTGTTTATCGTGGAATTAAAAAACCTCTAAATATTATTGACAAACTATTTAATGTAAAAAATTCAACAATACACGGATGGCATGGTTCAATTGCTGAATTAATTCCTAATTTTTTTGGATTTTTACTCGGACAAAGTATAAATAAAAAATTAATACAAAACAAATACATAATAAGTAAAAAATTAATATGAATTATTATGAATTAATATGAATTTTATTAATATATAATATTTTATAAAAATAATATAATGCTATTATAATATACTATTATGGGTAAAAAATTAAAAAAAAATAATGGTTTTTTAGAAAAATATAGTCCGATTAAGATTCTGAAAAATGTAAGCACAAGTAAAATATTGTTAGGTATATTTATGATTTTTATGAATATTGGTTCAAGATATATTGAGCTAAGATTAACAAATGGACAAGAAATGATACTTAAAAATATAGCCCGTGAAGTCCTTATTTTTACAATTTCTTTTATTGCTACAAAGGACTTATTAACCTCTTTTGCTATAACGGCCGTTTTTATAATTTTAGCAAATTTCGTATTTAATGAAAAATCAAAATATAGCATATTACCGGAGAAATACAAAAAATTAGCCTCAATGATTGATACAAATAAAGATAAAGTAATTTCAGAAGAAGAAGTTAATAAAGCATATGAAATATTAAATAAAGCTCGCGGTCAAATCGATAATTACAAAAAACTAGAAAAAATAGAGGCTTTTAACAATATTAGTAAGTAATATTAGTAAGTAATAATACTAAGTAATAATAGTAAGTAATAACACTAAGTAATAATAGTAAATAATTTATTAATTAATTTAAGTAATTTAATTAATAAATATTAACTATCTATATTAACTATAGATATAATATGGCCGGTATATCAAGAAAAGTATATAAAATAAACATCAAATTAACAAATAATGATGAAAATGAGGAAAAAGAATTTGTTATTACTAATATAACCCAAATATTATTGCAAAATTTTGCTGAGATTTCTAATAATGGATTACCTGTTGATTTAAGTGAAAATAATCATATTTATATGGTGAAAGACAATTATTATATTGATAATGAAATATTAAAAAGTATAAGAGGGTCTAAAGGAGAAAAAAATAAATATGAGTTTAAAAATTTTGCCTCTTCAAAACCAGAACAAATTATAAATGAATTTTATAAACCTATTTTACGTTATACTGATAATACTATTAAAATTAAAGTATTAACACAAATTTTTAATTTTGCACTAGAGTCTATAGAGTATAGCAAGAAATATGCAGATGATTCTGTGGACGAAAAAGAAGATAACATAGAATTATTAAAAGCAAATATAACTGCTATAACTGATATAACTAGCTTACCAACTAATAATGAAAAAATAAATGAAAAAATAAATGAAAAAATAAATACATTATTTGATGACACAGTAAAAATATTAATTGGAAAAAATGTAATGTCTTATTTAAAGTCAGTATATGAAAATACTAATGATAAGACTGCAGATATGCTTGAGTTTCGAACTAATTTAAGCAATATTATGTTAAAAATTAACTCAGGTCCAGAAACAAATATTGATCTTAATAAGTTTGAAACATATCGCTATTTTTTGGACGAGAAAAAAATTGATGCAATTTTTGAAACTATACAAAATAATATAGCATCAGCGTCAAAGAATAGCCAACAAGCAAGTTATGGTAATTATTATAATCGTCCTAACTTGCTCAATACTCCAGAAATGCAGAAGCAAATATTAAAAGAAAATATTAAATATGTGTATCCAGATAAAACAAATATTGAAACATTAGCTGAAAGCGAAGAGCAGGATATATTATTATTTAACAACATTTTATATATTCTAAAAAAAATATATTTGTTGGATACTACAATTATTAGTGTTAAAATTAATGATAAAAATAAAGATATAATAAAGAAATTCTTTATTAAAAATCTTAAATTAGAAGAAACGAATCCCTTTAAGCTAGATAAAATTAAAAGTTTTAGCAATTCCGGGAAAGAGTTTTATAATGCGTTCATAAACTTTAAATGTGATATAAAATATATTAATGAAAATCCATTATTAAAGATTAATTATATAATAGACGACACAGAAATTTTAGACAAAACTAATCATTTAAAAGTCATCGAATTTGAACCAAAGAATTTCAATAAAAATGAAGAATTTAAAAAATATAGTTCAACATATATTTATGATACATTTAATTATAAGCCTAATGAAAGTAAAATAAATAGAATTTTAAATACAGTTAAAATGCAAAAAATTATAAAGACCAAAGAAGAACTATTTTATAACGATATAGCATTAAATGAATTTAATGATTTATTAGATATAAAGTTTGGTCAAGACGACGAAACAAAGATTGGTCCAAATATAGTATATTTTTTAAAAAATATACTAAAGTTGTATAATGGTAAAGAAATTATTCACGCTAATTCTAGTTACTTTGTTTATGATACATTAATTACTAATGATATTAGTAGTAATATTAATACTAGTACTAGTATTAGTAATCCAGTATTAAATTTTTATAGTATTTTTGAAAATAAAAGTATTAAATATAATAATTTAAAAGGTGAAAAAATTCTAAAGAATTTTTCTAAAAGATTGGAGGTATTACAATTAGGAGATAAAACACTTATTAATGACAAATTCGATATTTATAGAGTTGGTTCAAGAGACTATCGAATTACAAGAAATAGTTATTATATTTTTATATTATTTATATGTTACAAAGCAGACGAAAAAGGTAATAAACCGAGTTTGCAAAAGCGTTTAATTGGTGAACTATGTTTAAATAGAGCTAAAATATTGGATAAAGCTTTTTATAACTCAATTTATAGTAAATTCAATATATCTGAAACCTATTTATATAATAAACTTATAAACTTACAAAAACCAAAGCAAACAATAACTGCCAAAAATAAAGACATTCCTCCAAATCAAAATTTAGATGCACGGCCAAATTTTGATGCGCGGCCAAATTTTGATGCGCGGCCAAATTTAGATGCACGGCCAAATTTTGATGAGCAACCACCTTTACAAACAAAAATAAGTGGTGGAAACAAAAATCATACGCGAAAAAAAATTAGAAGAACTTAGGAGAATTTCTTTTTTATTATTCTTTTTATATTCTTTTTATATATATTTATATACAACTATAAAATGGCTAAACACAGGTCTATGAAATCTTTACAAAAGGCTGGTTCTCTCAAAAAACTTTATGTTACATTTGTAAGTTTAGCGTTATTATTTATATTAAGTATAATAGTCCACTTTGCATTTTATAAACAGTTTAGAGAAGGCGCTGAAAATATGCCTGATCAATATATAGAAGTTTCTATTATTTTTTATAAAGACCCAACTAGTGGTGTTGTTGTTGAATCATGTGAGGATATGAGTAATTTTATTAGGTTGCATAATTATTACAAAAGTAGGGAAAATATGTATGTTGGTAAAGATGACAGTAGCAGAATAGCGTCATATAAAATCCCATCTTCATCAATATTAACAGGAGGAGATTATCCTATTGGTGTTCTTTCTGTTGTAAATGCTAGTTACGGAAGACATTATATAACTCATTTTACAAAAATTAGAGATACCAATTTTGTAAATACCTTAACACCATATATAGGTTAAAGAAATTTGTTATAATAGATAAATAATTATTTATTTTTATATATATATATAATTATTTATGACTTTAAAGACGAAGAATAAATCTTCTAATGCGAAGAATAAATCTTCTAATGCGAAGAATAAATCTTCTAATGCGAAGAATAAATCTTCTAATGCATCAATATGTAAAGTATATAAGAGTTGCGCTCACGTTCCTTGTGGTGCTACTATGAATAAATGTACTCCTTCTTATTGTTATCCGAATTCATCAAAAAATTGGAATTATTGTAATATGTCAAATTGGAAATCGCGTCGTTATAAAAAATATAAGTCCTCATGTAGCGATGAAAGTAAGTGCGTATTAGTGAAAACTAAAAAAAATAATAATAGTGTTGATGTGCTTACATTGCATAATAAAATGCCATATATTTGGCGTTTTTTAAAACCAGAAACACGCAAACATATGGTTTTATTAGCAAAAAAGCCCATTAAGCATATAAATATACCCTTTTCTGTTTTTTCGCACACTAAGCCAAACTCTAGGTTTATTAATAATATGACTAAAAAAAATAGAAATCGACTTTATAAATTGCGAAAAAAATATAGAAGTATATGAGTTATATTTTTAGCTAATTAGATAATTAGATAATTAGATAATTAGATAATTAGATAATAAAAATTGATAACATTGGTTAGCTATTAACGCCAACTATTAACTCTAGCTATTAACGTTATTATGCTCGCTACTATTATGCTTGCTAAGTTAAATGATTTAGAATTGGTTAAAGTTATATCAAGACCCTCCAAAGTATGTAAAACTCCGTATGTTGCTGATATAGAGCTTAGCGATGGTTCAATTGTTCAAGCTCATTGCGCTTCGCTAGGTTGTTGTGGGCTATGCGAAAAGGATTGTTATGTTTATGCTTCTCCTATAAAATCTAATTGTGCTCAATCTAAATCGAAGGTTTGTTCTTATAAAATTTATTTGGCGCGTTTTTATGAAGAAAAAGTGATTAATGGCTTAATGGTTATAAATAATCAATTGATTGGTATTGACCCGAAATTAGCTGAAACATTGGTTGAAAATGCATTAACACAAAATTGTTTGAAAACATTGCCTAATATTAAGAGCTATAAGAGAGAAGTTAGTTTGCTTAATTCGCGTTTTGATTTTGCAGGAATAGACGAACAAGGCAAATATTTTGTGTTAGAAGTCAAAAATGTTCCACTTGCTGATTATGCTGATGTGTCAAGCACTGAACGCAAGAAAATGATTAAAAACGGAGATTTTGCTAATATTGCTATTAATCAAAAAATCTCTTATTTTCCAGATGGCTACAGAAAAAAGAAGGAAGCTCTTGTGAGCGAACGCGCATTAAAACATATTAATGAACTGGCTGAAATTAGTGAGTCAAAAATTAGTAGGCCTATTATTTGTTTTGTTGTTCAGCGAACCGATGTTTCTAGTTTTCAAGCCTCGTTATTAGACCCTATTTATAGAGCTGCCTTTACTGACGCTGTAAAGCAAGGTGTAGAAGTTATAGTATTGGTTGTTTCTTGGAATGCTAATGGAGAGGCTAGTTTTGTAAGTTGTGATTTGCCTGTAAATTAATTATTTGCTTAGTAAATATACAACAGGAATTGCACATATCATAGCCATTAAAGGAGCAGAAAACATATTAGAAGACTCCGTTTCTGTCTCTAGTGCTGTTTCTCTCGCAAATTCTTTTTTTTCTATAGATGCTTGCACTGCCTCTTGTGTTGGTGGTCTTATTTCTGCTCCTTGTGTTGGTGCTCCTTGTGTTGGTGGTCTTGTTTCTGGTGGTCTTGTTTCTGCTCCTTGTGTTGGTGGTCTTGTTACTGCTTGTGTTGCTCCTTGTATTGGTGGTCTTGCTTCTGCTCCTTGTGTTGCTCCTTGTGTTGGTGGTCTTGCTACTGGTTGTGTTGGTTGTATTGTTTCTGCTCCTTGTATTGGTGGTCTTGCTTCTGTTTGTGCTGGTGGTGGTTGTGTTGGCGGTCTTGTTTCTGCTCCTTGTGTTGGTGGTCTTGTTTCTTCTATTTGACCTGTTGGTCCTGTTTCTTCTTGTCCTGGTATTATTTCTTCTTGTCTTGATGGTATTATTGCATTTGGTGGTGGAATTATTGCATTTGGTGGTGGAATTATTGCATTTGGTGATGGTATTATTGCATTTGGTGGTGGAATTATTGCATTTGGTGGTGGAATTATTGCATTTGGTGGTGGTATTATTGCATTTGGTGGTGGAATTATTGCATTTGGTGGTGGAATTATTGCATCGTCTGATTCTTCGTCTGATTCTTCGACTATTAGTATTAGTTCCTCGTCTGATTCTTCATCTGATTCTTCTGGTTCTTCTAAGTCTAAATCAATCTTTTTTCGAGCTCTTGTGCGTACTCCAATAGTTAGAGGAGCACTAACTGCTGTTCTCGATTTTAATTCTATTAATATAGGCAAATGGTCTGATGATGGAAATAAGTGCTCTGATTTTGGTATATAATTATTTTTTTCTATGGCTAAACTTGAATTAACTAAAATATAATCTCCAATATAAGGTGGATTAGTGTTTTCCCTCTCTCTACAACATGTCTTCGGTGGTTCAGGCTCACATTTTACTAGTATATCTTTTAAAATAGGTATATTTGTATGCTTAAAAGGGTATAAGCCTTGCCAATAATTCATTAAACCTTGATCGTTAAAATCACCAGCAACAATTACATTATAATTAGTCTTGCTCCATCGAGGTTGAATACGCTTTTTTAACTGTTCGGCGTGTTTTTGTTCAGTCTTAGTAATCTCAAAAAATTTATGAAATCTGCTTGATAATTGACGTTCAAGGTCGTCTTTAGTTACACCAACTGCATTATGTAAATTAATGAATATATAAAACTCCAAAGTTATTCTATGTTGTAAATATATAATATGATAAGGGCGACCTCTCTTAGCATTATGAATAATAGTATAACTAACAACAGCTTTTGCTTCATATTTATTTTTATTATAAAATGTAACTAAATCAGACGAAGAACCTATTCTATGATGAACATAACCCATAGCCTGTAATTTCTTAGACTGGTTATAAATTTGTTCCCATTTTGCTGCTTCTTGTATAGCAATAAAATCATAGTCAATAATAAGACTATCTATTAATTTGCTAACATTAGTCGAACACTCATTTAACTTAGTTATACGATTAAATTTTGTTCTTGCACAGACTGCTCCTAAAATAGGTGCACTACCTTTTGCTTCTCCTTTCATCGCTTGCCAACATATATTCCAAGATAAAACCTTTATACTATTATTTCCTCCTTCTTGTTTCAACTTGTTTTTATTTTTAAAAGTTTTTTTTAAAGTTCTATTCATATATAAACTTACATAATGTTTATATTTTAAAATACAAACTTTAACAAAAATATTTAAATAGTACTTGGTAAAATAGTATAATCAATATTTTTTATATGTATAGCATATTATTATATGCATTAGCTTATAGTTTGCCTGCCTTACATAAAGTATATAGTGGTTGTCTTATTATTCCATTAATAGGAAAACAAAATATAGAATTTGAGAGATTAAAAGAAAATACTTCGCGTGTTAGATTATATGGACTAATAAATTGCAACGGATTAGTTTATAATGCTAATACTAAAGACGAAACACCTATGAACTATGAATTAGACCCTTATTTAAAAAATATTATGACTAAATATAGATGTACTATTGATGCGCCTTATTATGATGTAAATAATGATACCATTTTATTTGTATTAAAAATAAATATGCTTGGATTAACCAAAAGTATTAAATTACATAATACTAAGTAAGAAAATTCGTTATTTGTAAATTAATTATATATACATTTATATAATTAATGTCAACTATACTAGAAGATTATGGAAACGAAACTGTATTAAACTTCATACAAGGTAGGATAAAGAATAATAACAATGTAGAAAAAGATATATTGGACAAAATAAATTATGTAGAGGATAAACTTAACACAGAGGATATTATTGAAGGCAATATTATAGAGGATCGTTCATCTCAAGGATTTTATTATGAACGGTTATGGGATATATGTATTAAATTTGGTGCTACAGAATTAACTCTTCCAAGTATTAAGGACAAACTACAAACAAGGCATATTATAGGTATAAATCCTAATAAGGATAATATTCCTATTGAAAATAGTAATTGTTGGGATAATAATAAATTAAATAAAGCGCCAGGAGGGTATTTAAGTGAAAAAGTACGAAGCGGTAATAGTGGTGGATATTCAGATATAACCTTTGTAAATCAAAAATATGATATTAATGGCGCTAAAATTGGAGAAGAAGAATTATATTTTATTTCTGTAAAATATTTTAAAGATGAAAAAGAAATAGCTAAATATGATATCGGTAAATTATGTGCTTTAGTAGAAAAACATAAAGCAACAAATAGAACTATAAAAATATTTATTTTTGTTAAAAATAAACAAAATGCAATTAAAAAGTTTGAAGCGCAAAATTCTTCAAGTAATATTTTAATAAAATATATTAATCCCGATGGTAAATATGAACATATTTATGATTTAACTGATTTACAAAACGCATATTTTAAACTAAAGAAAATATTAGAGCAATTTAATTATTTAGAATCCACTAAGTATATTGATTATATTTCAAAATTTGAAAAAGATTATTTGAAAGTATTAAAAGAGGTTTTTATACCAAGATTTCATCAAAAATTATTTGTAGGTAAAATAGATACACTTATTAAAGATGGTGAAAAAAATATATTAGTCGGTGCAATACCCCGCTCTGGCAAATCATTTGTAATGGCAGGAACAATATTAGAATATATAAAAAGTCATGAACCATTACAACCAAATAAAAAATTTAGATTTTTATTAATGACACCCGCACCAAATGAGACATTTGGAGAATATGAAGCCATTTTTAATAAATATATTGAGTTTAATGGAATAGATGTTGTTACATATAAAGATGAAATTAATATTAAAGAAATATGCAAAAATAATACTAACCATTGCATTATAATCATATCAAAGCAAAAACTTGGGTGGTCTGCTGGAAGTAAAGGCGAAGAATTATTAGCAAAAGGAGACGTACAACAAGAGAAAGACGAAGCAGAAGATGAAGCAGAAGATGAAGCAGAAGATGAAGTAGAAGATACAAAAGATATTAAAACAATTAAGCAACGTGTAAACAAATTGTTTGGAACAAATCCTAATATTGATGTTATGTTTTTAGATGAAGCTCATTTTGGTATGAGCACAACAAAAGCAAAAAATATTGTTGAACTATTACATAGCACAATTGCTAGCACAGTTAAGATATATGTTACAGCAACATATAATAAGCCATTGCAAGCATATGGTGTAGCTAAGAATTGTATAATTACCTGGAGTTTGAATGATATTCATATAATGAAAACACTTAGCGTAGACACAATAAATAATAATGCCATACGCGAGCAATTTGGTGAAAAAATTTATGAAAATGCATTAGAATATTTTGGAGATAAAACGGGATTAACTCTTGTTAGTAAATTTCAAAAAGATTATTCTATTTTTCCAAAACCATATTTTATTACATCGTTATGGGATAAAGAATTTTTGAGTATTGAAAAAGAAAAAATCGAAGGTAGTCAATTTGATTGGAATATGAATACATTATTTGATACAAACGGAGATAGCACTACTTTCGCAAATGACGAACAAATGAAAGAAATGATGCGTTATTATTTTGGTTATCCAGATAAAGAGAAATCTTATATTGACCAAACTTTTTATAGAAAAAGAGGCATAATACCACGTATTCAAAATATATGTTTGAATAAATGTAGGACATTACAACAACAACATAATACTAGTCAATTATGGTTTTTACCCGTAGGAACTAGTAAAATTAAAAATAAAGTTGTAGCACTAATTAATTTATTATCAGCAAATGAGTTTAAAGATATTAAGAACAAATATCATTTTTTTATAGCAATTGATATTGAAGATAAAACAAAAGCAGGAAAAACGATTGATGGGGTTACGTATATGAACAATCCACATAACATCAAAGCAGATATAGAAAAAGTAGAAAAAGATATAAAAGCCGGAAAAGTAAAACAAGACAATTTAATTATTTTAACAGGACAAAGGCTACAGCTTGGAATATCACTACGTAATGTTGATATTGTTACATTGTGGAATTCTACTTCTAGTAGTGACGCTATTTTTCAAATGCTTTTTAGATCTATGACAGAAGTTGATGGATTAACTTGCGAAGAGAATGAATATTGTCTTACGAAAAGATTTGGATTTATGGTTGATATGAACCCTCAAAGAGCATTACTAAACGTAAATTTATTTGACACAAATATATCCAAAAATAAAGATATTGATAGCACGCAAAAATATCGTCTAATTACAGATTTAATAAATATTGATGAAGATGTATTATATGATAAATATGGCGATGATGAAAAAAGCAGAAATGAATTTGTAAAAGAATTGTTTAATAAATTATACGCATCATGGAATATAAATGTAGAAAATATTAAAAAAGTTATTACTGCATTTACATTTGATATGATAAAATTAGAAGCACTAAAACCTGTATTTCAACAAATAAATATAGGAAAAAATAGAAAAAAAAATGATGAAATAGATATAAAAAAGGACGATGAAATGTTTACTCCTGGTAAAAAGAAGGAAAAAATTGGAGAAATAAAGATAAAAGAGGACGAAAAGACCATTGAAAAAAAAGAAATTAATTTACAAGAAATTGCGGCAGAAATAATCACTGAATTTATATCGCTATTGAATATTTTTACACTTTATGTGGATAATGGTGCTCAATGTATTTTAACTGATAGTTCCAAATCAAACGCACAAATTACTTTAATAGATGATATTTATATTCTAAAAAATGAGGTTTTTAAAAATGAAGAAATTAAAGATAATTTTTTGAAAATATTAAATGGACGATTATCTGGAAATGCAGATGAACCTTATCCAGAAAAAGTAATTGAAGATGTATTGGATGCTATGCTTAGTTTAGATGATAAATTAATTATGAATAAAATAATTTTGTCACAAAAGAAACATTATTATACAATAAACGAACCTACTGAATTATTAAAGTATATTGATAGTCAGTTAAAACCAAAGGAGAAGGAAAAAAAAGAAAACGGGGAAGTATTTACACCTTTAACATTAGTAAATGAAATGTTGTCTAAGTTAGATGATGCATATATAAAGGAACATGGAAAAAGTATATTTACAGAAATTGGGTTTAAGTGGTTTGACCCAGCGGTGGGTATTGGAAACTTCCCTATTATACTTTATCAATACTTAATGAAAGGACTTGTCGAAAGTATAAAAGACGAAGAAGAACGAAGAAAGCATATTTTGGAACAAATGATATATGCATCTGAACTTACACCAAAAAATGTTTTTATTTATAAAAAAATATTTTGTGGGGACAAATACAAGTTAAATATTTATGAAGGCGATACTTTGAAAATGGATATTATGAAAATATGGGGATTACAAGTGAATAGTTTTGATGTTATATTAGGAAATCCACCATACAATAAAGGAGGCATTCGTTCTCATACTGGAAAGCAATTACTGGAAGGAGAAAAGAGTGAAACTATCTGGACGAAGTTTATTGAAAAATCATTTGAGTGGTTGAAACCAAATGGTTTTTTAGTATTTATTAATCCGTTGAGTTGGTTGAAGAAAAGTCACTCACTACATAACAAAATGTTAGATAAACATATTATTTGGTTGAAATTGTGGGATAATTCACAATCAAAAGAAATTATAAATGCAGATATTCCAATTTCGTTGTATGTATTACAAAACACATTCAATGGACAAAACAAAAAGACAGAGATTACATCAATATTAAAACGACGAGGTCTAACAACAACATCAACTGAATACCTCAATCCAAAATATTCTATTCCATTGGCATATCATAGTATATTTAATAAGTTAATAATTTTTATTGAAACGAAAAATATACAATTAGAATACAAAACAAAAACAATAAAATCATCTGGAACAAAGACTAAAATTCCAATTTACTATACATTAGAAGATAATTGGGCAGTTGATACATATACCATCAAGGAAGGGTTAATGGTTAAAAAGGCAATTGAACAACATCCAGACGCAAATAAACGCAAACTTATTATTTCGAACAAAGCAAGTTTTACTGGTGCATTTATCGATGAAGGAAGAATAAGTTTGACTGGAAATCACAAGTTTTATATTTTAGGCAATAATTTAGAAGTCGTGAAAAAAATATTGGGTTTTAAAATTATTAATATCATAGGGCATTACACAAAATATGGACAAGACTTTTTAGATAATGAAGCATTTACATATATTCCAGACATTCGTAAATTAGGAATTATAGATATAACAGAAGATGATTTTTACAAGTTAATAGGATTAACATTTGAAGAAATTAACCAAATTAAAAATCCTTTAACTAAAGAATTTTTAGATGAAGAAGTAGATAAAAAAATAGAATTAATGCCATCTACTAGCTTAGATAAAATATATAACCCTTTTACAAACCGACATATAAAAAATACACCATCAAATCAAAAAAAAATAGAACAATTATCGTTAAAGAAAACAGCAGGAAAAGGAGGAAAAAATAAGAAAACAAGAAATAAAAAATCACAGAAACAAAAATACAAGAAATCAAGAAGTAATAAAACTAGAAGTAAGAAAACAAGAAAATTTAAGCATAAAAACTAAGTTAATTTGCACTGCTAGTAACATTATTAATCATATTATAATTATAATAACTATGAACTATTATGTGTGCAATTATTGGCCCAACATACCATAATTCGCCAAAAATGCTATTTAGTTTGCTATCCAAATTAGCATTTAAAAAGGGAATAGCTATTAAGCTTGTTCCAATACCTATTATAAATTGCTGTGTGACTCGTAATTTCCTTTTATAAATATTAAAATAATGTCTAGGAGTATGGACTAGCGTTAAATAGCATTTACTTAGCAATGGCCATTTAAGCCATGCTAAGTGAAATAGCGAGCTCCAAGAATATTTATAAAGTTTGTTTCTAATATTAAAGTCATCAGCAATATGATAAATAGAAAACACGATTAATAGCGTTACTCGTTTAAAGTAGGAGCAATAATATATACATAAACAACTTAAAAAATTACTTGCTAATGTTGCATATGGGCTAACTATTAGGCTGGTTGCTCCGTGGCCAAATGTCGGAATTAATAGCGGGTATTTTATTAACATCATCATTATTATTAGTAATATTATATGTATTATTATTAATAATATTATTATACATAAAAAAATGTTATTGGGCGACAATAACATTAAAAAACAACTTAAAGACAAGTCGCAAAACTATAATTTACACAACATCTCGGCATTCTCCGCAAGAAACTTATCAACCAATTCGTCGGGCAATTCTCTAAAATCCACTAATTTTTTATTTAGCTCATATTTTTCATAAGCATTTTCCTTTTTTAGCGCTTCTAAAAACAATTCATTGTTTTCATAATATTTCTCACACGTCTTTGGACCGCATTTTTTAAAAATGGGATTAATATTGTCGGATTTATCACCTAATACAATTTTATAAAACAAATTTTTTTGTGGTTCGCTAAATACTTTGCTGCCTTCTTTCAAATATTTGTTTTGAAAATTCACAATTTCAGTGTTCTCATCTAAAAGTTGCAAATAATCGTGGTCGTTTGCAATTATGTATATTTGCGCATCTACATATTTATTGCGAATATAGTTTTTAGTAAGAGCAATAATATCATCGGCTTCCAAATTAGGAAACTGGACTACACTATTTACACCGGCCTCATATAAAAGCTTATATGCGTCTTGATAAATATGCTTGAAAAACGGGCCTCCGCCAAATTCATCGCCTTTGTCACGTGTGCCTTTGTATTCGGAATATAGTGTATTTCTCCAAATGTCTTTGCGAGGACAATCGCGCGCTGCAATTATTGTTGTCGTTTTTTTATGTATTTTTTGCTTCTTTTTAAAGCCTGCTAACGATTCACTAAATGTTTTCATAAACTTTTCCACAAACTCTTCATTTTCGTATGGGTTATTTAATGGTGTTTCTGGATTTGAGTGCCCCCACCACTGAACAATGGCGAAATATCTGTAAAATATCCAATAACTCGTATCCACTAATATAAATATTTTTGGCTCTTGTGCTTGCTCTTGCGCCTGTGCTTTTGCCTTTGCCATATTATTAATAATTAGTATATAATATAATATTTATATAGTATCAATTTTTATTGTATATTTATTAATATATACAAATTATTTAAAGTTATGTAACTATGCTTATTAGACGTTATATATGAGTGTGGAATACACGTATAAAAATAATATTCTTGTTGTATGTAATGTTATTAATGTGATTTATCATTTTCCTCAAATTATAAAAACATATAAAACAAAATCGGTAAAAGACTTTGACCCATATTACTTGTTTTTAGGTAATCTTCATAGTTTTTGTTGGGTATTGTATAGCATTGAGGATAATAATAGTTTAATGATATTCAATAGTTGTGTTACGATGTTTTCTATTTCTTTTGTTAGTTATTATAAAATTTATTCTTGCATTAGTGACTATTATAAGAAAAAACAATTAGCTAATGTAGTTGCTGTTAATAGTGATAAGGAAATCAATATTATTACTGTTACTAGTGATAATGCAGTAGCTAATTAATAGCTTATATATTTAAAAATTGAATTTTTATTACAAAAATTACTATATTATATTATTAAATACTAATAAATATTAATATAATATGACAGCAAAACACGATTTAGGACAATATTATACAACACATATTGAACTTAAAGAAAAAGTGTTTGAATTTATATTAAATAGTCCTTCTAATATATTAGAACCCTCAATTGGTCGCGGAGACTTAATATCATTTATTAATATTAGGCTACCTAATATAACATTTGATATGTATGAAATAGATAATAATATCCACTTGTTAGATAATATAGAAAAAACTAATGTTATTTATGGAGATTTTATGACACAACATATAACAAAAACATACAAAACAATAATAGGAAATCCTCCTTATGTTAGAACTAAAAAGGGGAATTTATATATTGATTTTACAGAAAAATGTTATAATTTACTTGACATTAATGGCGAGTTAATATTTATTGTTCCGTCTGATTTTCTTAAATTAACAAGTGCTTCAAAATTATTAAATAACATGATGACACAAGGCACATTTACTCATATTTATCACCCGCATAATGAAAAAATGTTTGCAAATGCGTCTATTGATGTTATTATATTTAGATATTGCAAAAATAGTTCAATTGAGAAAAAAGTGTTATATAATGATAAGCTATTATATATTACAAACAGCAACGGATTAATTACTTTTGATGAAAAACTAAATAGTAATAGTGTTTTATTTCAAGACTATTTCGATATTTATGTTGGTCTTGTTAGTGGAAAAGAAGATGTTTATAAAAATGAAGAACTCGGCAATATTGAACTATTAAATGGTCATAATAAAGTTGAAAAATATATTTATATTGAAAATTATCCCTGTGAAGATGCAAAAATTAATGAATATTTATTACAGCACAAAAATGAGCTTATTACGCGAGGAATACGAAAATTTACTGAAAAGAATTGGTTTGAATGGGGAGCACCAAGAAATATAGGTGCTATAAATAGTAATAAAACCAAAGATTGTATTTACATATACAATTTAACGCGAAAATCTGATGTCTCATTTTTAGGTAAAGTTAGTTATTTTGGCGGTGGATTAATAATGCTTAAACCGAAAAAAATGTGCGATTTAAATAAGATTGTAGCATATATAAATAGTAATACTTTCAAAGCTAATTTTATGTTTTCTGGAAGATTTAAAATAGGCCATAGACAAATATGTAATTCATATATTCCAAATGACTATTTATAATTTTAAAGTTCTTATATTTGACATAAATGTTTCCTTCCAACTAGGTTTAGGTTTTTGCAAGCAATCAATGAACTGTGTTATTTTTTTTACTATGTTTTCATATTTATAGGTCTTATTGTTATTCCAACAAACTTGAAATGGCAAATTATTTATATTTGGTGTTAATAGTGTCAATCCTTTTACACTATTAACAATTATAATACTTGAATCTGTTTTATTTAATACTATGAAATAATAATCTTTTTTACTAATAAAGTTATATTCTTTATTTTTTAATTTATTGACAAGTATGTTACTCATTTTGCCATTGTCATAAGATTTATTACTATGAATATCCAATACTTCATTTGTATAAGCATATACACACATCGCTAAATTACCTGTATTGTCGTTTGTTAATGTTGTTGTTGTTTTTATATTGATTGGAATCCATCCATACATATAATCATATGCTAAAATGTCATACCAATGTCTCTTTTCAGGTATCTTAATTCTTGCACCAAACTTTATGCTAAGTAATTTGACTACTTCAACTTCATCTAAACAACTATTTATTCTACCGTCTTCATTTTGACTTGAAAATTGAAATGCTTGTAGCTTTAAATAATTTTGAATTTTATACATAATTAGAGGTAAGCGTTTTAATCTAAAGCTGGTTCCTCTAAACCATGCTTGTATCTTGATTATTGCGACATTTAAATCCATTTTGTTATTACTTAAATAATTAAATAATAAAAAAATTTAATATCAATTTAATCTCAATTTTAAATGACTATTAAATCATTCTTCTTTTATATAGCTATTATTGCATAGTTTTTTAATTATTTTTTCCTCATTGTTATCCTTAGTGTTTGCTATTGCGACTAATGTATGAGTATAATAATTTTGTTTATACTCATTATTTTGAAAATCCGGATTTTCTTTTGTCCATTTACTTAATGCACAAAATTGCTTTGTTGATACATCTTTTATTGCTTTTCTGATTTTTTCTTTATTAATATCCTTTTCCCAATTGTCATCGTCTTTAATATATAATGATTCGCGTTTTAAGTCAGTGCAATGTATCGGTCGCTGATATAATCCTAATTTACTCATATTTTCAATTATTACATTACTTAGCCCATTAACTAGCCCGTTTTGCTTCGTATAATCTAGCTGTTGCAAGCTAACTTGAATAGATTTTATAAAATCGCTCATATTTATAGCGTCTTTACAACGCTCATTTAGAAAAACCTGAATATTAAATTTGTTATTATTATTGTTATTTGTTATAAAATTGTTATTTCCTAATTTCGGCAACATTTCACTTATTTGATTTTGTTGCTTCATCATGTGATCTTGTTGCTTTATAATAATCTCTCTCATGTCTTTATTATCATTCAGCAAATTAATGATCAAGTCATTTGTTAAGTCATTTGCTAGAGCTAACTCGTTATTTGAACTGTCCATAATAGTTGCATTTTGCAAAAAATTACATTTTTTTTTATGAGCATAAAGCCCTTGTCTGCTTTTATACTTTTTTCCACAATTACAAATGATTTCTGCTAAAAGTTCGGATTTTTTCACACTAGCTGTCAACAAAATGTCAACGTTTGTATTGTTTTTATGTTTTGCTGTAGCAATATGTTTGTTATAATCTTTTTTGTCACACGTAGAATAGTTACAATTTATACATACAAATTCTGAGCGGATTTTTGCGGATTTTTTTGTCAACATTTGTCAATAATAATTTAATAGCTATATATTTAATATATATTTTATATAATTTTTCCGGATTTTTTCGGATTTTTTCGGATTTTTTGTAAACAAATGTAAAATTTATGTCAACAGTTTAATGAAGAAAATGTGCAATATATCACATTTTAGCATAATTCTTCATTAAATTAGAAGAATTTGCGCGCTTTTTTGCACTTTTTGTGTTTTTCATTTAAAGTTTTATGAGCATATATGATGCCAAAAAAAACCGGATTTTTGCGGATAATTCCGGACAATTTTGTCAACAAATGTCAACAAATGTCAACAACCTTTTTTTTAGAAAAGGCGAAAAAAAATTATGGTAAGGCGTTTTTTGCAGTTAAAAATTTAGGATTTGCACCTTTAGCGTCTGGTTTTATTTTAAAAATGCAAATTTTCTTTTTTTTCTATAAAGGGTTAGGGTTTTCAAAATTGGACATTTATAAATGTCCATTTTCCAAAAAATCGTCAAATTTATTTTTGCAAAAAAAAACACATAATATTTATTATAAAGTTACAAGACCATAATGCATAAGGTTTTTAAAAGAAGGGATTTATGCACTTTTTATATGCCCTTAGCCCCCCACCAGCAAGGATTCAAATGTTTATTAGTTCATTAAAATAATTCAGTTCTTTTATAACTTTTTCAACACACGCATTAACATCGCTTGACAATAGCGTTATAAAACTATATGTTGTATGTAGGCTTAATATAACTCTGTTAAATTCACGTGTAAAATTCAAATCATAGTTGTAAAATAATGTGCCTAGTTTATTTACTAATGCTTGATTTGATATACTATGGTTGGCATACAACTCCAAACAATTAATAGTTTCATTATATAATACTTGTTTTATATTATGATTATAAGTGTTAAATAACTCCTTTTCTTCTATAAAATTATTGATTAAATATTCAATAGAGCTATAATCGTTATTATAAAACATATTGTTAAAAAAAATGTAATAAGCGTTTTGACTTTCCTTAGTTGGAAATGTGCATAGCCCAAAATCTATTAAACCTAACATATATTTTGGGGTTGTTTCTGTTTCAGTTTCATTGTTTGAAACGTCGCATACATCATTTATGTAAAAGAAAACATTACCACAATGCAGGTCACAGTGAATAACCGAATGGTATAAAATGCCCAATATATTAAATTTGTTTAATAAATATGCGAATTCTTCTTTTATTGATGGATCCATAGTTGCAATATCTTTCAATTTTAGCCCATTTATATTTTCCATAACCATTAATTCGGGATATTTTTCAGTAATCATTTTATAAACTTTTGGAAACCTGTATTCTTTATTATTTTTATATTTTTTGGAAAATAGTTCTAGCGAATCGACTTCTTTAATAAAATTCATTTGATTTAATAAAATCTCTCTATTGTCTAAAAGTAATTTTGTTATTTTGAGATATTTTATATATGGAATATATTTGCATATATACGATACATATAACAGCTCATCAAACACATTTGTAAATTTATTTAAAATGTTTTGCTTTAACATTTTAACAATTACTTGGTTATTAGAGCAATCACGTGCGTCAAATATTAATCCTACTATGCCACTATTTATAGGAATAGCATTGTTTAATGTTATGCAATATTCGCATTGTAATTTATTTAGTAAATCATAATTAATATCACTAATGCTATAAGGAACATTATCAGTATATTTTATTAAAAAATCCTGCTCATCAGAATATAATAAATCTTTATTTAAACATAATGCTTGAAATAATTTAACATATACAATATTTTCATATTCTAGCCTTTGTGCTAGTGCTTTAATTAATTCTAATCTATGTGTAGGTATTTTATATACATTATTTATTGATTTAATTATAATGTAGTTAATAAATTCGTAAATAATAATACTAACTAATTTTGCAATTCTTAGACTTATAATTAGCGGTCTAATAAATATCATAATTATTAATTTAATAGTATATTAAGTATTAAGTATTTATATATAATAATTACTTAATACTTTTTTCCGTATTATTTTGTCAAATTCAAATTTTCTATGAATTCAAATTTTCTATGAATTCAAATTTTCTATGAATTCAAATTTTCTATGAATTCAAATTTTCTATGAATAATTTAACATTATGAAACATCTTTTTAAACATTAATCCTATAATATTACTCATATAATTAGGTATATCATCTGTCATTGTTATTTGAAAATCTACAGAAAATTTAAGATTAACAATATTTTCATTATTTTCATTACTTAAAGTAATAATGGTTTTTCCAAAGTTAAACGTTAATGCTTCATAATTGTTATTATCTAAATGTAATGTTTTTAAATAATCTTCTATTAAGTCTTTATGTTCATATATTAAATCCTTATTATAATAAGTAATACTATTATTCAACTTATTCAAATATTTTGTAGATCTAAATAAAATATATTTTTTCTTAATACCAACTTCCTTTGCAATTTGTTTCATTACTATGCATATATCCGTTTCTAAACTATCTACACTATCTAGACTATTTAATATATGAATCTTTTCAATTAAGTCTACATTTACCTTTTCAAGTAAATTATACAATTGTGTGGTCAAAAGTAAATCGCTATTTACTTTAGTTGTATCCAAATTATTTAACTCAAATTGTAAATTAAATACACTAGCATTTGATAAAGGCATTCTTATTTCGCTTAATAAAATATTTCCTTTATTACATAGCATTTTAGGTTGAAACTGATTTTCCTCACAATATTTCATTATAACTTTAGTTATGATTATATATTTAAATATAATTTAAATATAATTTTAACTTATTAATAAGATATTATTTAAAAATAATAATATTTAAAAATTATTTAAAAATAATGTTATAATATATTTAATTATAATATTTTATAATATAATGGTATTAATGTACACTATTGCTGTTATTAAAGATAGGACAACCATTTATAAGAAAGTGCCCTATGATTGCTTGTCTTATAAACAAAAATTGCATAATGGCATTCTTAAATATAATACTAATACTAATACTAAAAGCCCGACCATTAAAGTAAAACCGATTGAATTGAAAACAGATATTTAAACTTTTAAATATCCTAATAAATCAATTAATGATTTGGTTTTCGGAATTAATGGCTTTTGTTTAATTTTTCTTGCTCTCAATTTATGTATAAACCAAGTATGTGGATTATTCATTGTTGGGTCAATTTGTAAATTTATACTAATAACTTGCGACCTACAATAGTTGCTACAACACAAACAATCAAAGCCAAAATATAAAGTGCAGGTTTCAGCTATTTGCTTATTACAAAAATCACAAGTAAATTCCATATATTAGCGCCTTAGTTTTAAATATATTTATAAAATTATTTTAAATATATTTAATATTCTTTTTTTATTCTCTCTTTTTTAAGATATAGGGCTTCAAATATCTAAACTCACAATATTTTTGTCACTCCTTTGCTTACGTTTAGATTTAGTAGGGATTTTACCGCTCATCAAATCTTTTAAGTCTTCAACACTAATTGTGCTCGCCTCATTGTTCTTAGTTTCATTTACATCTATTTGTTTGGTCTTTAGTCCGCTTAATAATGAGGCAATATTTTGGTTCGATTGTGGCACTGTTGAGGGCCCTTTCATTTCGGGGCGTTTTATACGTTCTTCGTCATATGGATTGCCCTCATTATTGCCCAAACTAGAACCCCGTGCTGTGTTAATGTCGGGGCGATTTACAATATTAGGCATTCGTTGGCTGCGGTCCGGCAATTTTGTTTCAATAGGTGCAGGCGGAGGCCCAGAATTTATATTTGGAGGCATTGAAGCTCCAAAGCCGGGATTAGCCCCACTTCCACCATTATTAAATAGTCCATTCATAAATCCGCCTAGACCCGGTTTTGTTTGTCCCATAGTATTAACCGCCGCTTGAGTAAATTGCCTCATTAGCTCCGGATTTTGACGCATAATATCATCCATACCAGGCATAGAAGATTTGAACAACGTATTTGACATATGAACCATCATAGCAGAACCGCCTAGCTGAAATAATAATTTTAACTCGGGAGACATTTTAGCTTTTGATTTATATTTTTCGTGCAATTCAGCAAAAATATCATCATATTCGTCAATATTCTCATTTATTTGCTCACCCCAGCCATCTAATTTAATGTCAAAAGGGTCGAATTTAGTATTTAAAAATTCTAAACCAGTAATACACGCCATCATCATTTTTCCTTGAAATTTAATAGCATTTGTTCTCTCTTTTTCCGCAATAATAGTTTCATATTCACCTATCATTTCATTTAAATCAGAGTCCATATTGTAACGCTTGCTCAATGAGACGCCTTTCTTTTCTAATTCATCTAGCTTTCGCAAATATTTGAATTTTTCTTTTAATTCCTCTTCTTTTGTTAATTCGGGTTTTTGCTGTGTTTTGTCCAAATTAACAGGAATATTATTAAATTTGCCAAAACCATCCCACGTTTTATTTTCATTCATATTTGCTGTAGATTTTCCAAGGTTTATATTATCGGTGTCGTTGTTCTTTGTAACAGGCTTAATATGAGCACCGTTATTTTTGGAACCACCAAAAAGGTCACCAAAAATAGATTTTTTCTGCGCACTTCCGGAGCCGGACTCTTGCTTATATTTAATTTCTTTACTTGTGCTAGCATTGTCTGCACTAGCACTAGCACTAGCACTAGCACTCTCATTGCCAAAATTTGCACTGCTAGCACTTGCTTTAGTCGATTGATGATAGTCAGTAGTATCAGAGAGCTCATTTAATTCATTTTCTAAATTTGTGATGTCTTCAATGTCAATAGAAGATGAGAACTTTTTATCACCTTTATTTTTTTCATTCATCAATAATTCTATGCCACCTCCAAAATTAGCAGATTTTCTAGTTGAACTAAGTTCTTCAATGCGGTCTTCGTAAGGTTCGCTAATTTTAAATTCAGGCAATTGAATATCTTCTATGTTTAAAAAATCGGGCTCAATTTCAACAATATTCATGTAATCTATTATGTTTTAAATAGAAGATTAATTTTTAAATACTCCGCAATATATAATATATATTGTATTATATATATTGTATTAGCTATAATTATAGTTTAATGCTTTCTTGTTTATTATCCAAATAATAAATTCCTTGAAGCAAGCAATCCGCTAAATCGTCTTTCTTTGAATGCTTGGTAAAATAAGTAAGTTCAGGCAACATATTTTTGTTTTCCAATAATTGTTTTGTATATAGTATGCTTAGTTTTTTTCTCTCGTTATAGGAAATCTTTTTATCTTTATCTAGTTCTTTATCTTTATTTAAAAAGGCTTTTAATTTATTTGTTGCAGAAATGAATACTATATTATGGTTGTTACAATCAATAAAATATTGAGAAATCATACCTTGTAGCGACTTCATTCTATTAGCAATAGGACTAATTTGATTTTCGATTATAATTTGGTCTATACTAGTAAGGTCGTAACTATTAAACAGTTCATTGAGTTCGTTTTTAAGACTTATACCCAAATCGATGAGATTTACATTATTAGCATTTATTGTTTCAATAGCCTCAAAGCATGTAGTGTTTGCATATTCTTCTATTGTTTTTATTAAGCTAGATTTATTTATAGGTTTTTCTACTTTTAAATCGTATTTTTCTAGTAATGTTGAGAGATTTGCTAGTGACTGTTTATGTAATGTTTTTATATTACATAGAGGTAAGCTATATTCGGTCTTCTTTGTGTGATTTTTGCAGTAAAAAGTATCATTTTTATGAAAACAAGCCTGTTTAGAGCACGTATTAGTTGAGCATGGAATAAACTTATTGCACAGATTTATAACATCCCATTTAATAATAGTAAAATCTTGCGAACCAGTTACAATAGTATTCGCACTAGTATTAGCATTCGCATTCGCATTAGCATTAGCATTCGCACTAGTAACCTCTAAAATAGCATAAGCCAAATTTTTAATACCAATATCAATACTTAAAATTTTCATAGTATTATTATATTAATAATGTTATTATATTAATAGAATAGAGTTTTTATATTAATATAAAAAAATGTATGTTTAGCTTAAAATTAATGCTAGTTATATAATTTGTTGCCATTTCTTTAAATAGTTTTCTTATATACTATTTAGCGTAATGCCGCTTTACATATATTATATTGTATTCTGTTTAAATAATAGACTATTATCGCATATATTAAAGACCCAATATATAGACCCATTACATATCCGGAGTCTTTTCTAAATAGGCCAAGCATTAAGCCAGCAATATTAAAAAATACTAACAATGCTCCAAATATTCCAAAAACATAAAATAACATACAATAATTTTTGCCTAACGGCGCCATTAAACTATTGAAAAAATTCATTTTATAATAATAATATAATAAAAATTTAATAGTTTAATATTTTAATATTTTAATATTTAAATAGTTTAAATAATTTAATAATTTAATAATTTAATAATTTTATTTTTATTAAATTATAGTTTATAACTTATAAAGCTATTAGCGCAATGTTACAATACATATTGAATAATAAATTCTTAATGTGTAATACATTAATATGTTACTTAAGAAAGACATAGCATATGCCCCCATTGCATAGCCTGAGCGTTTTTTAAATAATCCCATTATAAAACCACCTAGAGCAAATAAGGCCAACAATAACGTTAATAATCCTAAATAATAAAAGAACATACAATGATCTTTGCTTAGCGGAGACATCAAACTATCGAAAAAGTTCATTTTATAATAATAATATAATAAAATATTTTATAATTATAAAATAAATCATAAATAAATAAATAAATCATAAATAAATAAATAAATAAATCATAAATAAATAAATAAATAAATCATAAATAAATAAATAAATAAATCATAAATAAATAAATCATAAATAAATAAATAAATAAATAAATAAATCATAAATAAATAAATAAATAAATAAATAAATTAATTAGGTTTTATAACATATTTTGTAACATGCTTTTGAGAGTCTAGCTTTTGCCTAGATAAATATAAATCTTTTAAATCACTTGTTTCATAACCATATGGTCTAATATTTGATAATGTATGTTCAAATATATATGGAGTAGCTTTATTTATTTCTAAATTTGCTTTACTATAATACGGACACACACTGCATTCATTGCACGAATGTAATTGATTATTACTTATAATAGATTGCGCATTAACTTGTAAATAATGCCTATAGTCGCTATTAGTTTTAATATTATTATTTCGTTTAAGCATTTCGTCGTTTAATACTGACGAATAATAATCGCTAAATAGTCTAGTATCATCCATTAAAGGCGGAAAATTCGTATTTATATTATTTGTACCCTTAGAACACGAACCATAAGACATATTATTATTATATATAATTAAAATTATTATATTTTATAATTAAATTATTTATTATTTAATTAACGTTTATTGTTTTAATAAATAATAAACGTTATGTTTGTTTGTTTATGCGTTTTGTATAATTTTTATTAAATCTGCTTTTTTCATTTTTTGTGCTGTTTCATTGTCTATTAAATTTCTTGTAACAGCTATTGTTTTTAAATCATCCACTTTCATTTTTGAATAATTTTTCTTAGTAACTCCACTATCAACAACATCAATAGCAACATCAGTTTCTTGATCCGGAATTTCTATAGTATTTAAATTAATAATCTTCGAATTAGTGTTTAAATCTATATTAAATGTATCTAAATTTACTGGCAAATTTTTAATAAATGTTTCGTCGTCGCTATTTGAAAAATAAGGTTTATTTAAATCAATCTCTTCAAAATCTCCTAAATCTTTTAGATTTTGTTCAAACTCTTTTTTAGTTAATATTAATAGTTTTTCTAAAGAATCTTCTTTTTCATTTAGTTCGTCATTTGTTTCGTCATCGTTTGCTTCCTTATCATCGTCTGCTTCGCTTACATCGTCTTCGTTATCATCGTCTGCATCATCATCGTTTGCTTCGATTACATCTTCTTCGTCTTCATCGTTTGCTTCGCTTACATCATCTTCGTCATCTTCTTCGTCATCTTCTTCGTCATCTTCATCATCTTCGTCATCTTCATCATCTTCGTCATCTTCATCATCTTCGTCATCATCATCTTCTTCGTCTTTATCATCATCATCATCATCATCATCATCATCCTTTGCTTTGCTTATGTTTGCTTTGCTTATGTTTGCTTTGCTTATATTTGCTTTGCTTATATTTGCTTTGCTTACAGGCGAATTTGTATTATTATTTACTATATATTCATTTTCAGAATACTCATCTTCAGACACATATATTTTATCGCCTAAATTAATTTTTTTTATTTGCTTAGTCTCTTCATTTTCAAATTTATTTTTACTAATTAAAGAATTAATGCTTTGCATTTGAATATTGTAATTTAAAATAAAGCTTTGTAATATTTTCCCGTGCTCAATTACGCTTCGCTCTAATAGATTAATTCTACGGTAGCTATATAACATAATTGAACCGCATACTAATAATATAATACCAAATGTTAATAAAAAACTAGAACCTACGAATTTAAATAAGATTGACATTATTATTAATGTTTAACTATATTATTTTAAGTATTGTTTAACGAATAAATATTATTTATTTGTATTTATTTGTTATTTTATTTCATATTTGTTATTTTATTTCATATTTGTTATAATATTATCAGGATATTCTAAATCTTTTAGAACTTTTAATGCCCCTTTAACCTTAGAAATACCCTTTTTAATTTTATACGTATACTCAAAGTCATCTCCGCTTGCATTTGTTTTAACATTCATATAAAAATTATTGTTTTGCTTAGTTAATTTTTTGCATAATTTATTATAATGCGTAGTTAACATATAATCAATATTTTTCAATTTATTTAAATGGTTTAAGTATCCATAAGCACTAGTTATTGCCTCATCTGGATTAGTTCCACTATAAAGCTCGTCAAATACGCAAAAATGATTTTTATCTTTATTGTTCTCAATAAGTTGTAGTATATTTTTACATTGTCGCGCTTCAGCTTGATATAAACTGTCACGCCCTCCTGTGTCCGGAATGTTAATATAACAATGAATATAATCATATACTTTAATAGAAGCGCCGTCAAAAAACCCACATCCTATTTGTTGACACAATATAATATTAAATAATGTAGATTTTAATAGTGTAGTTTTTCCAGAAGCATTTGGACCCGTAATGATTATATTTTTATCTAACTTATACGAATTCTTCACAGGCTTAAGCTTAGGCTTTTCATCAGTTTCAATAGTTTCAATAGTTTCATTATTTTTAATAGTTTTAATAGTTTTAATATTATTTAAATTAGCAAAATAAGCATTGTCAAAGTTAGTAGGCTTATTATTATTATAAGTGCAATAGTTCATAACTTTATTGCTAATATACTTTTGTAGTGACTCAATATTTTTAACATAACCATTAAATCCAAAAGAGAAATATAAGCTTCTAATAAAACCGTCATTTCTATTTAAAAAATAGAAACATTTCATTAATTGACCAAGTTCAAATAATTTATTCATTTTTAAAGAATAAGGAGTTAATTTTTTTAATTCACATAAGTAAGATTTAAAAATTGCGATGTTTTTTGTAATGCGCTCATTAAATATTTTATAATGGACATAATCTTTTGTAAAACTCAAAAAATGTTCGTAGCTCTTCACAGTATCCAAAATATATAATTTTACATCTTGCAATGTATTGTGCATATATTTAATATTACGGAAATATTTAATACACCCATTTATGTTCAAATACAATTGAAAAACATAAAATCCAAAACTAAAAAATATATATATTTTATTTGTCAAATTAGTTTCACTTAGCGAACTAAATAGCTTACCAATAATATGATTAGCAAAAACAGACTTTAAGTGATTAAAATATAGCTTTAGTGTAATTTTATGTCCTTGTATTTTGATTATAAAAAACGGCAATAGCATAAATAGGATTGGAATTGCTAAACTTATAACAGGAGTTGAGAGATTATAAATGCTTAGTGCTTGCAATACAACACTGTTATTATTAAATTTATGTAATATTGGCATATCAATATATTGATAATTACTTGTAAATCCATTGTCATATATAATTTGCTCACAATTATTGTAAAGTGTCGTATTTTTGCATATATTTGGAGTTGGACTTGTATTAAAGTCGTCTTTTTTCAATGGACTATAATTTTTAATCAAATCTTGAGTTTCTGATAAAAATTCCGTGTTATTTGTATAGTATTTACTCCACTTATTAATAATATTTTTCTCGAAAATAGTTTTAGGATCAAAAACGTGATAATATAAATTGTAGTTTGCATTATTCGCGTTAGTATCATTAGCATTAGAAATATCTAATAAATTAATCACGTTATTCGCGTCATTAGGATAACTAGCGTTAGCAGCCGGATTAACCTTCACTAATTCTAAATCATTAATAATATTATTATTAATGACAAATAATGAATTTGCGTCTAAATATTCTATAGGTAACTTAAATGCATCACTATATTTATCTTTAGTATTATATTCGCCTTTGTCATAATAACTTATTAAGGTTCTAATTAGTTCCATAATATATTTATAAAGAGTAAATACTTTATAAATATTAATATAACGAAAATAATTAAAAGAATAACATTAAATTTTAATATTATTAACATTATTAATGATTATTTATGACATATCATTTATTGCTAGTTATTATAAATCAATAGAGCACGAAAAACTAGATAGTGCTATTATAGATTTATTAAATAGCGTATTAGAGCATGTTAATAATGATATATTATTAAATACTTTTGAATTAGATAACGATAACAAATTTAAAAAGAAAAATAAGTTTAAAAAATATGATGCTAACTCTAATAGCGCTTATAGCTCTAATAGTAGTAGCCTTAGCAAAGACAATTTTATTTTAAGTAGAACCAGCAAAAACACTTATGTTAACACTAAAAAAAAATGCGCCGAAGATAAAAGCAAGTTGGACACTATTAAAAGCAACATTAAAATAATATTAAACAAATTATCGCCTGCCAATTATAGCAAATTAGAAACCGAATTTCTAAACATTTACAATGATTTAATTGAACAGGACAATAGTGAAGAAAATGCAATTATTGATAATTACATTATACAGCATATATGTTATAATAATTTATCTTATAGCACTATATATGTTAATTTACTTTTTGCATTATTAATTAATTATTATGTTAAAGATTCTAACTTTGAAAATATATATATATATAACTTACTTAAAGAAAAATATGACGAACTGTTAAAAATAGAGCACATTATTAAAAATAATATAGACGATGATGAATATACTATTAACAAAAATAATGATAAATATAAATGTTTCATTATTTTTATAATAAATTTTAATAAGAAAATAGTTAATTTTCAATTTCAATTAACATCAGAAGCTGGCAAAAATGACTATGTTAAACAGTTATTTATTAATTGTAATGTAATTGAAGAATTTGTAAGCCATTTTAATAGTTTTTTCATTACTAATTTAAAAATAGAAAAAAATAACAGTTATTGCGAAATCATACTTGAGTTTTTAATGTTAATTTACAATGAATTATTTAAAGACCCAACACTAATGAAAAAAATAGATCATAGTTTACATTTATATAATACTATTAAAACACTCGCATCCAATGAATGCAAATATGCAAATTTTACAAATAAGATTAAATTCAAATTAATGGATATTGAAGACAAATATAAAAAATATGTATTGTAATTAAGTTTTACGTTTTAAGTTTTAAGTTAATTATGTTAAATAAACATAATTAGTTTATATTAGTTTAAAATATGTTATTAAAAATATGTAATATATAATATATTATATAATAATGATTAATTCAAATCTAAAAAAAGAGGTTCGCTATAATGTTACAAATAACATAGATAAATCAGATTTAGATAAAGAGGCATACGTGTATAATGCAAAAATATATAATAAGCATATTAAATTTGTTTTGGGTGCTCCTAATTTCGAACATTTAAACAGTAAAATTATATTTTTTAACATCTATTTAGTAAATAATAGTTCAATTGTGTCTAAAATTGGTATATATGAAACAAATAATAGTGACTATAATTCTTTATTAGATCATAATGGGGACATTGACTTAAACAAACTTAGTGACCCAATTATGTTTCCATATTCCAAATCATTAATTATGAACAATTATGATTTGATTGATGATTTTGAAACAATGTCTAATGCTCCTAGCGAAGTCGATACCAACACTTCTATGGGCTCAGACGATGAAGAAGAAGAGGAGGAGGAGGCGAATAGCGAGGCTGCTAGCGAGGCTAGCGCTAAGTCATCTATTAATTATAATTTAATGACTTTAATTAGCCAAAGTAAAGAAGAAAGCGATTATGAAATTGCGAATTATGAAGAAGACCCTAAAGATGTGTGGGTTAATAAATACTTAAGAAGTAATAAATATGAAATTGTTGATAATGAAGGCGCAGGAGACTGCTTTTTTGCGGTTTTGCGCGATGCTTTGAAAACGGTTAAAATAGAAACATCTGTAAAATCTATTCGAGAAAAATTAGCAAATGAAGTAGACCAAACCATTTTTCAAACTTATAAGGAGTTATTTGACCTATACTATAATAATATGAAAACAACACAAGAACAGTTAAAAACGCATAAACATAAACACAACACTTTAAAAAAAATGATTACTGGAACAAGCGATGGTCCTGATAAAATTAAACTAATTCAAGATGCCAAAGACAATTTTAACACATTTACTTCTATAAACACTAAAGGCAAAGAATTAGAAGATTTGGCGCACGAGTTTCAATTTATGAAAGATGTAAATAGTGTACAAGATCTCAAGAAAGTAATTAAAGAAGTAGGCGGCGCTTATTGGGCGGATAATTGGGCACTAAGCTCATTAGAACGAATATACAATGTAAAATTTATAATTTTATCTCAAACCCATTTTGTTGAAGGCGAAAAAGAACACGTTTTACAATGCATTAGTCCTGATATAAAATTGGAAGAACGTGGCATTTTTGAACCGTCATATTATATAATGGCTGACTATTTTCAAAACAATCACTATAAATTAATTACTTATGATAAAAATTTAAAACGCGGAGCTCTTACATTTAGCGAAGTGCCTTATAAGATTAAAGAATTGATTTTAGAACGATGTATGGAGAAAAATGCCGGACTATATGTATTAATTCCCGATTTTAAAATGTTTGCAAATAAACACGGAATAGAAACAGCTAGTATTAGTAAAAAGAGTGCTTATGATACATTAGTGGATACTAAAAAGCCTAAGTCGCAAGATTATGATGATTCAATAGTTATTCAAGTATATAATAAATCAAAACACGCAAAAGTGGGCGAAGGTAGCGGTGAATCAATTAAACCAGAATTAAAGATTTCTAAAAACGTTCTTGAATTAAATAATAAGAAAAAATACCCCGAATGGCGGAAAAAATTGGATAATGATTTTTTAGTGACAAATTTGAAAATAGACGGAATTAATTGGACAAGCGTAAAACACTATATGTTAGCTAGCCGATTTAATGGAATAACTGATATAATTAGTAAGTTTAAAAAAGACGGAGTTTATGGCTCTAATATAGAAGAAGCGCAAAAATTTTATGAAAGCCAACTTGCCAAAAAATCTATAAAATCAACACTAATAAATGATGAAGAATTTAAAAAAATGGAACCTGGATTATTAGAAAAGGCGCTATATGCAAAATTTACACAAAATGATGAACTACGCGAACTACTATTATTAACAGGAAATGCATTAATCACATTATTTAAACCAAGCAAAGGAGCAATTCCATTTGTAGAATTAATGAAAGTTCGCAAATTAATAACCAAATAATAGCAAATAATAGCAATTAAATGTTTATAATTAGGTATAAATCTTTTATAAATTATATAATTATATAATTATATAATTATATATATATAATGACTACTAAAAAAAATAGAAACAAAATACATGCAAGTTCGGAAAAACTTACTACAACAAAGAAGTCGAATATTATGAAGGGAGGAACCTTACAAGAAGCAAGACGAGCTAGGAAAGGCTTGGATACAGAAAATGCAGCAACTAAAGCAACAGCAACTAAAGCAACAGCAACTAAAGCAGCAGCAGAAAAAGCAGCAGCAGAAGCTAAAGCAGCAGCAGATAAAGCAGCAGCAGAAAAAGTAGCAGTAGAAAAAGTAGCAGTAGAAAAAGCACAACAAGCACAACAACGCAAATATGACAAAGCAAATAAAAAATTGCTTGACTATATTAGCGAAAACAAGTTGGAAATAAAGCTAGTAAATGTTAACGGTAACGACGTTGGAACAAGTTTTAACGGTTATGGTTTTATTACAGATGTTGAAGTGAGTGGGTCTATAGGTAGAGCAGGTTTAAATAAAGGTGATATTATATTGTCATATGAGACGATAAATGATAATGATAGCAGCAACCCTATAATATACGCATTTACTAGAAATAGTATTAAAGAGTTAAAAATACGGAATCAAAACATATCAAAAATATCATATATTACATACGATAGTATAAAAAAAAATTTATATACAAACGAACCTAGAAATCCAGTAGATATTGGCTATATAACAGGAGCGTTAGACCAAATAATCGGTGAGCGTAGAAAAAATATTCCAGGAACTCATTTAAAAGAAATAGATAACCATTTGAAATCGGATATAGAAACAGAAAATGCAGTACCAGCAGATGATGGAGCAACACCAGAAGCAGTAGCAGCAAAAGAAGCAACAGCAACAGTAGTAGCAACAGAAACAGGAGCAGCAGCAAAAGAAGCAGCAGCAGCAGAAGCAGCAAAAGAAGCAGCACAAGCAGCACAAGCAGCACAAGCAGCAAAAAAAGCAGCAAAAGAAACAGCAGGAGAAGGAACAGAAGAAGCAGCAGATAATGGAAGCGGAACAGGAATAGCACCAGCAGTAGAAGCAGCAACAGCAGATAAAGCAGCAGCAGCTGTAGAAAAAGCAGCAAGACCAATAAGCATAAGGGAGGCAGATGATAATGCAACACGGGCAAGGGGTATAGCAAATAAAGCGAAAGAACTTGCCACTACAAATAGAGAAAGGGTGAAGACAGCTAAACTTGTTAATAACCACCCTTATATCAATAAAATAATGATAGAAGCAATAAGATCAGATGAAAAAGAAAATTTAACAGAGAAGCAGGCGCTTGTAGCGGATGCAGAAGCAAAATTCGCAAATGCGATGCAGAATTTAACTATTGCTAGATCGTTTAATAGTCCTGAACGTACTCAGTCATCTGAAGAAAAAGTAAATTTAGCTAGGAAGGAAGTGGATGAAACGCAAAGAAGTCTCAAAATAGCAGAATCACAACGAATAAAAACAGATGATGAACTGACTGAAGAGTTCAAGACACAGACGAATGAAGATCCAAAACCAGAACCAAGATCATCAGCACCAGAACCACCAGAATCAAGACCATCAGCACCAGAACCACCAGCTAACACCGGTGAAAAAAACACATCAATAGAAAATGCGATTGGTGCTATTATCTTAGCTCTAGCACTAACAATTTCAGACTCAAATCCAATAAATAACACTAAAAAAGGAGTAGGTGCTAATCCATTCGGACAAAGAAAAAAGTTGAATGAAGAAGAGATAAAAAATCTACAGACAACCTATGACGCACTTAAAACACAAATAGAGAAAGATATTTCACCAAAGCGTGCTGAGAACGAGACAGAATTTAATCAAATTAAACAAATTAAAACTGCGCCCGGAAACAAGAAAAGTAAAAAAGAAGCTTTAATAAAAATATTAACTAATTTGTTAACTAATAAACGAACAGTTGAGAGTTTAGATAACGACAATCCCGCAAAGAAACAGACTGCAAAAGTAAGTGCCAATCCTGCGACTAAACCAGCTATAAACACTGAGTCAGCCGTCGGTTCAAACGATCTAATGAGTGCTATGCAACAACATGCTTTTATGTCGGATTTTCCGTTAATGGCAGGTGGGCATGGTTCCGACCCAAACGTTCCACTTACTATAGCAAGTGATCCGTTTTATAATTATCGGAATAGCGAAATTGAAAAACATAGGCGTTTAATAAATGAAATTATGAATTACTTATTTGAAGAAAAAATTAGTATGCGGTATCAATGGGTAACAATAAAGGAAAGCGCAAATAAAGATAAAAAATCGTATAAAGGAAAAGTAGCAATAATTTCAAAGTTAAATAAAGATAATACAAATGATATAGCAAATAAAGGAAAGTGGGCTTTTAACGTCTGGATACCTGATACAGGAGGGCTTCCAGTTAAAGTCAGTTCAGATGATTCAGCAATAAAAACAAAACTACAAGTTAAAAATAGCGCAGAAGAAATTGTAGACAAATTTCACACTGACAACATTTCAATATATGATGTAGAATTCTTGGACAAAACATATGACCCCAAAAATGATATGAATTTTCAACCTGTAATTCCCGGTGAAAATCTTGAATCAATAAAAAAAACGGGCAGACTAGGAAAAGGATTAAATGCTGTGACTTCTATAAGTCCAGTAACAGGAACATATACAAATGTTGAAAGCATTGCAAAATCTGCATCAGCAAGAGGCTTACGCGAAGACTTAAAGGGGTTAATAAAAGATGTAATAGAAAATAAATTTACAGGTGAAGGTGATATCAAATTATTAAATACAACTATAAATTTTTATAATAAAAAAAGATCAATAAAAGATATATTGATTTCCAAAATATCATATATTTTTGCATCTGGTGAAACAAGATTAAATTTATTTAATAGAAAAAACTTAGCAAAAAATTTTAAACCAGATGATGAAGAAGGTGACGAAGCTGAAAAAGATGAAAAAGGTGAAGGTGAAAAAGCAAGAGGAGCAGGTGCCCCTATAGAAGGTGGCGGAGGTTATGGGTTTAGAAATTTTGATAAAAAGGATGCTGAAAACATTATAAGATTAATATTAGATAGTTTAAGTGTATTAGCATATGAAGGCATACCAGCTAGTAGCAGAGACTTATTATTCAGCACTTATTTAAAGAAATTTTTAAAAATTACTCCGAGTGAATTAAATAATATATTGCAGGATATTACTAGAGTTAGCGCATTATCTATAAATGTTATTACACATTACGTTAATCGATTAAATGGCAATCAAGAAGCAAAAGAAGAAGAAGATGGCAGTCCAGCAGCGCAAATTTCTAAGCTTAATTTTGCTTTAAAAAATAATGTGCAAGCATTTATTGGGTCTATTGTTTATATTACTTTACATACTGAACAAATGGTAGGTTCCAAAGCAAAAATACAGTATTATTTGGATAACGAATATAATAAAGCAATGAAACTACCTACAGGAGAGGAGCAAACACGAATTGATAATTTTCACTTAAAGAAAACTCTAGATGACATATTCAGTAATGAAAATAATTCAATAAAAGACTATAGAAACAAATTGAAAACTATTGACAGCTATATAGATAGTATGAATGAGAAAAATATTGAAAATGTATTGGGGGATTTTCGTACAGTTTTTAAGCTTGCAACATTAGAAGGAGAGAAAATTATTTATACTATACCTGGAAACATAAAAGCTATTATTAAAGAAAAAGCTGAAGATAAAAAAGAAGCGGCAGCAACAGAAGAATCATCTACACTAAAATTAAATAAAGCAGCAGCACAATTAACAACTATGTTAGCAAGTTTACCAAAACCAACTGAAGGCGCAGAAGACCATAAACAAACAGCTCTAAAAAACAATTTAGAAAGGTTATTAGAAACACTCGGAACACCGCCTCCTAGCTAATAACTATTTACATATCAATATTTATAAAATTATATAATTTTACTTAATTATATAATTAAAGTATAACTATAGTATAATATGGTAACTGTAAAAAAAGGCATAGCTAAAGCTAATAAATATACAAAAAAGAGAGGCAGACTAATTCATAATAATAATAATAATAATAATAATAATAATAGCAACAATACAAAAATCCTGCATAATTTTTATAAAGACATATTTAAAACAAACAAGGATTTAGCTTTACTATTAACACCAGAGAGAAATAGCAACGCTCAATTTTTAGAATATATATATAAACAATTAAATGCTAACCAACCAATAATAAGTGCGTTAGCTATAGAAAAATCGAGGACTAGTGAGAACAATAAAAGCATTATTGTTAATAAGATTACTAGCATAGTAAATAAACATTTAAGGTCGTCTAAATACATTGATAGTGAGTTAATTAATTTTATATTAACAAATACAAACTGTAAAATAGTGACTTATAAAAATATAATAAAAGGCAAGACTTATATTTTCGACTTTATAATTTACAATGATGAAATCATTATTACAAATTTGGATTTAATTGTTGAAAAAATGTTACTGGTATTACAACTAATAATAGCAATATCAAAAAACGATTCAAGAAACGGACAGCATGTAACCTTTTTTTTAACGCCGTTTCAAAAAAAGCTTAATACTAATAGTAATGTTTATACTAGTAATGTTTATACTAGTAATGCTAACGTATTGGGCGCCAAAAATGTTAATTCTGGTTTTACCTATCCTTACTTAAAAACCGGAGTAACATTTATTTATAGAAAGGAGGAGTTTTTCAAAGTATTTATTCACGAAAGTATTCATTATTATGGAATAGACAAAGCTCTGCATAAAGACTTTAGTAATGATGCCAAATATAATATAAACTATAATAAATTCATAAATTCATTTAACATAAGACCACAAGACATAGCTAATATAAGTATAAATGAAGCACTAACAGAATATTGGACATTTATTATATATTTAATTGCACAAAGTTACAAGAAGTCTATAACATTAGCAAATTTTATTTATGAATTTGAGAACTCATACAAATTAGAGTTGCTACATATTATATTCCAAGTAGTTAAAATATTAAATTACAACAAATTAACATATAGCGAATTTTTGACTAAATCGACCAAACAATATAAAGAAACATCGCATATTTTTAGTTATTATATAGTTAAAACATTATTAGTCTATAATCATTCTGATTTGCTTAAGTCGACTATATTTGATATAAATTTTTCAAGTCCGAGTCCAAGTTCATTAAACATAGCTTTAAAGTCTGACCCAAATAGCATTAACACATTTTTTATTAAATTGTTAAGTTATGCTTATGACGCTAACTTTATAAATATTATAAATAAAGTTAGTGCTTATATTACTAATTATACTAATACTAAAACAAACGCGCGTTCAATATACAAGCGAAAAATTATTTTGAGCAACTTAATGATGATGTATAATGATAATAATATAATATAAACATATAAAAATTATTATATATACAATAAATAGTAGTATATATGATTATTAATGTAAATAAGTGTACTAGCAAAAGAGTTAGCACTGAACATGAGAATGAGAATGCTACATTATTAAGTTGCAATAACATAACGGAGCACTATTTAAATGTGAATTTAACAATAAAAAATAAAAAATCGTATGAAAAAATTTCGACTAATGATTTTGTTATTCCTGCACTTAAAGATTATAGTAATATAGTAAAATACAATTACAATGTGTCGCAGTTAAGAGCTATATCAAAACATTATAAATTGAGCACTGGCGGTAATAAGGAGTATTTAAGAAAGCGACTATACAACTTTTTATATTACAGTTATAATATTATAGTAGTTCAAAAATACGCGCGTTATTTTTTAACTAAAAAATATATAAAAGTCCACGGACCGGGCTTTTATAATAGGTCGCTATGTTCTAATGATGTAGATTTTTGCACTTTAGATAGTTTAAATAATATTTGTTATAATCAATTTATAAGTTTTAAGGATTCCAATTCTCATATATATGGGTTTGACATAAAGTCGTTATATAATTTATTTATTAAGTCGGGCAATGCTAAGAAAGCAAGTAATAATACAAATAGCAATTCATCAAATGTGCAAAATCCATTTACAAATGTGTGCTTTTCACATAGCATATTTGAGCAATTATTAGAGTATATTAGATTAACAAAATTATTAAAGCTAGAGCTTGATTTAAATTATGATGAGCTCATTATTTTATCAATTCATAAGCAATTAGAAATGAAAATTTTAACATTATTTCAAAGAATAGACAGTTTAGGAAATTATACAAATATAAAATGGTTTATGGAATTGGATAAATATGGATTAATACAATTTATAAGAGAACTAGCAGATATATGGAATTATAGAGCTAATTTAACACAAGAAACTAAGAGGGCTATTGTTCCGCCAAGCGGTAATCTTTTTAATAGTGAGCATATTATTATTAATATTAATAGTTTACCACAATATAATTTTATTCAAATTAAGAAATATGCAATTCAAATTATTGATTTATTGATTAATAAGGGTATTAATGAAAATTCGTGTGTTTTAGGAAGCTATTATGTGTTATCTGCTTTAACAATGGTTTCAAATGAGGCAGCAATTAGCTTGCCTTGGCTTTATGAAGCCGTAAATTTAAATTATTAAAATTAGACAATTAGACAATTAGACAATTAGAAGATTAGAAAATATTTATTAATTTTTTAAATTATTAAATATTTTAAATTTATTAATTCGTTTGTTTTTCACTCCTTTAGCAATTAAAAATAATTATTAAATATTATATATATTAATTACTAAAACAATTTAAAAGAAAATAGTTATATTAGAGTATAAAAAATGCCGTCCAACAAGAAAAAAACCGAAGAACCTGTAGTAACTGATTCGTCTGTCGAAGTTCCTCAAACTCCAGTTAAAAAGCCAAGAGCTCCAAAACCAACTGTTGAGCCAGTAACTGAGCCAGATGCTAAACCAGCACCCAAAGTCAGAGCTCCTTCGTCAAAGGCTGTAAAGACTGAGCCACAGGAAGTAGCTTTAGATGCTCTCAAAGTTGTTCCTGAGGTTGAGAATGTTGTAGTTACAAGCGATTGTGCCGAGCACAATACTATTACATCTGGTTTTTCGGATTTCATTACCAAATTCCAGTCGATGCTTGCTAGCTTCAATTCGCTAAAAACCGAACTACGCACTCTAGAAAAAATGACTGTAAAGCAGTTAAAAGTTGCTGAGAAGCTAAACAACAGAAAGCGTCGCAAAGGCAACCGTGCTCCAAGTGGATTTGTAAAGCCATCGTTAATTAGCGATGAGCTAGCCAAGTTTTTAGACAAACCATGCGGCACTGAAATGGCTCGCACCGATGTTACTCGTGAAATTAACAAGTACATTCGTGCAAACAACCTTCAGGATAAAAGCAATGGTCGCAAAATTAACCCAGACAAGCCACTAACACAGCTTCTAAAGGTTAGCGACTCGGTTGAACTCACTTATTTCAATCTCCAGAAATATATGGGTCCTCACTTCCCGAAGGCGGTCAAAGTTGAGCCGGTGGCTACTGCTTAAAGAACTATAACTATTATGAATTATAAAATAGAAATAAAAAATTAAGAAAATTATAAAACAGCAATAAAAAAATAACAATAGAAAAATAATTTAATATTTAATATTTAATGCTTAGTATAGCACTAAATATTACACCTTTTCTCATTTAAAACGCCGATTATTAATAAAATTGAAAATAGTTTAAAAATTATTTTCAATTATCATACAAATATGGAAAGTCCTATGCTAAAAATGTTAAAATCTAAAAATCCGGATAAAGAGTATCCTTCTAACACAGGACAAAAATGGAGTGATGAAGAAGAAATATTATTATTAGAAGAGTTGAGTAAAAATATTGATATACAACTAATAGCACAATATCATAATAGAACTACTGGAGGTATAAACGCAAGACGTAGAGAAATCGCCTACAAATTGTATAACAATAATAATTCTATGGAAGAAATTATATTGAAAACAAAATTAGATGAAGACCAAATAATAGAAACAATAAAAAAACTACAAAACAATCCTAAAAAATGTAAATCTGTAACAGAAATAAAAAAACTATTTTCAATAGAAAGTGAAATTGATGAAATAAAAAACGACATTAAGGAACTAAAAAATACAATAAAGGAATTAGTTGAAATGATGAAAGCTGTTTATGAATTTGAAGACGCATAAAATGGGCATTTGAAATGAAAAAAGGTGTAAAAGAATTATATAAAAAAAATTGAATTGAAAAATTATTAGTAGTTCTTATACATTAATCAATGATTGCAATTAAACCAGTAATGAATGCGCTAACTTTAATGACAATGATTGTCTTAATTTTCAATATGTTCTTTGTTATTAAACTTGCTTTAGAATATATGATGCTTCCAGACATAGTGCCACTAGTTTGGTTTATTGTTGCTGTTCCTACGCCATATTTTGCAACTATGCTAACAGCTCCGCTATTAGATTGAATAAAAAAAGAGGATTGCAAGTAAAATATTTTTTTTACATCCAATAAATTAAATTGTGACCACTAACTATGCAAAAATAAAATAATAATTTTAAAAAAACAAAATTAAAATTAAATTAAAAAAAAAATTGATTTAAAAAGATAACATTATAATTATTAATATACTATAAACCAATATGGCAACTATTGTATCTGGAACTGCGTTCAATGTTAACACTGATTATGTGTATACCAAGCCCAAGCTAAATGCTAATAACGGCAAGTCTATTGGTATTCTTAACAAGCACAATATGAAGTCGCTATATGTTAGCACACCTCTTATGTTAACTTGGGGTGTTAATGAGTGGTCGGATGATAAGACAGGAAAGAAGTCATTTGACTTAGCGCTTCAGTTTCCAAGTGAGGAAAATAGTGAATGTACTGCGTTTTTAAAGAATATGCAAGAACTTGAAATGCGTATTAAGAGCGATGTTATTACTAATTGCAAGGAATGGCTAGGCAAGCCTAAGATGAGTTCGGATGCTGTAGATGCGCTATGGAGCCCAATGCTAAAGTATCCTAAGGATAAGGCATCGGATGAATTTGATTATTCACGTGCTCCAACACTAAAGGTGAAAATTCAATATTGGGAAAACACATTCAAGAATGTTGAGTTATATAATGAATCAGGGACTCTAGTATTTCCTAATGATGATAATTCGTCTATTAGTGATTTTATTGTTAAGGGTTCAAGTGTAGCAACAATTATTCAATGTGGTGGCATTTGGGTTGCAAATGGTAAGTTTGGCGTTACGTGGAAGCTATTTCAGGCAGTAGTTAAGCCTCGAACAACGCTAAGCGGAAAGTGTCATATTGTGCTATCTGAAAAAGATAAGGAAAAGCTGGTTGCACCACTAGATGATGATGACGACGATGATGAGCCTGTAAAGATGGTTTCAAGTGTTACAGAGGTTCCTGACAGCGATGATGATGAACCTGTTGTAAAGGAAGAAGTTAAGGAAGAGCCTAAGGAACTTGTTAAGGAAGAAGTTAAGGAAGAAGTAGTAAAGCAAGTAGAAGTAGAAGACGCTCCTAAGAAGAAGCGTATTGTTAAGAAGAATTAATTAAATTAACTATTTAAAAAACAAACTAAAAATAGCATAACCATTTTTTTTTATCATTTTTTATAAGTATAATTTTATATATACTTATAAAAATAGCAATTACGACAAATGTATATGAAAATATATGTCAGCTTTATGTGTGTTATCTAAAATATTGAGTGTGTTTATTTTTGGTATTCCTTTATGTTTTACACTATAAATTTGATAAGGCGAAAATTTTAAGTCACTAATATTTATTTCAATAGGCTGGTCTGCTAAGTCAATAAATATATTAGACTTAGCATTGACTAAATCTATAATGTTGCTATATTTATTATAATAAGTGTAATGAATATTATTGTCTTCATCAATAGTAATAGCGTCGTCTAATAATGGCTCGATTTTGATAATATTATTTTCAAATTTCATTTCATTATGCCATAATGGAATATAAACAATTGCTTCATTTATTTCCAATTTATAAATTTCGCTATTTAATAGATTTAATAGATTAGGAGTTAATATATAGATGCTATGAGCTTCTAATTTTTCTTCTAAAATGGTTTTTATGATTTCTATAACTGCATTATAAATGTTTGTATTGTCGTTTGTATTGTCATTTTGATTTTTTTTATAGTGCACTAAATAGTGATAAAGGTCTTCTAAAATAGCTATTGAAAAATATTCAAATAAGTTTGTTAATAATGCTTTAATATGAATATGTGCTTTTATTTTGAAATTATTTATATCTTGTTTAAAATTAGCAATATTGTCGCTATTAGAATAAAAATTTATTATGAAATTAAAAAATAGCACTAGTAAATCATTGTTAGCATTATTTTCGCTATTTTCGCTATTTTCGCTATTTTCGCTATAACTAGTAATAAGTTCTTTTAAAGTAGTGTAAGCACAATTAATATTTTGAAATAGCAATGTGGCATCTTCGTCTTTATTATTTTTATCCGGATGATAAATAATGCACTGAATATGATAATATTTTTTCAATTCATTTAAACTAATATTATGAATATTATGTATACTATAATTTGTAATATTTAATATGTTTAGCGCCTCACTTATTTTCATTTATTAACTCTATTAAGTATAATGTAAAACTTTCTAAATGAAAAATAGGTCTATAATTATTGTTATAATTTTTTAAAAAAAATATGCTATTAAAAATAAGGTCGCTTATTTTATTGCTGTTTATTAACTTATTAATAATTAAGGACTGTATTATATAAAAGAAACACTCGTGACTATTTAAATGATTTATTAATATGTCATATAATAAGGTTCTAATATTACTAATATTGTAATTATTAGAAACTATTAAATTAATAAAAGTATTGCATATTGCTGAATGTTGCTCAATATATTTTATATTATTTGAAATATCTAAGTGTGTAAAAATATTAGGATTATTTACTTTATTATAAATTGACTCTGCATCTAGTGGGTCGTTATTAGTAAGTGTTAGTTTTTTAAAAAATTGCTTGTTTTGTTTATTACATAATGAGTATATATTTTTCTTGCTTAATTTTGCAAAATTAATAATTTTACATATATTTATGATTTTGATAGGTATAAAGCTAACACATTCTGTAATAATAATGTATTTAATATTTAAAGTTGAAAACAACTCTTTTTGCATATAATTATATAGTAAATCTAATAAGTCATAATTAATTTTATCAAAGTTGCGAAAAACAATATATCCTTTTTTAATAGGCGAAGAGGCTATAGAATTATATATAATATTATATATTTCATTCCACACAGACTTACTATTATATATAAAGTTTTCTACATCAATTTCATAGTGAATATCGCTAATTTTAATATAGAATTCTGATTTAGTTAGATTAATATGTAATTTTTTCTCATATTTCAAATTACTAGGACTGAAATGTTGCAAGAGTTTTAATGCATTTTTATATTTATAAGAACAAGGTGGCCCATAAAAAATATAATTTATAAAGTTATCATTTACCAAGTCATCATTTAGCAAGTCATCAATTAGCAAGTCATCATTCTTCTTTAGCAAGTCATCATTCTTCTTTAGCAAGTCATCATTCTTCTTTAGCAAGTCATCATTCTTCTTTAGCAATTGTAATAAATCTTTGTTAAAAGTATAGGTGCTGTTTTCATTAATGATTTCATTATAATTTTTTTTTAAATTCATATTTATAAATATTTATTTATAAATCTATAACTATAAATTTATATATTTATTTGTTTAACATTATATTTAACATAATATATTAAAATTAATTAGATATATATTAGCAAGCAATATAGTTTATAGCAATGATTTCTGAAAATCTGCAAGATTTGAATTATGAATATATAATATTAAATGAGCCTATTAAAAATAGCGCCGTTCAATATAATTATTTTTATAAGTTACTTTACTCTACGCACATTGTATCATTAACAAGTATATTTCTTTTATTTGAACTAAATAATTTGTCTTTTGAAAATGATAAAATCAAATTTGATAGGAGCACACTTAATAATAGTGTTTTTAGCAAGCTTATAGAATTAGAGGACCATATATTAAATTTAATAATAGACTCTAAAAATAAATTATATAAGCTAAAAGAAATATATGAAAACCAATTTTTTAAATTTTCATTAAGTGACGATAATGAAAATATAAATAGCTATAACTATTTAAAACACCTAAATAACAGAACATTTATAATAAAAATCTCTGGTATTTGGGAGTCTAAAGACTCTATAGGCTTAACTTTTAAATTTATAAAGGTGAATAAGTTTGTTGAGTTTATTTAGCTTATTTAGCTTATTTAGCTTATTTAGCTTATTGAGTTTATTTAATAATAGGTGTTTCATCTGTTGAGAAAAACTGCAAACTTATATTTATCATCATTAAAAATAGAAAGTTAATAACAGATAAAATATATACAGCATTTTTTGATAATTCTATTTTCATATTATTTAAGTCACTACCGTCTTTATCTGTATTTGATAAATAATAAAATAAATAAGTTGTTACCAGACCTATTTGTACTATTGTTAATACTGAGGACATAAATGAATAAGTGTGATATTCATTTGTAACTCTATTAGAATTTATTCTTTTAAAGTATTGGAAGTTCAAAAATATAGCATACATTATTATTAACAATGTAAAAAATATTGGCGACACATTAGAAAACAACATTTCAACAAAATTTCCATTTTTTTCGAATATATTTTTACTAACATATATTCCCATAAATAACATAATACTTAGCGCTATTGCAGTTAATCCGTAACCCCAAATTGTGGATGTTGCTGGTCCTGTATTTCCTAACCTTGAGAATTTTTCTGGAAAAAATAATTTTATAACAATCCCCATACCTGCAAGAACAACAATTATCATAAAATCTAAATTATTATTATGTGATAAACCAAAACCAAAAATACCCTGTTTGCTTATAATCATAGAGGCATTTAAATTATCTTTAGTTGAATTATCTTTAGGTGGCATATTAATTTATATATATATATTAAATAGTCAAAAAAACTATATTTTATTAATAAAAAACTATATTAATAAAATATATTATTAAATATATAATATGAATAGTAATAATCCACTAGTAAAAACTAAACATAATTTTGTTTTAGATAGAAAAATATTATTAATTGATAGCGATGACCGAGATATAGAACGTTGGCCACATAGTTCAGAATTTGAAATAAGGTGCCCACAAATTTACAATAATGTTGAATCGATAAAATTAGTAAACATTATGTTGCCAAATTTCTTATATAATATTAGCGAATATTTGCAAACAAATAAAATGATATTAGAGATTTCGGGAACTACACATACTATTGTTATACAAGATGGTTATTACAAACACTCACAATTAAAGCTAGCACTACAAAAAAAATTACATTCCATAGATCCTTCTTTTGTTGTAACTTTTAATGAGCTCAATAATAAATATTATTTTGGCCACCCAAATCAAAATAAAACATTTAAATTCAAATTTGACAAAGTTATTGACTTTTCAAATTGTAACAAAGATAATTATAAAGTAAATGTGTTTTCTCAACACGGCGAATGGGGGCTAGGTTATATATTGGGTTTTGATAAAACTACTTATGTTTCTAAAGTTACAGCCGATGACGACATCCTCAGTTTTGCAGATGCACCCACAAGATGGATTGACTCATCCAGCAATGTTTTAGTTTCGCAAAATCCCAGTAATTTAGAAGATAATGTATTTATATATATTGAATTAGATAAGTATAATAAAAGCGATGAATTAAAACCATATTTATATTATAATAATAGTAATACTAGTTCAGGTATTATAAATGGGGCTTTTGCTAAAATACCACATACCTTATCGCTAAATAACAATTGCACCGTAAATGATGGGTATTTAGACAATGTTAGTTATTTTCAGCCACCTATTGATAAGATTGCTAAAATTAAATTAAAATTTAGGTATCATAATGGTATGTTAGTCGATTTTAATAATTTCAATATTTCTTTATCTTTAGAAATTAATCAATTACGCAACGAAATGAATAATTATGAGGTAAGAACGCCTTATAAAATATAAAAAAAGGATATAAAGACGCAAAATATATATAAAAAAAGGATATAAAGCCCTTATATATATAAAAAAAGGATATAAAGCCCTTATATATATAAAAAAAGGATATAAAGACGCAAAATATATATAAAAAAAGGATATAAAGACGCAAAATATATATAAAAAAAGGATATAAAGCCCTAACTATAAATTTATATTAGGACAACCCATTTTCACTAACATAGCACTTCTCACATAATGGAATATATTGGCTATAGCCAATCAATAATTGTAAGCTATTAGCAACAGTTCTATGGCTAAATTGTGAGGCGCCTGCACAAAGCTTACACACTCCTTTTAGTGCATATACTTTTGTAGCGCTTGGAACCAAATTCATCATAGAGCCGAATTTTTCTCGTTTATAGTCTAAATCTAGTCCGCATAATATTACATCTTTCTTTAATACGTTATGTAAATGCATTACAACACTATCAATATTTGTGAAAAATTGCGCTTCGTTAATGAAAATATACTGCGCGTTTAAAATAAGGGGTCTAGTTAGTTCGTTAGTAATAAAATCGTCAATGTCAATTATACTAAGGCAATCTATTTTTTTTCCATCGTGCGTAATAATTTGATTCATACCATAGCGAGTATCTAATTTGTAATTAAACGCTATACATTTTTCTTGCCCGTAGTTAGTTACACAATCATTGTAAAGTTCTATTAATTTAGTAGTTTTTCCTGAAAACATTGGACCATATATTATAGTAAGTTGCGGAGCAGTATTAGTCATACTTAATTATTATAACTATAAATAGTTATTTAATATATCAATTTTATTCTAAGTTAGTTTATAATATATTTTATAATATAACTGTATTATAATATGACAGATTGGACAGAGGACATTGACCGTGTTCTCAATAATATACGAGTAAATTGTATAATATTGAGCAAATTACATAAGCAAAGATATTTCGAATTAAAAAGTAATTTAATATATTATCGTCTTCCAGTCATAATATTAAATGGTGCAAATAGTATTATAGCAGTTGGCTTACAACCTTATGCCGACCAAGGAACAATAAGTTTGACAACCTCTCTTATTGCGTTAACTTGCGGTATAATAGGGTCAATAGAATTGTATTTGGGTATTCAAAAGAGGCTCGAAAACGATTTGATTAGTCAACGCGACTATTACTTATTAGGTATAGATATTTATAAAACATTGAGCCTCAATAAAAGTAATCGCCCGATACCGGCTAAAGATTTTTTAGAAAAGAGCTACAATACATATACTAAGCTAATCGAGAGCTCTTCAACACTTATGCGTGTAAAAGGAGATAAATTAATACCAATAGATATAAATATTGATACTGAGGAAAATATTGTGTTAACTCCTATTCCTATTAGAGGAAGAGTAGATTTACCTGATAGAAATGTTGCTTTATCAATAGAAGATAATGAATAATGATAAAAAATATAATAAAATATAATAAAAATTGAAACTATTTATTATTTTTACTTATTAATTATGTCTCCTGGGCCTAGTAGCAGAGAGAATCAAAGCAAAACCTTTTTAGCAACATTACAAAATATATTAGCTGTGTTAGAAGATGAGGTATCACCTGCAATCCAAGACAATACTTATATAAGATTAGTAAATGAGTTACAAATTTTATATAACATACATAATGGAACTAATGGAACTAATGGAACTAATGGAACTAATAATACTAGCGCTTTAAATAGTAATAGTAATAGTAATAGTAATAATATTAGTAATGTTACTAATTTTAGTAATATTAGTAATTTTAGTAATGTGTTGCCAGCACTAGAAACAATGTATGATGCAATGTCATATACACAAAGGAATAGAGCCTATGAAAATAACAATTATACTAATCTAATGAACACAGCGCGAAGTTTTTGGAACGCTATGTCTCTAGACGAACAAAGGGATTATCGCACTAATATGGGTCAACCTGAAATTGAATTTGGAGGACCCGTTCATAGAATTATTTATCCGCGTTCATAAATTAAAATCATTATTAATAAATAATGTCAGTTTTTTATAATCATCAATAAATATATTTTTATTGCCTTGATACTTAAATATAATATTGTTCTTTTTTAACTCAAGTTCTGTTGGTGGATATAACTCATTCCAAGCTAATATTATATTACTGTCTATAACATTTGAGAGATTTAATAACGGATAACTATATTTCATATAGGCAAGTGATCTCGCAATTGTTCCACGAGAATAATTACACGGAACATAAAATCTTTGACTCGCTATTGTGTCGCCACTATGAGAGAATTTCTTATTACTGCGCAAATTGTTTGTATAATAATTTGTTAAAACTATATTGTGCATATCTTTATTTGCCTTGCTATAATGTTTTGTAAATGATTGAGGAAATATGTGTTCTGCAGTAAGACTGTTATATTTAGTATAATTTAAATTACTAAAATTAGTGAAATCTTGTGTGCAGTTACAAAAATCATTGTATAAGTCATAATAAATATTATTAATATAATAATATTGTTTTATAGTTTTTATAGAATAATATTTTGAAGGCAATACACGAGTAACAGAATTATAATTTCTGCTCAATATAAGACTAACAAACAATTTAGTTTTAGAGAGACAGTTGAAAAAACGCATATTAGCTTTTAAAACTAATATATATTTTTCTAAATATAAAAAAAATAACTTTATAAAAAATGATATAAAAAAATGCTTAAAAAAAATTGATAACTATTTTTTTTATATGAAAACATTAATCATTATACTAAATCAATGACCGGTCATAGCATTAACGCAGAACAAAATCAAGAATTCTTATCAACTATGCATACTATGATTGATGATTTAGATACTATTTCTTCGAACATTGATGAGCATACTTATTTAAGGTTGGCAAATGGACTACAACGCCTGTATAATATACATAATTCGACAATTCAATCACCTAATAGTGTTAGAGAAACTCTTAATCACAGAAATCAAAACAGATTACGTGATAATTTTCTAGATAATAATGAAGTCGAAATCACCAGAATTCTAGCAAGACATTATGGAAGAGTTTATGATAGTAGTGGTGTTCTTATAAATAATGATATTACTACTATAAATGCTGACGCTTATCCTGTAAATAGTATTAGTAATTCAACAATTGCTAATACTAATGATTATATTAATGCTAATTATGATTCGTGGAATGAAAACAATCCGGCACAAAATCGGAATAATGCTAATGCTAGTGCTAATGCTAGTGCTAGTGCTAGTGCTAGTGCTAGAATTAGTTATACTTCTACTCATTGGATTGAAACAGCATTGCGAGAAGGCCTGCGCAGTGCGCATTAAATTAATTTGCTTTTAATTATTTTATAATATAAAAATGTTGTAGTGCCGAATAAAATACCACCCCACACTGTGTCTACTAATACTAATAATGGCGACCAATCTTTGAAAAAAGCATAATTTGTTGTTTCATAAACTCCGTATATAAGTAGTCCTAATAAAATCGCATCTTTAATAGGCGCTTTTTTTCTTAATATAAAATAATATAGACCAGTAACCATTAATAAATAGCATGCTATTGCCGGCATTATATTAATTTTAACGTCTGCTTTTTGCACTTTTTTGAGTAGTGGTAACATAAAATCTCTGAATAAATATAAATAAGTAAAGTCTAAAACCAACATAATTGCGCTAATAATAGCCAAAGCTCTCCACATTTATTATAAAATAATATTTTTATTTTTTTGTTTTAGTAATATTGTAGTTTTTAGTAATAATAATAATAATAAGAATTTATTTTTTGTGTTATTATTATTATAATTAAACAATATATATATGAGACATAAACGTTTTGCTTTTATAAGAAAAAATGCTAAACTAGTAATACCTTCTTTAATACTCATTATAATCATTTTTTCGGTTATAAACCACAACCTAGAACAAGGTTCTGAAGGCTTATCTAATATGACTACTATTGATGAGCTTGAAAAAGATACTAACATTAACAGTGTTAGCAATAGTCTGGATTATACTATAACACAAGCACAGGGTTTAGGAAGAGGAGAACGCGGGCTTTTTGCCAAAAAGAATTATAAAAAAAATGATGTTATTGAAGTTTGTCCTACGCTAAAGATGAATGCATCTACAATAGATGAAAACAATGTAGTACACACTTATTTTTTTACTCCAAATAACAAAATTGATAATGATAGTTTGCTAGCTCTAGGCTATTGCGGTTTAATAAATCATTCAGATACTAAAAAAAATTGCAGTTGGGTAGTGTCAAAAGATGATAATAACATAACAATGTATGCTACAAAAGATATAGCAAGTGGTGAGGAGTTTTTTACTAGTTATGGAGAGAATTATTGGGCATCTAATAAAACTACTAAAGTATAGTAAATTATAGTCCATATTTTTCTTTAATCCACGATTTCAAAAAGTCTAATGAGCAAGTTACATAATCATCATTAAATTCGTTTAATTTTAAAAATTGCGGTTTTTTCATAGTTTCTGTCTTATAAAATATATAGTCGCCATATTTTCCTTTTCTAATTGCTAAGTCATTTGATATTTTGCGAACTAGGTTATTGCCTTCGTTAACGCGTTCGCTTAATATAGTTACTGCGTCTTCAAGCATAATTTCTTTAATAGGGACATTTATTTTAACGGTGTTGAGAGATTTACGTAGCTCTCCACATTCTAAGAAGTAACCATATTTTCCTTTTTTTAAATACACTGGCTGTTCTTGAAAATTTCCTAATAGCTTACTGTTATCCTCTTTTGTTTCTATTAATTCATCTAATTTGTAGTGTCCGGCTTTAAGCTTGTTTATGTCAATAGTTTTTTTAACTCCATAAAAGCCGAGTGATCCGTCTTCTTTTGTATATTTAATAGTTGGACCGTGTTTTCCTATTAAATAAGTATGTTTAGCGTCTATTATTATTTGTATTTTTTCTGGAGTATTAGCGCTAGCGTTAGCACTAGCATCAGAATTAGCAATTAAATTATTTGTTTTTATTAAGTCATTAATAAATCCATAACATTCTCCGCATAATTCATAATATTTCTTTTGGCCGTGTGCAATATTATCTAGCTCATCTTCCATAGACTTTGTATAGTCGTAGTCAAATAGCTTGTTAAAATATTTAATTAAGAATTCTATAACAAATATTCCGGTTTGTGTTATTACTAATTTATTTTTCTCATTGCCAAATTCTTTAGTACCACGCTCTTGTGTAATGTTAGCATCTACTAATGTATAATCTATAATTTCTAATTTTTTACCCTCTATATTTTGCTTTGTTACATAATTTCGTTCTTGAATTTTTTCTAGTAACGATGAAAAGGTTGATGGGCGACCAATACCTTTTTGCTCTAATAATTGAACCAAATGCGCCTCGCTATAATGTGACTTTAGTTCTTTAAGTGTTTGCTTACAAGTTAATTTTTTATAAGTTATAATCTCTTCTTTCATATTCTTAAAATATGAATAATATTTTTCTTCTTCTATTCCGCAAACGGCTTTCCAGCCGAGAAATATGTTTTCTTCTGCGTTATATTTATATACTGCGTCATATGGGGCACACACATTTACAACTAATTGTAAATATTTTGCGGGAGCCATCATACTTTCCAAGCTATTAGTCCATATTAATTTGTATAATTTTCTATGTTTTGCGCTAAACGTTTCTTCGCTAGCTGGAATAGCTTCTAGTTCAATATGTGTGGGTCTAATTGCTTCGTGGGCTTCTTGTGCGTTATTTTTATTAGTATTATCAATCGTTGCCATTGACTTTTCTTTTTTAGCCTTAGTCTTAGATTTTTTAGCTTTAGTTTTAGTTTTTTCTTGAGTTTCATCTTCTTCTTCTTCTATAGTCTCTTCTCTTAGTGCCGCTCCATTATCTTTATTTTGAATTAATTTATTTAGCTCTGGATGAATATATTCGTGCCTATATTTTTCTGTTATATAATTTTTGCCTTGTTCTATAAAGTCTATACTATATACTTTACTGTCTGTTCTCATATATGTAATATATCCACCTTCATATAATTTTTGTGCAAGTGCCATAGTATCTTTTGGCGAAATATGCATAACATTGTTTGCTGCTTGTTGAAGTCCTGATGTCGTAAATGGGCAAGGAGGATTTTTAATTAGTTCGCGCTCTTTTGCTTTAGTTAAACTATGCTTATGCGTTTTGCTTTGTTCGAGAAAATCTTTTACAGTGTCGTGACTATCAAAATTTTTATTTAGAATAAATTGAATATTATTACTTGTAAAATATCCACAGCTATTAAAGCTCATTTTTCCGGGAGACTCTTGAATTTCTTTATAGTTATCGTAAACAAGGCGAAGAGCAGGTGTTTGACAGCGCCCGGCGCTAAGTGCGTTTTTACTATTTGAAACAATGTATTTCCATAATAATGGCGTAATTGTAAATCCAACAATAAGGTCCAATATTTGGCGTCCTTGCTGTGCATAAACTAATTCTAAATTTAGCGTTCTTGGATTTGCTAGCGCGTGCTTAATAGCGCGTTCTGTAATTTCGTGGAATACAATTCGTTTACTAGTTTCTAATGGTAGCGCAAATACTTGCGCAATATGCCAAGCAATGGCTTCTCCTTCGCGGTCATCGTCTGTAGCTAATATAACTTCTTTAGCTCCTTTTATTGCTTTGCGCATTTTTTCGATTTGCGCCTTTTTCGTATCAATAATAGCAAAGCTGGGTTTATAATTATTTTTTACATCTATTTGGTCTAAATTAGAGAGATGTGTAATGTGGCCGTATGAGCCAATTACTTTATAGCCAGCACCTAAAAATTTCTCTATTTTTTCGCATTTAGCAGGAGACTCCACAATTACTAAAATATAACTCATTTTATTAAATAAATTATACTATTTATTTAATAAATAATTTAATAAATATTTCAATTATTTATTTATTTGTTTAAATCAAGAAGGTTTTCAATGTTATAAGTATATTTTTATTTAACTTACGACCGCTTGCTAATTTAATATTTTCAAATGTCTTAGTATTTTCATTTTCTTGTTTGAGAGATTGCAATAGACTTTCCATATTTTTAAATTCGTTTGCTAGTGCTAATGCAGATACACTACTAATACCCGGTATTTGCATAAGCATTAGTTGGAATATATTCTCTCTATTTATATGTGCCTTTTTACTAGTTTTAATAGTTTCAATATATGCGTCGTCACTAGCACTAGCTAAAGCTTTGTCACCATAAAACCCTGGTTTATTTTCGCGATTAATTTTAGAAGCAAACGCCACTAGCATAGTTGCTGTTTCGGTTTGATTTAAAGTATTAATTACAGAAAATCCTTTATAATAATTGAGAGAAAACAATGTAGAATATAAAGTGCTTCTAAATCCAACCTCTTTATAATTAATGATTGCTCCTTCTATTAAATAAATTATATTATGGTTATGAGTCGGTGCCTCATTTAAGCGAAAAGATTGCTCTTTATAGCGTCCGTCTTTAATTGACGCCTCTAAGTCACTTAGCGACTTGCGTTCAATAATTAGCAAAATTTGCTCACTTACTTCATCGTAAAAAACATAATCGCCAATATCTAAATTCTTTTGAATAATAGTAACTTTATTTTTGGCCGCTTCATTTAATGCAATAATATTTTGAACTAGTGGCTTGGGCTCACGTAAGTCTATTAATAGTTGCATGGTTGCTTAACACCTATTAAATAGTTTTATAATATTATTTTAAGTTGTTTTTAAATAATATTATAAGCGCTCCACATTTAACCCAACATATTTCTGTTGCGAACGGGGTCGTGACGAATGAAGGTTCCGGTTCCTGCTGTGCCCATCATTTTAAGGCAGTTAGTTCCTTCTATGCAAGTTCTTAGGAAACCACAGCCATTGGCAACATCATCCGCATTTAATGAGGCACCAGTGTTCCAATCTACGCCGTTGGCGGCTGTGCGTAAATATTTGTAACCGTGTATTCCTGTTACATTAGGTCTTACTCCAACAGTGGAGTTAAGACCAGCCATCGAGCCAAACTGACAAGTGTTGTTAGTGTATAAGTTGCTTCCTGTTAAGTTTTTAGTAATTCTTTTACCGGGCATCTTTTTATAATAATAGATTTTATTTTATTTTTAAAAATAAAAATAATAAAATAAAATAATAAAAAAATAAAATAATAAAATAAAATAATAAATAATATAAAATTAAATTAAAATAATAAAATAAAATAAAATAATATAAAAATAAAATAAAAAATTGTCTTAAATACTTTAATAAATATAAGCTATTATTATAAATTATAATTATAAATGATTAGTGTTAATTTAAATACTAATAATTGTCTAAAAGATAACAATAGCGAAGATAGTAGCTCAGATAGTGACAATGAAACTAATATTGTGAAATATAATGAAGAAGTCCTTTTCAATCCTTTTAACACTAGTAATCAAGAAATTACTAATGCTAATGTTCAAGAATTGCTATCAAAATATGGAATTGTTACTAAACCATTTAATATTGAATTATATAAGCGAGCATTTATTCACAAATCTTATACAAAACGCCCTAAATTAGAAAACTCGATGGCAAATGTTATTATTGCAAATAAACCAGACAATTGTTTACCGCTTAAAACAAAATCAAACGAACGCCTTGAATTTATTGGTGACGGCGTCTTAGAACTTATTACAAAATATTATTTATATAAACGCTTTCCTAAAGCAGATGAAGGATTTATGACCGAAAAAAAAATCGCATTAGTCAAAAATGAGCATATTGGAAAAGTAGCCCTTGAAATGGGACTAAACAAATTTTATGTTATTTCTCGGCACGCAGAAGAGAAAAATATTCGCAACAATTTGAAAAAGTTGGGCTGTTTATTTGAAGCATTTATTGGCGCTATTTTCCTAGACTTCAATCGCATTTCTATTAATGATGAATATGGGTGGTTTGCAAATGTATTCAATTGCGGTCCTGGACTACAAATGGCGCAAATTTTCGTAGAAAATGTATTCGAAAAGCACGTTGATTGGACTAATTTAATCAATAATGATGACAATTATAAAAATAAGCTTCAAGTAATTATTCAAAAAGAATTCAAAATTACACCAGACTATGTAGAACTAAAAACTCCTAAAATGGACGACGATGATGATAATGATAAATTATATGTAATGGGTCTTTACATTTGTTTTGGGCAAAATATTCATAATGCCAAAATTGCTAATGCACACAATTATGAACAATTAGGGTCATTTAAAGCAATTCACGAGCTACTCGAAAAGCAAGACAAATTATTAGTGTTTTTAACAAAAGCAGAGCATAAAATCAAGAAAAAGGCTGAGCAAATTGCGTGCGACCAAGCTATTAGATTAATTGAAAAATAGTCTTACCATATAACAAATCAAATTAAATTAAATTATAACAAATTATAATATAAAAAGAATTATATTATAATATAAAATGAAAAAAGTATGTGTTTTGCAAACAGACAATAGACCTACGTTAGACTATTTATTAAAAACACAAGAAGTTAATAAAAAATTTTGTGATATTTTAGGGTATGATTATCTATTTTTAGAAATGGATAATAATAAATATGGAAACATTCATCCAGCAACAAGAAAAATACATATAGTTGATGAATTTTTGCAAAATGAAAAATATGATATTTTAGTTTTTTTAGACAGCGATGCATGGATACAAAATGGTTATTGGTTAAATGATATTATTGATAATTTAAGAAAGAATGAACAAAAACAAGGTTGTTTTTCAAGAGATCCATATATAAAAACAGACACATTTATAAATAGTGGTTCATTTATACTTAAAATTAATGATTATACAAAACAAATGTATAAAATTTTAATTAACTATTTATACAATAATGTTATCTGTCATAATAGATGGCCTTATGACCAATATTATATAAGTAACTTTATATTTTTAAATAAAGAACATTTTACTATTTTTGTTCCAGATATATTGAATACTCCAATAGGAAAAGTATTAAGACATAATTGGCTTAAAAATCAAAAACTATATGATGATGTAAATCATTTAATTCTTCTTAAAAATGAAGATATATATAATGATAAAACTGTTTTTCTTGAAACAGATTATTATTGTAAAAAAGATTTTCCTAATACTATTATAGATGGTTATCGATATTTTAGTTGATATTTTTTAAACATTAAGCATAACGCAATTACGCAATAACACAATATGTATTAATGCACTAAATATAATATTTTTTTATTATGCTAATATAAAAAAATATGGGATTATGTAAATATAGAGATATATTTGGTAAAGTGGGAACAGGAGTACATTCAATAAGATTGTTTGATATTGCAGTTGTTGATACACTATTAACATTGTTACTCGCATATGTTATAAATCTCTATTTGAAAAGTAATTTGTTAGTAATATTTCTGGTATTAATGGCGGCTTCAATATTAATTCATAGAGCCTTTTGTGTAGAAACAACACTGACAAAAATGTTCTTTTCTTTTAAATAAATAATAATATAAGAACAAAACCAAAATTATATAAAAATGGCTTCTACATTTAGTTCGCCTAAATTAAAAATGATTGACTTATTTGCTGGAACGGGTGCATTTAGTTATGCTTTTGAAAAAACAGGCAAAGTAGAGTGTGTATTTTCAAACGACAGCGCATTATGGTCAAAAGAAATATACGATTTAAACTTTACACATAAACTAACTCTAGGCAATTTAAATGATATAAAACCAGAGTCACTACCTGCACACACTATTTTAACAGGCGGGTTTCCATGTCAGCCATTTAGTATTGCCGGAAAACAAGAAGGGTTTCAAGACGAACGAGCAAACGTATTTTGGAAGATTTTATCCATCATAGATTTTCATAAGCCGTCTTATGTTATTCTAGAAAATGTTAAAAATTTAGTATCGCACGATGACGGGAAAACGTTTGAAACAATAACAAACAATTTAACACAGCGTGGCTATTATTTATGCTTTAAGGTTCTTGATACAGCAGAAATTACCGGCATCCCGCAACATCGTGAGCGTATATATATTGTTTGTATGAAATCTAAAGACCTATATTCTAAATTTTCATTAGACTTTCCAAGTGTGCCAAAGGCTCAAATAGTATCTTTATTAGAATCAGAAGCAGATGTCTCTTCTAAATATTATTATACATCTAGGTCATCGACGTGGGAGTTGGTTAAAAATAATGTTCTAAAAAAAAACACAGTATATCAATATAGGCGAGTATATGTTCGCGAAAATAAGAGTAATGAGTGCCCTACACTAACTGCAAATATGGGCACTGGCGGGCATAATGTTCCATTAATATTAGATAATAAAGGCATAAGAAAATTAACACCTCGCGAATGTTTCAATTTTCAAGGGTTTCCTTGCTCCTATAAATTACCGCCTATATCAGATGCAAATTTATACAAACTTGCAGGTAATGCTGTATCGGTGCCGGTGGTTGAACTCATTGCACAGCGACTAATGAAGTTGGCTGTTGAATGAATATGCTAATTATAACTATAACTTAAATGTTTTTTTTGACTAATAATTTATATAAAATTGACAAATAATTTGAATATAATACTATATGGTATATTATTATGTTCAAAACAGAGACATATTATAATTTTATTGAATTATATAAAGCTATTATAAAACACATACCTACAAAAGAATACAAGAAAGACGATATTGTTATTTATAATAATAAATTTTATACAATTGTTGAAGTATTAGATAATAATATTGAAATATTAGCAATTGAACATTATAAAATTAGTGATAAAATACCTATAAGAAAAAATGATACAAGATTAGAGACTATAAATGAAAAAAAACAATATCAAAAAATATCTGAACTTATTAAATTTGTAAAAGAGTATAATCAATCAATATGTTTTTTGAGCAAAAGAGGTTTATATATTAAAACTCTAGATGAAAAAAATATTAATAATTTAATATATTTATTATTAAATACATATGTTAAAATTAGTACTTTAAATAAACTATTATATGAATTGAAAAAATCACGCAATAATAAATATGAAATTATAAATTTATTTATTAATCCATATGACTTTATAGAAGAAAACAAAAATCATATTACTTTTAAACTAGCTGAACAAATAGAAGACCTATGGAAAATAAAAATAGATTTTAGAATTAAATTAGAAGCTAAAATTAAAAGTGTAATAATTGAAAATTATAGTAGTAACTCATATTCATTTTATATACAAACACAGAAATTTTATAAAACAATTGAAGATTATTGTAATACTTCACGTGAAAGTTATAAAAACTATAAACAATTTATTGATGAGCAAATTATTAAACCAATAGATTATAAACCTTCAAAAAATGAACGAGAGGAACTTGGTAATAGTAAAATGGGCTTTGGTAAATATAAAGATTTCACAATGAAAGATACACATGAAAAGAATAAATCATTAATTAAATGGTGTAATGAACAAACTGCCCCTTCTCAACAAATGCAAAAGTATATGAAGTATGCAAATGGAAAAGTATCAGTTATTACAAGTAAATATTTTTGGAATTTAGAAAAAAATTTAACTCAAATATTTTTGGAATTTAGAAAAAAATTTAACACAGATTATTATGATAAAGAAGAAGTTTATAATTTTATTACAGATTTTGAAAAAAAAAGAACAAAAGAAAAAAATATTAGCTATAAATTGGATGATATACAAAAACAAGCAATATTTGATATATTAAATAATAAGTTTTTAATTTTAACAGGGCCTCCTGGTTCAGGTAAAACAGATATTGTAGGTTGTGTTCTTTATATTATGGAAAAATATTGTACCGAAGAAGAATTATTATTAAATAAAACATGTATTATGGCTCCTACTGGACAAGCATATAGTAATATTTGTAAATCCATGGAATCTAAATATTATTACTCTAGATTATCAGGTACATGTCATAAAATTTTATATAATATTTTTCAAAAAAAATGTGAGATTGAATACAATAATGAAAACAAAATAAATTATAAAGATCATGACGAAGATGAAGAATTTAATAATAGTAAATTTAATTTTGTAATTATAGATGAATTTTCAATGATAGATTTAAATATATTAAACTTAATATTGCGATTATGTAAAAAATATAATAGTAAATTATTAATAATTGGCGACCCAAAACAATTTCCACCTATTGGACCAGGTAATCCATTAGAAAGTTTAATACAATCTAAAAAATTTGTTACTTGTAATTTACTAAAAATTTATAGACAACAAGAAAATACTACTTTATTAAATATGATTAAAAAAATGAATGAAGGTGAAAAAATAACATATCATGATTTTAATAAAGATGAATCTGCAAAATTTATAAATATTAGTGATATATACAATAATTTAAGAAATTATGAATTTTTAAAAAACTATATATATAATATTATTGATACATATGGGTTAAATAGATATACTAAATTTCTTTGTTATAATACAAGCAATAATAAATTAGAAAATGGTACTACAAAATTTATATTTAATGTACCTGTATTAAATAAAATCATTCAAGATAAATATAATCCTAATAAAGAAGGATTTGAAAATGATATTATTAAATCTATGAATTATTACGATAAAGAGTTTAGAGTTGGAGATAAAATTATAAGAACAGAAAATGAATATAATGGAGATGATTTTAAAGCTAATGGCGATGAAGGAGAAATATTAGAATATAATGATGAAAAAGTTACAATTTGTTATAATAGTAATGAGAAAAAAAAGTATGTTATTTCAACAAATAACTTATTTGAAGAGTTTGATTTAAATTATGCAACAGGATTTCACAAGAGTCAAGGAAGTGGTTGGACTACAGTGGTAGTATTTATAGAACCTAATGCTTGTTTTATTAAACAAAAAGCAATATATACAAGTATTTCTAGAAGTAAAGAAAAATTATTATTAATTTGTAGACCGGAAGATTTATTAAATTGTCAAACTCCAGAAGATGAACGAATGAGTTATTTTATGAATGAGTTATTTTATGAATGACTTATTTTATGAATAAAATACATTATAAAACTTAAAACTTAAATGTTTTTTAAACATTAATCATTAAGTAAAATATTAAAAATACTTATTATTATATATTATTTAATTATATATAATAATGATAAATGAGACTTTGGAACAATTAAAAATAAAACCCATACCAAAAAAACCCCAACAATTCCAAGTAGTGCTACAAATACCTAGCGAAGGTGTTGCGCCAAATATTATTGATAAAACAAGCGAACACTTAATAAATAGAGAGCAATTTTTTAGTGATCTTCAAGAAAATTTAGGAGTTGTTCAAAAAGATTACAAAAAAACTAAAAAACCCAGCGCTACAATAAAAGAAGAGCTTTTGCAAACATCTAACCAAACAATAGAAAGCAAAAAACAAGACTCCAAGTCCAAGTCCAAGCCTAAAATTTATGAACCCGAAAATACATTAACCCAAATTGTTAAGACAGCACAGCAAATTATTATTAAAGAGGCATCTAACACTGCTTTAAAACAATCCAAAACAAATTTACCATCACAACAGAGATTAACACCTAAACCAGGGACGCTAAATCTAGAAAAAGAAAAAACAAAAAAGACTCAAGCCGAAACGATTGACGAAACTTTAATCATTCCAAAAGACCTTCGCCTAGGCAAAACTCTTTATATAAATCGGATTCCCAAATTAGAACCCAACGTGTTAATAAAAGCGTCTAATTATTATTTGTATAATCGAGAGATTTTTATTAGTTTTATTAATTCTCTCTTTGAACCTTATAAGCAACAATTATTAAAAGAAGAGCAAGATATGTTGTCAGGTAAAGCATCAATAAGTTGCGCCACTAATGACAGCTCTAATTTTTCTCTCTTAATTCATCAAAAGATTGTGCGAGATTATATAAATATTTATACACCATATAGAGGGCTCTTATTATATCACGGGCTTGGTTCAGGTAAAACGTGCTCTTCTATTGCTATTGCGGAAGGGATTAAAAATGATAAAAAAGTCCTAATAATGACACCTGCCTCGCTAAGGGACAATTATGTTGAAGAATTGAAAAAATGCGGAGATTTTATGTATAAGAAAAATCAATTTTGGGAGTTTATAGATACCAAAGCAAACCCGCAATACTTAGAATATTTAAGCTCATTGCTAAAGTTATCTCAAGAATATATAGCTAGTAACGGTGGAGCCTGGTTTATTAATGTGAAAAAAGAGCCGAATTATGACAGCCTGGATTTTGAGGACCAAAAGAAAATAAATTCGCAATTAGACAAAATGATAAATTACAAATACCAATTTATAAGCTATAACGGCTTACGAAGCTCTCATTTAAACGGAATGACTTATGGCGGAACAATAAACCCCTTTTCTAATAAAGTAATCATTATTGACGAAGCCCACAATTTTATTAGCCGAATAGTGAATAAATTGAACCGTAAAACCTCTTTATCGATGAAGCTATATAATTATTTGATGGACGCAGAAAATTGCAAAATCATATTGCTGACCGGCACACCAATAATTAACTATCCAAATGAAATAGCAATATTATTTAACATTTTACGTGGCACAATTAGGAGCTATAGTTGCAAGCTAATATTAGATAAGAAGACGATGACTAAAGAAAAATTAGAGAGCATCTTTAAATCCGCAAATATATTAAATTATGTAGACCTTATTGAATATAACGCAGTTAGCTATGAAGTTACTATTACGCAAAACCCTTTTGGTTATGTTCGTTCGGACACAAATAAAAATAAGCTAGCTTATTCAAGCGATGTATTGTCAAGCGACCAATTTATGCAAAAAATAAAGGAGGCGCTAGAGGCGCAATCTCTCAAAATCGCGGGCAACAAAATAAATATAAACGGATATAAGGCTCTTCCTGATAATTTCGACGACTTTAAGTCCCTATTTATTAGTGCAAATAATTCGATAAACAATCCGTCTATGTTTAAAATGCGTATAATTGGACTAACGTCTTATTTTAGAAGCGCGCAAGAGCAATTGATGCCTAAATACTCGCATTCGAATAGCGACGACTTTAAAATAATTAAAATTCCTATGAGCGACTTTCAGTTTGGTGTTTATGAAGAAGCCCGCGTTCAAGAGCGCAAATTAGAGGAGTCTAATAAAAAGAAGAAGTCTAAGAAAACGAAGACTGGTGCACAAGGCGACGACCTTTATAGCGATAGCGTTTCGACATATCGCATTTTCTCTCGTGCGTTTTGTAATTTTGTATTTCCGAAGCCGGCTATAAAACGGCCTATGCCAAATAACGATGAAACGCTAGAAACCACATTAGAAAATATGTCTGTATTAGATGATGATGAAGTTATTGGTAAAAATCTCTCTGAAGATGTTATAGATGACCTAAGTATTGCTGAAAAATTGGGCAACATTGATGGCAAATATGATGCCGACGACATTAAAGAATTGGAGCAAGACGCAGCTGCTCAAAAATTGGGCGACCTAAGTTATAGCAAGCGTATTGCAGAAGCACTAAAAGAGCTTGAGAAAAATGCAGCCAAATATTTATCTAAAGAGGGATTGCAACTTTATAGCCCCAAATTTTTGCATATTTTAGAAAATATTATTGATAGCGATCATAAAGGTATTCATTTATTATATTCGCAATTCAAAACATTAGAAGGCATAGGTATTTTAAAGTTGGTTTTAAAGGAAAATAGCTTTGCTGAATTTAAAATCAAGAAAAATGAAAGCGGAGAATATATTTTAAATGTATCTAGTGAAGATATGAATAAGCCTATGTTTGCTTCTTATACTGGGTCAGAAACACCCGAAGAGCGCGAAATTATTAAAAATGTATTAAATAGCAATTGGAAGCTTGTTCCGTCGTCGCTAGTAAAAACGTTGCAAACGCTGTCAGAGAATAATTTCTTGGGACAAATAATTAAGGTGCTAATGATTACGTCGTCGGGCGCGGAAGGTATTAGTTTGAAGAATGTGCGTTATGTTCATATTACTGAGCCTTATTGGCATCCTGTGCGTATTCATCAGGTTATTGGTCGTGCGCGGCGCATTTGTAGTCATAGCGACTTGCCTAAAGAGCTGCAAACTGTGAACGTGTTTTTATATTTAATGGTTTTTAGCGAGCAACAATTATCTAGCGACTTATCTATTGAGTTGAGGCTAAAAGATATATCGAAAAAAAATAAGAAGCAAGTGATTACAAGCGACGAATATTTATACGAAATTTCTAGCATAAAAGAGGAAATTAATGCCTCGCTCTTGCAAAGTGTTAAGGAGTCGGCAATAGATTGCAGTATTCATACGCGGGCTTCAAGCACTGAAAAAGACGTCAAATGCTTTGTAATTGGTAATCCAAGCGAAAGCAAATATATATATACTCCAAACATAGAGGCTCAAGATAAAGACGAAGGTATGAAACTAAACAAACGAAAGCAAGTATTAAAACTAAATGAATTAGTATTAAATAAAATTAAATACGCATATAATAAAGAAACACAAGAGCTCTATGATTATGATAGTTTTTTGAAAAATGAATTGTTGCTTGTAGGTAAGTTAGTCACACAAGAAAACGGCGCCTATAGATTGGAGAAGGTTTAATTTAACATAAACGCCCATATGCTATAATATAACTAAGCATTAATAACGCCCAAATTAGCCCAATAATTAGCAAATCTTGCAGCATATCTACAAAAGGGCTTCTGTACATTATTTAATGTTTTTATTGTTAATGTTTAACTCTAACAATAAAAATAATTAAATCAATTTTTTATATTCAAATATTGGGCGATTTGAGGAATAGCGCCCCTAATAGTTTAGCACCTATTTTTTAAGTTGTTTTATAAAATATTTATTCTCTCTTTAAATAGCATTCAATTTCTCCATTATTAGCATTTGGTTAGCTAATAGTTGCTCTAACTGGACAGACAACTTATCTATTTTATTATGCAGTTCATAGTCGATATTGCTAGAGCTAATGTTTTTTAAAGAATTGTTGGCATTAAATTGAGAGATTTCTTCTAGCTCTTTTTCTTTTTCCATAAGCAAGCCTTCGTTTAAATCGACTACTTCAATGCTAGGAGGAGGAGGAAAAGTAATAGATCTTTCTTTTTGTATTTTTTCTAATAGTTCATTCATATTATTACTAGACAAGGGTTCATCTTCTTTAACATCGCTAAAATCTATTACTTCTGGCTTTTTCAATGTTATAAGCTCACTAAAACTCACCTTTTTAGCACTAAGTTCTTTATCAAATTCTTCTAGTTTTTCGGCTTTTAACGTTTCTTTGATTTCAATAGGAGTTAATAATGATTTTTTATAATTAGCTATAGTTGTTACCATATTTTGCAATATAATTTTATTTATAGCAATAATATTTTTAGGGTCGCTAATAGTATTAGTGGAAAGCTCTCTGTTTTCATCTAAACTTTTTAGTATTGTTTTTTCGAATAACATTTGAATATTATTAAAATCTGTTTCAGGTATATTATTAAATACTTTATTGTTATATAACACATTCCATAAAACCTCTTTATTTTCTTTACTTGTTATAAAACTTGCGTTGCTATTAAAACTTGCGTTGCTATTTAATTTTGCTGACATTTATTTTTAATATACTACAAATTTAACACTTTAATTTATAATTTATAATTTATAATTTATATAAAAATATAATGTGTTATTTTATATAAATATATAATGCTTAAATTAGCACTACTATTTTTAGGAATTCATAAAGCTTCGTTTTTTTCTATTCCACCAATTAGTCCAAAAACACAAGTCAATTTACATTTGGAACGATTTAATGATGACTTTAATTTATATCATATTGGAATAAGTTTTAAAAATAATAATAGTTTATTAAGATACGATTATCGCCCTTTTTGCGAACCAAATAAATGCGACTTTAAAACAATTAATAATGATGTTAATGCTATTAATGCTAATGCTATTAGTATAAATAGTGTAAATAGTAATGGTGCAGTTGCTTCAAATAAACAACTAACGTTTGTCGACAAACTATATAGGTTTTATATACCCGAAAATGTTCCAAATAAAACCATATATTGGGGTGAAACCAGCAAATCGTTGGAAGAAGTGGAGCAATTTGAAAAAACTCTACCAAAAAAATATATATTAGGTATTAATGATTGTCGCCATTATGTAAATCGCATTTCATTATGGGCGCTAAATAAACGCACTCCTATATGGAGCTTAGAAAAATTATGGAACATTACGCACAAAAATTTGTCTTAATTATAACATATAACATATTAATTATTAAAAATTTAAAAATTGAATAATTAATATACAACTATTAAATAATGCATTATAGCCAAGTTATGGAGTTAGCAAAATTAACTAAAGCTGAGCTTATGTTACAATGTGAGCAACAAGGAATAACAAATTATAAATCAAAAAGCAAAGATGCACTAATTAAATTACTAGAACATAAAGCTAGTATTGAAAAAAGCATTGACAACAAAAGTATTATTAGTAAAACCATTGCTATTACAAATCCTTCTATTAGCGTTGAAAATATGTGCGGTCTAGAATATTTAAAAACATTAGACCCTAACTCTATTGATTTAATATTAACAGACCCGCCTTATATTATATCTAAATCAAGCGGTCTAGATAAGCATTATAATAATGTTAAATATAATGAAGCTAATGACATTAATGAGGTTAAGACAGAAGATGAATGGACAAATTATAAACTGCAAAATGCTATAGAAGACGACACACATAAAAGCAATTATATTAAATATGGGTCAATATACGGAAAAAAATATTGCGTTAAAACCGACTACGGGTCTTGGGATAGTGATTTTAGTCTAGCTATTTTGGAAAAGTTTATTGAGCTTTATTATAGCAAACTAAAAAAAGGCGGCACATTAATTATGTTCTTTGACTTATGGAAAATTACAAACCTAAAAGACTTATTAGAAAAATACAATTTTAAGCAGCTTAGGTTTATTGAGTGGATTAAGACTAATCCGCAACCAAGAAATAGTAAAGTCAATTATTTAACTAATACTAGAGAGATTGCGCTATTAGGCGTGAAAGACAGCAATCCAACATTTAATAGCAGTTATGACAACGGTATTTATAGTTATCCGTTACAAGGCGGTAAAAATAGGTTTCATCCAACACAAAAGAGTCTAGCGCTATTTGAAGAACTCATTAAAAAACATTCGAATGAAGGCGATACAATATTAGATACATTTTTAGGCTCTGGAACAACTGCGCTAGCTTGTAAAAACACTAAGCGACTATTTAAAGGCTGCGAAATCGATAAAACATATTATGACAAAATAGTGACGCTTTTACAATAAAAATAAAAAAACAATATAAAGACTAATCCATAAATTATACTTAGTTTATAACGCAACAATTGTAAAATGATGCCCAAACAATGCTAGCAAATTTTCAAATGCCCAGCGAAATTTAATGCAGTCGCGATTTTTATGCACTTGAAATTCGCCAATTGTTATGCCATTTATGCTAATAGACGAACTTTCATTCCATAGTTTTTTTTTAATATTGTGACTAAAGTTAATGCTATGTGTATAAGGTAACCAATTTATCTCTTCTTTTAATACTATAAAGGCTAGCAAATCACTATGTTTATTATAATATAATATAGGACAATCAAAAGTATGCGCACTATAGACTTGCAATAAATTGGCAATGTTATTGCTAATAAAGATCTTGATTTGGTCTAAGTCAATGCATTGGTCAAGTGCGAAAAACTCGCAAAACTTTTTGCGTGAGGGTTGCCCTAATACTTGCGGACACACTTTGCCGGTCTTATTTTTGCTCGTTTTAGCGCTTAAATGAATGCTAGGGTCATCTACACATTCAAAATCATATTTGCTCCCACGACTAGCACAATGCCTAATGTTATAAGGAAAGACACTTTTAAGATTACTAAGTCTGTTTTTGAGAGATTGTGCTTCAGCCAAACTATATTTGTAAGTTCCATCATAAGGCGTTTCATAATATAAACAAATTGCCATTTCGAACATTTTGCCCAAATCTTCAGTAAGCACCTTTTTGGTTGCTGTTGCCATAATAGATTATTATTAATGTTATAAGTCTAATAATAATAATAATCATAATTTTTAATTCAATTTTTATTGGGTTAATGGGTTAATGATAAAAATATTTAAAAATTGATTTATTATTATACTAACTTCATATAAAGTATAATAATATGAGTAAACCTATAAAAATATTAAGTTTTTATTTAAAATAAATATTCATATAATTTAAGATTTGATACATATATTTTTTTTCTTATGTTTTCATTTAATTTTATATTTGTATATAAATCCTCAAATAATTCGTTTAATACTTTATTAAATAGATAATTATTTTTACATTCTTGGTATGATATTCGTATTAAATATAAATTATCATTTGAATTAATATAAGTATTTTTTTTTACATCATGGTTTCTTTGAATTACAAATTTTTCCTCTCCACCAAATAAATCAACCGCTTCAAAATGTTGTAATCCATCCTTTTCAAAATTAATGCAATAATCTTTATTATTAATAGTAATATTCAGACACGCATCAAATCTTAATAAATTAATATTGTATAAATCTTGATATGATTTTTCATATTCTATATTTTTAGTATCAAATTTATATTCAATACATAAATTATTTATACAGGCATATAATATTTGATTAAATTTATTACATCTAAATTTAATAATATCATATTTATTTTCAGGATAAATATCTATTATTAAATTAATATAAATACCTTTATAATACTTTTTAATAATATTTGCCAATCTATAACCTCTAAAATCATCATAGCGTAATTTATAATGACTTTCCAATGTAATATATTGTAGATTTATTAAATGATTATCTAGTAATAATTTTAAATTTTTTTTCCCTTCTTCATTTTTTGGATTATAAAATTCAAGAGGAACTATATATCTAATAGATCCATTTAATGTAATACTATTATCATTTATTAAATTGAATTCAGGGTATATATATTTTAATAAACAAGCAACACTATTTCCAATTGAATTATTCTGTAAATCTCTAGCTATTTCAGCACATCTGCTAGAATATTTACTAATTATTGTTATTGTTAATTTTTTATAATCATCTGGTATTATTAAACATTCTTCGTGTGCTATATATTCTATAAATTCTTGTAATTTTTGTTTATTATATTTTTCGTCATTATCTTCTTCATTATTAAAATAATTTAATGGTAATCTAGTTAAATCCCAAGGTTTTATATTATATTCTGGATATATTTTATCTATAAAATTATATAAAGAGCCCGACAAATGATTTGATATAAATGAACCTCCTCTTGTTTTTAATAATAAGTCACCATTAATAGTTAATAAAATATTATAAATTTTATCATATTCACTTAATTCTTCTGAAAAATTATATTTGGTATAAATTTCATACATAAACCATTTTTTTATATTGTTTATATTAAAACTACAATCTTGATTTATAAAATAATTATTCAATCCTTTAAAATACCAAGGGATTAATTCTCTATTTGGATATAAATTTTTAATAATATCATAAACAGAATGTTTATAATAATTAATTAATGTACACGCTTTATGACTCTCCAATAATTTAAGTTCTATATTATAAATATTATCTGAATTAATATCAATATTATTATCTGATAGAAATGCATCAAATAATTCTCGTCTATTAGCTTCAATATCTAAAATCCCGCTCGGAATTGGGTTAAAATAATACCATTTTAAATTTTTTTCTGGAAATAGAGTAATTATTCCCTGTGCGACATTGTCTACATGCTGATAAATACTAGACATATAATTTCTAAAAACATTTCTATTACAATCATATATCTCTTGATTTGTTTTAATATTTTCTTTTTCAAAAATTATTTCAATCATTCTCTTAACATTATCTGGATTACTAAAGAATTTATTTGGTAACTCCTTTATAAACTCTAAATCATCATTAATATAATGATTTATATTTTGATGCAATGCACAATAATCTCTATCTATTATATTGCTTTTTTTATATTGATTTCCTACTCTTCTAATACAATTATCGTTTAAACATACATGTCTAAAAACTCCGTTTATATTTTTTGATCTACCAAAAGGCATTGTATTTTATATCTTTTACAATAATTATAATTTATTTATATATCAATTTTTAAAGTATTTTTATGTATTTATAATAAAAAAATTGACTATAATTTTTTTATTATAAAATACATCATATTAAAAGCATAAACATAATGCCTTTTACAAAAGCAACCAAGTTTCTATATAGCAAAACGATGTTCAATATGTTGTTTTTAAATGAAGTAGGACCTCTTGGACGGTGGAGCCAAGAACGCTGTGCTATTAAGTTAAATAAGAAAATAGATTTAGCAAATGAAGACAACTGCGGGCATTATATATTAACTAAATTAGAGTCGACTAATGCGAAATCAACTAAAATTTCTAATTCAAGTCCGCATTTAATGGCAGAACACGAAGAACAAGAGCAATCCAAATATTAGCTATTAGCTAAATCATTAATCAAGAAACACCGGATTCATTTTTATGTTTGCCTCATTATAATATTTTTTCCTATATTTTTTCATTGTGCTGTCTTTTATGCGTGTATTTTTAAAATAGCTATAAGTTTTATTTTCTTGCAATAATTCTATTATAAAATATAGCGCATACATACCACATTGCCCGTCACCATATTGATGAGTAAAACCTTCATTATCATCTACAGTTAATTGTATATTTAAATTGCGCGCTTGATCCACGATTCTGTTTATTAATACTTTTATTTGTTTTGGCATTCTTGTTCCATTACTATCAAAGTAAAAAATGAACTTTCTAGTCAAATCAACAAATAAGGATATCCAATGTTTTCCAGGTTTATTATGAGGGTCAGTGTTAAATATTACTCCAATTTTGCTAATATTATTTTTAATATGATTTTCTAAATTAAAATTACATAATTGCTCCCAAACACAAGTAGAAAACATTTCTTTTGTATCAAAATCTATAGGTGTCGGCCCTATAAACTTAAAATGTTTATGGGATTTTTCATATTGTTTCATTATTTTAGTTATATCAACACTAGAGAGCCACGTATTGGGCTTTGACGACCAAGTTTCGGGAGAAAACGGCTTAAATATTTCTTTTATTAATAATTCTCTATTATTAACTTTACTTAATGGCGTTTTTTCTAACCAACATAATTCATCATAGCATTGTTTATCTAATTTTTGCTTGAAAAAATTCCATATTTCTTTACTATTATTAGTCAAAATTTTGTTGCTATTATTAGCATTCCACACATTTTTAAATAATTGCAAATTATTACGCGTATAGCAAGTATAGTGTTTCAACTCGCTATCGACATATTTACTTTGATACGGTGAGCATTTGAGTTTGCGAAATTTACGCGTATTTTTTTTACATTTGCGACCTATTTTCTTAAATGTATTATACATATTATTTTATAGTATTATTTAATATAGTAATATAAAATAATTTTTTAACTGCGTTTTTGTGGAAGTATTTTTCTTTTAGTGTTTGAGCTTTTTCTAACAACAAACAAATCTAAATTTGTAATGCATTTTTTAGCGCACATACTATTTAGTGTTGCATTATGTAAATTGAAATCATTTAAAGAGGTGTCGTCGCAATAATTGTGTGCGTTTGTAAAGTCTTTAAGCTCTTCTTTTATAGAGTTTTTGAGCTTTTTTTCCTTTAAATGGCTTATTAAATTTAATATATATAACAAGTAATAAAGCTTGTATTTTTCGCCGTTTGCTATTTTAGAGTCATCGCTATTTTCTATAAGTTTTTCTAAAGTTGTTGCATTATATTTAATTATTTGTTCTTTGTAAGTGGCTATGTTTTCTTCTATATTAGTATAAATGTCTTTTAATAAATAATTAGCGCTGAGTAATTGTTCTAATTTGTTTGTTCTAAAAGACGGGTTATGGTTTTGGTTTGCAAAATAGCGCAAATCAATGTTGTTTATTGCTAGGTCGGCTTTTTGCTTTTGTAAAGTCTCTTGGTCCTTTAATCTCTCAAGCTCTTCTAATCTCTCGACTTCTAATTTTTCTTTATCTTTATCTTGTTCTTTATCTTGCTCTTGTGTTTGTATTAAATCTATACTTACTACTTTTAATTGTTTTGATTTTTTCTTTTTTTCTTTAGTTTCTTTAGTTTCTTTTAATGTGGTGCTAGTGTTAAGCATTTTATTATAAATTTATTTTATATTTTTTAATTGAACTCGTGTCGAATTATAAAATAATTCATTTCCTATTGTTGAAAATCTATTTGGATTAAAGTCTTGAAATTGTTGTTCTCTAAATAATAAATGGCTATCTAAATTCTCATTTTTGGGTGCAAAATTAATGTTGTTTTCATATAAATCACTGGTGCTAGGTGGAATATATGCTTTTTGGTCTGCCTTTTGTAGAGCAAAAAACTGATTTCTCAAAGTAGATTCTCTATCTACATTGGAAGCAAACCCGCAATAATGCATTTTTCTAGTTCCAGGAAAGAAAACAGAACTAGTATCATAATTATTATAATTTACTATAGGCTCTACTGATTTTACTAGCGGAGCAACCGTCGGCATAAACGTATATTTAGTATTTACTGGCCTAAATGAAAAATTCATTGTTAATCCACTTGACGGAAAGTTTCTACTAGAAATTTCACTATTTATAAAATTTTGCTTATCAAAATTAGCCAGCTTTATATTATAAACATCATTATCAATAGTTACACTCATTATTAATAATATAATATATATAATTATAATATTTAAAACTAATATTTAAAACTAATATTTAAAACTAATATTTAAAACTAATATTTAAAACTAATATTTAAAACTAATATTTAAAACTAATATTTAAAACTAATATTAAAGCTAAAAATTACAGAAAACTGCGAAATAGCAAAAAAAAACCTATATAGTTTATAACATTAGCTCTATATTGTTTTCTACTAACGCTTAACGCCGTTTAATATTATAATTTAAATAATATTTAAAATCATTTAAATTATGCTGCATTTTGCTAGTAAGCATTAATGTCTTATATTCTCTCGCTAGACTAGCCCTATGATTGCGTTGCTCCTTCTTAAATTGCATGAGCCTATTTTTCTCTTGTGTCCTTAAATACTCTAGGTCAAACATATTTGACATAAGATTATGATTAGATAGCAAGTTCATTAACACAAGCGCTGATGTTGCCATATTAACTTAATACTTAATAATTAATAATTAATAATTAAAAGAAGAAATCAATTTTTTTTATGCATTTTAATCGCTAGTTTTCAAGACCCGTTTTATCATTAGTAAACCAAATCATTTTAATAGTATGCATATTATTTCTAATAATTTTATACGATATGCTTAAAGCATAAAAACTTATTAATTTATAATAGTCTTCCTTTATTATCCACTTTAATACTTCATTATAATTATTATAGTTATATGAAATAAGTATAATACTAGGAATAAAATGCTGAATTTCTTTATGTCCAATAGTTTCAAGCTCTGCCCACTTTTCATTTTTTCCAAATAATTCATAATTATAGTTGTCCACTATATATTCATCCATAGTTAAATAAAGGTCACTAGAATAATTATACAAATCCAAATATTTCGTTATATTAGATTCATTCATAACAATAAGCTCTATGCTTTTTTTAACACTAGCAATCAAATCATTAGCTTTAAGCATCTTTATTCTTACTTTTAATATATTACTATTAATATAGCGCTAATAACTTAGTCAATTTTTTTTATATCATTTTTATATATCATTTTTTTGTATGATGTTTTGATAACTTATTATTTATTTCTACAATACATTGACTTGTAGAAGTTTCAAATAAGTCCGGTATAAACGAGTGAATAAGCGCTTTAATTGCTGAAATAAACAATATAGCAACATAATTTAAAGAAATAAACATATGTTCAAAATAGCCCATATTCATTGCTTTTAAATGTTTAAATTCGAAAAACATTTTTGCTATAACATAATATAATAATATTTTTCTAATATTTTTCTAATAACTTTTATAAAAAAAGGTATTAATTATATGATATAATGTATAACTTAAATATAATAAGCTAATTATTAGTGCTACTATATTTCTAGATAAAGTATAAGGCCAATAAGGTAAATAATATGTTATTGCTAATGCTATTAGGCCAAACACATATATAATATTATTATATGCAAAATGTTTTTTTATATTTAACAATGGATAAAATCCTGCAATATGCATAATTAGCCCAGCAAAAAGGATTCCTAGCAATTGTTCTCGCATGCTCTTATTATAAGAGTCAATAGAACCAACTATTCCAATGCATAGGAAAATTAAACTTACATATTTAATATAAGAATTAAAATAAAATATTAATGCTAAAACACAAGGAACTAAAACCCAACTTAATTCACCGTGAGCTATTTTATAATGGTAATAATAAATAGCATAGTTTTTGAATGTTAGTTCCATTATTATTTTTTGTAATTATATATAACTAATTTTTATAATTATTATAAAATTTGAAAAATTATAAAATTTGAAAAATTATAAAATTTTCAAAATATTAATAATTAGTTATATATAATGACATCTAAAGTTGTCGGCGAAGGTACATATGGTTGTGTATTAAAACCGCCAATTTTATGTGATGAAACTAGTAATCTAGTATCACAAGATTATGCCAATAAAATATCCAAAATAATGACTAGAGAGCACGCTATTAATGAAAATGCAGAATATAGCGCAATAAATAATATACAAGGTTTAGATAAATATGCTATTACTGGCCCACTATTGTGCAAGCCATTATTAGACAAAAATTTTAATGCTAGCGTTAAAAAATGTAAAACGCTAAAAGTTAAAACCGCGTTTAATAATAGTAAACATGATTTACGAATGTTATTATTAGAAGATGGAGGCTTAAGCATATATGACCATATAACTAAAGTATTTATGTTACAAAGTTTAGACGAAAAGAAAGTCTTTTTGACTTCGCTAATAAAATTGTTTGACGGGCTACTCTTTTTTCAGTCTAACGAAATTATGCATAGAGATATTAAATTAGCCAATATGGTATATAATGTAAATAATGGTAGGGCAAAATATATTGACTTTGGACTAATGACAAACTTCAAAAGATTTGCTAAAAGATGTAGCTCAAATACTGAGAGATTAGGTATAAGTCACAGTTATTATGCGCCTGAAAATAGTTGCTCAAATAAATATTCGTTTAATTCTAATAAATTAAAATGCACTAAAATTAAAGAGCATTTTAAAACACACGAAGACTTTATTAGCTATTTACAAAAATCTTTTGACATTTATTGCTTGTCTTTAGCATTATTAAATATGGTGAGTGTTTTAGATTATAGAAATAGTGGACTTAAAAAAGAAGCTATTCCTCGCCCGTTTTTTGAGGAGTTTAGTATATTATTGCTTGGTTATGTTAAATATGATGTGTCCAAGAGAAATATTAATATATTGCAACTTAAAGAAAAGTATATAAGCTTGCTAAAAAAACACAATTGTTATTTAAAGAAAGTTCAATTGCCTTCCCCAGAAGTAATTGATGTTATAGAAAAAATAAAGAAAAAAGAATTTAAAGCCGACTTAGCCAAAATTTGTCCTCCTACTAAGCCAGTGCTAAATCCTTCTACAAACAGATGTGTTGCTGATTGCAAAACAGGGTTTATTAGAAATAAGAGCTTTAGATGCGTTAAAATGAATTTAGCAAAGGATTTAGCAAATAGTAAGAAGAGTAGTAAGAGCGCAAGTGTAACAAGAAAGAAGCACAACACAAGTTTAGTTGTTAGTGATTCTTCAATTGCTAAAAAACAACTTTGTATAAGCAAAAATAAAGATTACAATCATATTACAAAGCGGTGTAATGTTAAATGCCCTAAGCATAAAACACGTAATTCATTATTTAAGTGCGTTTAAATATTAAATAGAAAAAAATTGAAACATTATTTTTTATAGTGATTACTATTTATAAACACTATAAAAAATGGCAGAGCAAAATATTGAAACTATTAACACGCGAATAAAACAAGAAATATGTTATGAAACATTAGCTGAACTAACCGACACAAAATTAATGTCTCAATATAAAGAATGTAATTCTGTTAAAAATGAAATAAAAAAACTTAGTGAAATATTAATAAAATACACAGACGAAGAAACAAAAGAAAAAATAATATTTGAATATTTAGTGCAACTAATTCCACCAGGAACAAAAGGAGTTATAAGAGGCAATAAGTTTAATAATATTGTAAAGCAATTTATTACAAAATTAGCATTAGACACAGAGAGATTTGATATTTGTTTTGAAAAAAAATGCAGCACTCATTTAACAAGTGAAAAACCAGATTGGTATATTCTTGAAAAATCAACAAATAAAATTATAATTGGTATGAACCAATTAGATTTATGGGGCGGAGGGCAACAACTTAATAGGGGATTTAAATATATAGAAAATAATAAGCATAATAACATAAATAGTAAGTTATTATGTGTTGTATGTAATGAAATCCAATTTAAAAGCAAAAATAATAAAGCATATAAATTATTTAAAATCGGTTTTGAAAATAATACGTTAACTTATTTGAATAATTTACAAAATATTATTAGCTCATATTTTAATTAGTATGATTATTATAGTAACTATTATAGTAACTATTATAGTAACTATTATAGTAACTATTATAGTAATAATGAATTAAATTTAAATATTAATTCTTGCTTTGATATTGATTTAGGTCCAACAGTATTGTTAAATTCATAACAAATACTAGATAAACTATTTATATTAGTAGTTATTGTTTTTCCATTTGTAAATTTTATAAAATAATGCGATTGAACACTTTTTTCATCTATTTTTTCATCAATTGTTCCAGCATTAACACCAACACGGCGAAACGATATATCTGGATTTTTTGCTTTTTCAACAAACATAAAATTTATTGGTTCTAATTTCTGATTTACAACTCTATTTGTTGTTTTTTTCTCCCAAATCTGAAATATGCAAGGAACATTATGTTCTAATCCATCAACAATAAATGCTTTATCCGGCAAATCTATTTCACATATAAGATGAAAATTTAATGGAAAGGTTTTTTTTAAGCTATCTTTTTTGAAACTTTTAGGTAATATAAATGATACACTATCACAAAATTCACAAGATTTTTTTATAAATTTAATCGCCATTGAAGATTGGCGGCCAAATGGTGGATTACCTATTATATGTATTTTACTATAAGTTTCTCTCGTGCTTACATAGTCGTAATCTAAATAATCCAGCTTTATTATTTCATTATTATCTGGTTCTAAGTCGTAGAATTTAAAATTATTTGTTATTGATTTAATACCACTAATAAAAGAACCATTGCCAGCGCTAGGTTCTATAATCAAATCATTTGAGCTAATTTGTATGTATTGTTTAAAATTATTTAAACATAACTCAACTACATTGTCTTTAGTATAATATTTATCAATAGTATTACGCTTTAGTCCTTTTGTTTGCATATCAATCAATATTAGTATTAGCTATTATTTTAATTAATTTAGTAATTTTTAAGTCAATTTTTCTTTATTTTCAAGAACTAATCTAATATAAAAATTGAAACATTATTTTTATAATTTATATTAATAAAGTATAAAATGGAGAGTTATTGCAATGAAAAAATTAGTGATTTTGATTTATGTGGAACACAATATAGTATTGAAGTTTTAACAAAGCATATGCATTATTTAAATAAAAAAGTGGTGCTTAACACTCAACATTTAACAGCCGATTTTTGTGTAAGGTTTATTTTAGATATGGACATTGAGTCGGGAAGTGAAGACAGCTATTGTTATGATAAAAATCATATTCTTAGTAGACAAAAACATATAACAAGTGAAGAATTTGATGAAGCTTATGAGTTATATTATAGCTAAATATATATATTAAAACATATTAAAGCATAAAATATATGTTTTATTTAATAAGCTATGGATATAGAACTCCTTCAGCAAGCATTAGAAAATGATGCTAATTTAAATATAATAAATACAAATATTCAAGAAATTAAGCGCAAGAAAAACGAAATATTGCAAGAGCTCGGTCTTAAGCGTGACGATTTGAAGAGTTTTCATAAAAAATTAAACGGTTATATGTATGTTGACAACTTAAAAGATTTAAAATATGGGCGAAATATACGATGGGTTAATTTAAAAAAAATAGAGCACATTAAAATAACCAATGGGTCTATTTTATGTGATATTAAAATACACGACAAAGGAATTGCGCTAGTTTTAAAAGGCTATAATCACAGTTTTATTACACTATATTTAAATGAAAATATCATATTTCAAAAAATAAATGATGAAGAAAAAATACTCCTTAAAGCAGTCGACTATTTAAACAAACAAGGATAGTATAATATAGTATAATATAGTATAAAATTGATTCTTTAGCTATACTTGTTTTTTTCATTATACACAAGTATAACTATATTAATGAATTGCGCACCTTGTGACTATTTAAATATTAAGGAATTGCCTAACGATGTTGGAGAGATTATAAATGGCTATCTTTTTAAAGATTATATATTTCTCTCAAAGCTTAAAACAACGTGTAAGGCCCTACATAAATTTATTAGCGTTTTTGCTATTGCTAAATTAATGTTGTCTGAGAAACTTGGTTTGTTTAGTTTTCGCGATTTATGTATAAATGTAGATTGTTATGAAGACACTTATGATGTATTTACATTTGTTCATAACTATTATTATAGTCGCTACTTACATTCAAGACAATATGCTTTGAATGCTACGCGTATTATAGTTAATGCGAAATATTATAATATTAAATCTCATTATTGTTGCGAGTGCTTGAAAAAGTTTGTGTTAGTTGGTGCTAACTCAAATGTAATAGAAAACTATCAAAACTCTGAAGAAGTTAATATAATATTTTAAAACATTAAACACAAAAAAAAATTGATTGTTTTTTTTGCATATATTTAATGAGCATAAAATATGGTTCTCGGTTTTTGCGACCTTAACGATGATGTTATTCAAATTATTATAGGTCGCATAAAACACTATAACTATCTTGCGTTGCTTAAAAGGACGTGCATAGCTAACTATAATAGCGTTTCAAAGTTATCAATTGCTAAACTTATGCTGTCTTACAGACTTGGACAATTTTCACCAAGAACATTTTGTGTTAATATTAATTGTTGTGAAGATACTAAGGGAGTATTTGATAAGCATTATCGCAATGGTTATGATAGTTATGTTCATAACAAACAATTAGCCTTAAAGAAAACAATAGTCTTAATTAATGATAAAGAATATAAGTTTAATACACACTATTGTAGCGAATGCTTGAAAAAGTTTGTTTTAGTTGGAGACTTGAGAAATGTTAAGCACAATTATGACTATATAGATGAAGTAAATATAACTTATGCTAGATGTAAGTATATATTTATATAATGATTTAAAAAAAATTGATTGTTTTTTTCTCTCTTAACAAACTAATTATAATAGTAAATATGGAAGTCCAAAATTGCGCCTACACAAGTCCTAATGTTTATAACTCTGATTATGGAAAAATTAACATCACTTCCGTTATTATGTGTTTCCTTATTATTTATAGCACAGCATTAAGTGTAGTTCTAAGTGTAAAACAACTTATTCAAGTTATTAAAGAAGATGAACTCTTGAATGAAGAAGAAGAAGAAGAAGAAGAAGTTATTAAAGAAGAGGAAGAGAAAGTTATTAAGGAAGAGGAATTACAATTAAAATATAGAAAACAAATTCAACTTCTTTTTGAAGAAAAGATTAAAAATACTGCTCGTGGTCCTTGGCCTACAAATATATTCTGGGATATGTTTAAACGGTTAAATAAAGATAATATTCAAGATATACAGGAATGCGAAAATAATCTAAAACCTATTACTGATATGTTAATGTGTTTATATATAAAAGAAATAGAAACAAGAAATAAAGAGTTAGATGAAGAAATAATATTAAATGTCAAAAAAGCCGGACTATTTGTATTTCATAGTGACTATGATAGGGTTGAGTTTTATAAAGATACATATAGGCTAGCAAAAATAGCTATACAGATAGGCAACTATGCGCGTAATGAACGAGCAAATCAAGAGAATAAACATAATCAACTATTCAAGGAATATGAAGGTAGACTAAAGGTAGAAGGTAGAATGTTATTTAATTATAATAATTTATACGAAGAAGAAGATGATGAAGAAGAAGATGATGAAGAAGAAGAAGAAGAAGACTAATAATTTAAAAAAAGGATATAAAGACAAATAGCAAATGTTGCTATACTTTAAAAAAATTGATTTCTTTTTTTCAGCATTTATTAATAGCCTCCACAAAAAGCACAGAGCAAAGAACAAAGAACAAAAGCGCTATGTCAAGCATTAATTCAAGCGACCACGTTTCATTTTCAGTCGCACAAGCGCGGTTGCTTGAGTTTTTTGAGAAGTTTGTTCCTACCAAACGTACATACTGTATCAATCCAAACTGCATAGAGGAAACAGAGGGCGCTGTGTTATATATATGGGAGGATCGCTCGCTGGCTTACGAACACAATGAACGGCAGACGGCGTTGAACATTACAACCATGCGGGTAAATGGAAAACCACATTGGGTTCAGAGTCACTATTGTTGCGAGTGCTTCAAGAAACATGTTTTGGTTGGAAACAACAAGAATGCTTCGCAACACTATGGGGGTTATTGTGAGGGAGTTCAAGAGGTGGAGGTCTACTTTCATAATGAGCCATGGCCTTCTACGTGGTACAATAGTATTACAAAACGCGATGAAAAGTTGAGTGAGCGACAACTTTGCATGCTTAGTAGTGATTGAGGCTAGTGTGTTGTATGTCTTGTTTGAAAAAAATTGATTTTTTTTTCACATTTATTTTTTACATTTATTTATAGTTATAAAAACAACTATGTCAAGCATTTTATCAAGCGACCATGTTTCATTTTCGGTAGCAAGAGAGAGGTTGCGTGAGTTTTTTGAGAAGTTCGTTTATACCAAGCGTTTATACTGTATAAATCCTAACTGTATCAAGGAAACCGAAATGACAGTAGTACACATATGGGAGGCTCGTTCAAAAACATACAAACACACTGAACGACAACCAGCGTTGAATGAAACAACAATGTGGGTTAATGGAAAGGAATATAGTTTTCGGTCTCATTATTGTTGCGAGTGCTTCAAGAAATATGTTTTGGTGGGAAACAATAAGAATGCATCGCATCGCTATTGGACTTCTTATGACAGACGTCAACAAAATGTGCACGTGATTTTTAATAGTGCGCCATACCCATCTTCAACATCTTATTATGGAACAGGCACTGTGCAACCACTTACCAAGTTTCAAATTAAAATGCTTGGTTAGTCTTATTTAAAAAATTGATACTTTTTTATTATTCTTGCACTATTAACAAAATAATTAAAGCTTCAAAATGATGAATGTAAGCAACATCTGCGACTTACCAAGCGTCTGCGACTTACCAAGCGTCTGCGACTTACCAAGCGTCTGCGACTTACCAAGCGACATTATGACACTCATTATAAAAAAACTCGGCAATTATGAATACATAATTGGTCTAAACATTACTTGTAAGTCATTGTCTAAGTTAATTTCAAAATTTGCTGTTACAAAGGAAATGTTTGCTGTGTTGTTTAGCAGATTTAATCCTTATGAGTTAATGAACTATAATCCACATCGTAAGTATATGGCAAGATGTGTAAATGAGCGTTGTAAAGAGGAAACCTTAAATGCGTGTGAATACATATGGGAGGCTCACGATGGACTTGGTTATGTACACAGGAAACAAGATGCACAAAACACAAATTTAATGGTAATTAATAAGAAAAAATTCTGGTTTCGCTCGCCTTATTGTTGTGAATGCTTTAAAAGACACGTTTTAGTAGGAAACAACAAAAATGTTGCGCAACATTACGGAAATTATTGTTATGGAATACAGCAAGTAGTTGTAACCTTTAACACAACACAACCCTCTAGTTGGTATGATTGTGCTAGAGATTGGTATGGACCATTAGTGGAGAGACAGGTGCGTCTTTTAAATGGTTAAAGTGCTTATTTGTATTAGCGCTACAAAAAATTGATTTATTTTTTTATCAATTATTTATAGTACCAAAAAAACAACTATGACAAGTGCTAAAACAAGTAACCTAGTTTCATTTTCGGTTGCTATAAATCGGTATCAGGAGTTTTTTGAAAAATTTGTTCCAACGCAATGTCAAGAATGTATCAACCCCAACTGTAGTGTGAAGAAACAAAGCGCAATAAAACATATTTGGCATGCTCACACACTTATATATAAACCTAATGAAGACCATATGGCGTCAACTATAGCACCTACATTAAATATAATAACAATGCTGGTTAATGGAGAGCAATTTACTGTTATGTCACATTATTGTTGTGAGTGCTTCAAACAACAAGTGAAAAAAGACCGGAGTGCAAGGCAGAGAGCAAATCAAGAAAAGCGCACACAAGAAAAGCAGGCGCGCTATTGCTTACAACGAGATTTGCGTTTAAAAGAAGAGGAGGAAAAAGCTAAAGCACAAACTAATGATTAAATGCTATAACAACATTTTTATAGATGTTGTTATACTTTTTAAAAATTGATTTCTTTTTTTTGTCATTTATTTATAGCCCGGTCAAAAAGAGAGAAGAGCAAAGAGAGAAGAGCAATGATGATGTGCAAAGCTTGCGAGCTCAGCCAAGCTTGCGCTATCAACATTTGCGACTTGCCAAGCGAGATCATTGCGCTCATTGTTGACCGGCTCGGAGACAAAGACTACCTCGTGAGCTTCAAGGAAACGTGTGTGTTGTTTAGCAAATGTGTGAGCCAATTTTACATTGCTGGGCAAATGGTGGCGGCACACTATGGAGTGTTTACTGAGCGCTATGTTGACAAGCGGTTCGATTTCCAGCATGTGATGGGCGACTGTGCAAACGCAAACTGCTACTACGATACTGAAGCAGTGTGTGAGTATGTGTGGAATTATGGACACAGGCGCTACTATCATCGCATTCAAAAGCCAATGCAATGCACGACCATGTTTGTCGATGGAAAAGAGTATCATGTCAAGCATCATTATTGTGCTGAGTGCTTTGTGAAGTTTGTTTTAGTTGGGTCAAATCCAAATGTGTCACGGCACTACGGGGACTATACTAGCGATGGAGACAAGCAAGTGAACGTGACCTTCAATGCGGAACCAACACCTTCAACGTGGATACATTACCAAACAGGCGCAAAGGAACCATTGTTACAGTGGCAAGTAGATGCTATGAATGGTAAGTTTCCATAGCATATAGTTGTGTTGTGTTGTGTTATGTTGTGTTATGTTGTGTATTTTGTTTTTATTGCTACATACTAACTATTCAACCAATTTAAACCCATCTTCAATAATATTATAGTAAAACCCCCAATCATCTATTGTTTTCGGCGTTATACATCCATTTTTAAACGCCTCATTATAATTCCAATAATGTACCGGCTCAAGTATCCATTGCTGACTATTTAAATCGACCAATCCAGAAGCATCAAAATCAAATAATTTATAAACTCCATCTACTGATTTAGCCAAGTTATCAAACTTCCAATCTACATACATAATTCCTAAGCCTTGTAAGTAAGTTTTCACGTTTTCCATTAGTTCTTGTATTTCAATTAAATCGTCATAGCTCATTGGATGTAGTCCAACATAACACGACGCCGATTTTTCAGTGCATAATTGTTCCATAGTAATATAGTCATCAGTTATATCATAATAATTAACTATATTTGGATGAGGGTTTTCCATTAATATTTTAATAATGGTTCTTTCAACCTTATTTGAATATGCGTGGCTTTTAGTGAGCGGAGGACCATATTTTCTAAAAAAAGTAATTCCGTCATAAGTTTCGTCTGTTTTTGATGTGCTGTCACTATTCATATTATAAATAGTAGATTGTTCCATTATTTTCTCAGTTTCTTAGTAGTCTTGTTTTTTAATAATAACTGTGCTATATCTTTAAATAGTTTATGTTTATTATTCTTGCTGGATTTAAGGACCATCTTTTTCTTACAACTGAATCCGTTTATTTTTAAGTGTTTTTTTTGTAAAATGCTATAAATACATATACCAATAGCCCGGCTTTCTGGATTATTTGCATTTGGAACTTTTTTAATACAGCTACAAAGTTTTTTAGCTATTATGTGCTCGGCTAATTTCTTAAGATGGCTAATAGTCGTTTTTTTAAACGGCACATTGTAATAATCCAAAATTTTTATATAGTCTGCTTTAGTTAAATCCATTATATATATAATTTATTTATTTTATTTTTTATTTTTTATTTTTTATTTTTTTATGATTAAAATTATAAAATTATATAATATATAATGAATATTAAAAAACTCTTTAGTTATACACTAAAATTATCTATAATTGTTCAGTTTGCAACATTAGCAATTTCATTATTGGTAATTACAAAAAAAACACCACCCGAATATGTTATAATAAAGGACTTGTTTTTTTTTGAATTATTTGTAGAAATGGTTGAGGTGACATTTTATATTTGGCTAGTTTATAATTATAAGAAGCTTAGCAATATGACACCAAACAGGTATAAGGATTGGGTTATAACAACACCAACTATGCTTATAACACTAATTTCATATTTAATATTTTTAGAAGCAAAGGTTACAAAACAAACAGGCAATTTGAGATTGACCTCTGTATTAAAAGACAATTATAAAACGCTAGTTCCAATATTGAGCTTAAATTGGATGATGCTCTTATTTGGGTATTTAGGTGAAATAAAAGTTATTCCAATAGTTTACAGTGTACTATTAGGGTTTATACCCTTTTTAATTTATTATTATATGATTTTTAAAAATTATGTAGCTAAAAATACATCAACGTCAGGATTAACTATATTTATGTACTTTTTCTTTTTCTGGTCGCTATATGGAGTTGCTGCGTTTATGCCGTATTATATTAAAAATAGTATATATAATATATTAGACCTATTTGCTAAAAATTTCTTCGGAATATTCTTGGTTTATATTATTTATACAGATAATTATTAGGCTTAGGATTAGGCATTAAGTAACAAACTATTTATAGGCACTAGCATTGGTAGCAGTAGTAGCACTAGTAGCAATATTGGCAATACTACTTACTCCAGAGCTAATTAATTCTATTGTTTTATTTTGTAAATACTTCTCAATTGACCCGATTAGTGCAGTTGATAATAATAAAAATATGCCCGATGAAAATACTAACCGTCTATCAAATTCTCCAAATTCCCGCCCTTTATATGTAATAGGATTATACCTTATAACTAGCAAGATTCCTATATATATTTGTAAAAATGTTCTCAAATAGCGCATGTATCTCGGTGCAAAACCTCCTATTCCTAATAACACAATTATATATAATACAAAACTTATGTTTATCAAATATAAAAATACTAACTCACTAAATTTTCTGTTTTTAGACATATTATTAATAATTAACAATATTATTAATAATTAAAAAACTCATAAAAATTTTATTAAAAACTCATAAAAAATCAAAAAATAAGCAAAAAACGCATACAAAATCACAAGACCATATATCGTAACAAATTTTTAAACAATCAGCAAAAAAACAAAGCCAAAGGCACATAAACTTTTGCAAATCTCTCTTTTTACAGAATTTATATTTATAAAATTTTTTTGATTTTGGACATTTATAAATGTCCATTTTTAAATAAGGCAAGCCTTTATAGGTTTTTCTAAAACAAAATCAGGGATTTTTCAGTTTTACACCATAAAGCTTTTATAAAATTTCTAAGTGTGCAAAAAAAGCCCTTACCATACATTTTTTAGGCCTTTTTTTGATTTTTTTGCGCGTTTTTTATAAGTATAAAATACTTATAAAATACTTATAAAATACTTATAAAAAACGCGCAAAAAAGCGCAACTTTTTACACGGTCGAAATTTTGTTATCATAACAGCTCTCATTTATATTTTTACGTGGATTTTTTTGAGAGCATATTTTAAAATACTTATAAAAGCGCTTTTTTAGCGAAAAGGATTTAAGGATTTTTTATAACTATATAATAATTGTATATGATTAATAAAGGAGTGAAAAGCTTATATTTATATGAATGTAAATGCTGTAACTATAATACGTATAAAAAAGGGGATTATGGGCGACATATACAAACAGGAAAACACAAAAATAATGAGCTACTTATAAATATTAGTGAAAAAACGTGTGCAAAGTCTTATATATGTGAATGTGGCAAAAGTTATAAACATAACCAGAGCTTATATACTCATAAAAAAAAATGCGCTTTTGTGAATTTAGAAATAAGTAATAGTGTTGAAGATGTTAATATTAATGAAACTAGCGTTAGCGCTAGCACTAGCGACATTAACAATACTATGATAATGAAGCTATTTACAGAAAATAACGATATTAAGAACTTGCTAATCATTCAACAACAACAAATAATGGAGCAACAGAAACAATTAGGAGAACAACAAAAGCAATTAATAGAATTTGTTCCAAAGCTAGGCAATATTACAAATAATAACACACATATAAAACAGAATTTTAATATTAATGTTTTTCTTAATGAACGGTGTAAAAATGCAATAAATATGAACGATTTTATAAAACAAATAAAATTAACATTGGAAGACCTGGATTTAACAAAAAATAAAGGTTTAGAAATAGGACTAAGCAACGCTATTATACAAACAATAAGTAAATTGTCGCTTTTTGAGAGACCGCTACATTGCACCGATCCCAAACGCGAAACTTTATACATAAAAGACAATGATTTATGGGAAAAAGATAGCGATAAAACAAAAATAAAAGGGGCTTTACATAACTTAAATAAAGCACATTTTAAGCTGATTCAAGATTGGATTGCAAAAAACCCCGACTTTAAAGAAAACGACGCAAAACAAGACTATTTTGCTTATTTATTGAAAACTTGCTCGGTTAATTTAAAAACTATTGATGATAAAATAATCAAGAAAATATGCGCATCTAATAATTTAAAAACAAATTTAAAAGAGTTCGAAAATATTAATTATGATTAATCGACCAAATAATAATATACATTTATATTAGTTTAATATGAATATGGCAAGTTCCTTTACAAAGATAAAGCAACAACCACCAGGAATTAATATGGAAAGTTCTTCTTCTTCAAAGATATATCCTGGATTTCGTCCCGGAAAAAAACTAACAAATCCTTCCATACCGGAACAAGAAAAGGTAAAAAAAGTGCTCACGCCGGAACAAAAACAGGTAAAAGACTCAGTACATGCAATAGGTTTGAACAGCTTAAAGAAGAAAGTAATTAGAGAAGCGGAGAAGGGTAAAACAGAACCTGTACCAAAAGCTAGTGTAACGGGAGAAAATGCCCTTGCCTTTGGTGTGGCTGTAGCAACTAATGTATCTACTGCTATTGGAGAAACAGTAAAATATGGAATGAAAGAGTTTCCAAATCAAATTATGAAGATAGCTGATGAACTTAAAACCCAGGCTAATGAACCGGTGGCGTCAGAGCAGTTTAACGGTTTGAGTATCACTAAAAAACCACTCATTGAAAGACCAATGAAAACAAATTCAATGACAGGAGGAGGCATGATACCTTCTAAAGCTGATGTTAAAGATAGATTTAATAAAATGTTATTTATGACATTATATTTGCCTGGTATTCTTACATTATTTGCTTTCTTCTTTTTATTATTTTATTTACTATGCACATTTATACAGTGGGTAAGAAATGAGATTTCAAATGCTTTAGGGAGTGAAAAAAAAACTTTACCAACTATTACATTTAACAAAAAAACAACACAAACAATATATTCTATTTTTTTTGTAATTACAAGTTGGTTTTTAATGTTTATTTTATTTATTGATTATTTTCGTAAGCTTGAAGCCGATTTACATATAGTTCAAATTTTTAAACAACTTATTGGTGCGTCATATATATTATGGCCTATGTCTGTACTTATAATAGGTTCCGGTATATCAAAAGCATTTTATAAAATCTCTTGTAATGGTAACAAACCTAATGTACTAAGTTGGGCTAAAATAGTAGAGTCTTCTGCGCTATATGTATTAGGTATATGCGTATTAATTACACTATTATTACTATTTAAGCCGGTGGTCTGGATTTATAAAAGATTTCCTCAAATATTGAAATATAAATTTATTAAAGTAGAAAATCTATTATCAATGACTTTAAAACTTATGGTAATTTATATAGTATTACGAATGGTAACAGTAATGCTAGAAGATATTATTTCAAATAGGATTGTATTTTTTATTTCTAAATTTAATAAAGACATTGAAGCCCCCTCTGTAGACTGTAATGTAGAAGAAAAAAAAACAGCAAAACAAAGTGAAATAGCTAGGATATTGGAAGAGATTTATATGTATATATCTGGAATTATTGTATGTATAATTGCAATTTTTATTTTAGTAATTCAATGTCCTCATCCTTATATGGCAAGTACCAGCAAGATAAATCATGCTATTGCTGGTTTTATTCTAAAATTAACTGGTATAGCTACAAGATTTATACTTCAAAATAAAGACCGTCAAGTAGATTCTGGTAATAAAAAAACAGGACCAGGGTCAGGGTTAGATTTTTCGAGCATTCTTAGCGGAAACAACAATGAAGTAGCACCATCAGATAGTACAACAGATGCTTACAGCAGTAAAATAGCAGCGACGGATAATGCAGGGGATGCTGCGCAAGCAGCAGCACAAGCAGCGTACACCAATAAAATTAATGCATCGGCAGCATCTTATACAAGTACAGCACCACCATCAGCAAAAGCACCAACACCACCATCAGAATCATTAAATATAAATCCACCCGGATTAACACCAGAAATGATGGATAGAAACCACTTTTCAGCACTAGAAACAGCAGTACCAGAAACAACAGCACCAGCAACAATACTACCACCAGCAACAACAACATCAACAACAAGACTAACACCAATTGAAGGAATAAAACCAAATCAAATATCAACACTAAACACAAGAGTACCATTGAACCCAATACCAAAAAAGCAAATCTTCCAATAAACCTATCAAAAGACAAGACATGGGGACTCGGTCCTTCTCACCCTAACATTATTCAGAGCGACGGAGTGTATTCCATACCAGCAGAAACACCACAAGCATCTTCAGATTTAACCACCAACAAAATTTAAGAAGGTAACCGTTACTAATATTCAATAGTCCCGACATACAAGCATATAACCCACAAACCCCTAAAATTTTTATAATATGTTAAAGTAAAATATTGTAAAAATTTTAGAATTAAAATGATGACCCAAATGCTCCTCCTAAAGCACCATTGGCAGCCATTGGTTCCATAGACTCCATAAATGCATTTTGCATTGCCTGTCCTTGAAAGTTCATTCCTCCGCCATTATTAATCATATTTGGCAGCGAATCAATCATAGATATATTGTTTTGTGCAGGCAATTGGTTAGCTCTTGGAGCCATTAAAGTATTATCTAATGTATCAGCCCTGCTAACCTGATGAATTCCAGGTGTGGAAATAGTTTGATTTATTTTAGCATTACCGTGATTGCTTGCTCCCACGTGGGGGCTTTTACCGCTCCACGTTTCCATTACTCTATTATACAAAATATTGATTTTGGCTCCTAACTTTGTTTGCATAGTAAAAATTAAAATCAATGTAGGAATAATGAAACTTACTTCATTAAATTTAGAATATGGCACCTTGCTATATGTTGGAAAATAACGAGTTATTTTATCAATAAAAAAGATTGCAATAAACAATACACCTAATTGAATAATGATTTCAAATAATATTTCTAAGTTAGCTTTTTTGTCATTGTCTTCTGGAATATATTCTTTTACAAGTTTTAATAATATTACAACAGGGATTAAAGCAATTATTAAATATTGTAACATATTAAATAATAGTGCTTTATTATCGCTATCAAAGTTAAAAACATAATAAAAGAAACCAGAAGGACTTAATCTATTGCTAGTTCCGCCACTCATAAAATTCTGATTTGGAGTTTCCATAAATATTATTATATATATAAATTAAAAAAATAATATTATTTCTAAATAATGTTATTTTTTATATAATGTTATTTTTTATATAATGTTATTTCTAAATAACATAAAACGATTAAATATATAACTTAATATGTTTATTATTTAAATTTAAATTGTGCCTATAAACATATAAAAACATATAAAAATAATTATATATGGATTGTTACACATATAAAGTAATAAATAATAATGAAACCCCTATATTAAAAAATGTGGATGTGGTTCTTATATTAGCAATGGAAGACAGCACTAGATTTAAAGAAGACCCATTTTTATTAAATCTTGCCAAGCAAACAATAATTCAATATAATAAGGGATTTAAAAAGTGTAACAAACCTTCAACAATTATAAGTTCTAAACAAGATATTGTTCACGCTTATTATACTGCTTTTGAGTACTTAAAAGAATATAATAATGTAATAATATTAGAAGATGATGCACTGGTAGTAAATAAAGATACCTTAGTTTATGAAAAAATCGATGCATTTATTGCAACAACAGATTTTGATATTTTCACTTTTGGATCATTTGGATTGGCATCAAAATATAATGAAGATTTTTTGAATATAGGTAGTTATTTTTTTGGTGCAGTACAAGCAATTATATATTCACGTAATGCAAGAAGTAAATTAATTGAAGACATTAGCTCGTCTAATTTTAATAAAGGGCACGTGGATAATACATATATAGGGGCTTTAACTAAAAAATTTACATATAAATATCCACTAATTGTTCAAATATTTCATAAAACCGAGAACCAAAACACATGGAGCGCTAATATTTATATATTATCTATTATTAGAACAGCATTAAGACTCTTTAAATTTGATAAAAGTATAGACAGTTGGTTTTTATTGTATTTTATATTTAGAAATTATATTTATATAATAACATTAATATTAGTATTAATATTAATTATTAGCATGTTTTATTTTAAAATTAATAAGGTGAAATTAGTTAAAAATATTATTGTTTAATATGTTTAATATAAAATAATAAATTTTTAAATGGAAGACATCAAGGAACAAAAAAAGGAAGACATTAGCAAAAATGTTAGCGAAGACATTAGCAAAAACATTACTCAAGACATTAGTGAAGACACTAACAAAGACACTAACGAAGATACTAACGAAGAAACAACAATAGAAAAAACAGGCGACTGTTCATATATTCAAATGATTATAGATGCTCACAAATTATTATGTATGCAAGTAATTACTATGTTACTCATATCATTAATATATATAAATTGTTATGATAATAATATTTATGATTTTGTAATATATTTTTGTTTTGGTATAGTTATATCAATATTATTTGTTGCATCATTAGTACTTATAAAAAAATTCAATATAATATCAAAGGAAGAACACTATAAAATATATGCCCCATATGTATTAGATTTTTGTAAGAAATATATAATAGATATTAGTGGCGAAAATATAGCTTTTTATTACGCTATAATTAGTTGTTTGGTCCATTTAATATTTTCTATAATCGCATTATTATATGTTAAAAAATATATTAAAACATCCAAAAAAACCAACAATGCTTTGCTAATTTCATTTATATTATTTATTATTTATGGATATGTAAACGTATATGTTAATGATATTTTTAAGATATATACAAAGTCATTAGAATTAACAAATAGAGAATATGTTATATCGCTGTCTTCTATAACATTAACTTATAGTGGTTTAATATATTACTTTGAAACCATTAAAAATGAAAGGACTAAATTAATTAATAAATTAATAAATTAATATTATTTAAATATAATTTAAGTTATATTAGTATAACTTAATAGTTAATAGCCAAATGCTAAAACGGTGTTGTGAGGCAAATAAGTATAGACATAACAAATACAATGAAGAAAATCAATATTTAAATTTATTAGATGATATATTATCTACACAAAATAATCAAGAAGGTAGAAACGGAAACACATTATCTATTTTTGGTTCAACAATGCATTTTTCGTTAGAGCATAATAAAATTCCTATTATGACTACAAAAAAGGTCGCATGGAAGACGTGTTTGCGCGAATTATTATGGTTTATTAAAGGAGATACAAATAATAAGCATTTAAAAGAGAAAAACGTGCATATATGGGATGAAAATGGTTCTCGTCAATTTTTAGACGGCCGTGGTCTAACTAAGTTTATGGAAGATGACCTAGGTCCTATTTACGGATTTCAATGGCGTCATTATAATGCAAAATATACTGATTGCACTAGCGATTATAGCAATAAAGGCATTGACCAGCTTAAAGAAGTAATCGAGTGTTTAAAAGACCCAGAAAAACGAAATTCTAGAAGAATGATTATTACTGCGTGGAACCCTTGTCAGCTAGATATTATGGCATTACCTCCGTGTCATATTTTTATGCAATTTAATGTAACAAATAATAATAAATTAAGTTGCGCTATGTATCAACGCTCCAATGACGAGGCTTGTGGAACGTGTTTCAATATTGCCTCATATTGCTTTTTAACGCATTTATTAGCAAAGCATTGTGAGCTTGAGCCTTATGAATTTTTGTATTATAAGGGTAACTGTCATATTTATGAGGAACATATTGACAACATTAAAATACAGTTACAACGAGAACCTTATGAGTTTCCAACTTTAGAAATTATAAATAAACGTTTGAATATTGAAGATTATGTAGAAACCGATTTTGTAGTTACTAATTATAAGCACCACGAGGCTATTAAATATATTATGAAAGCATAATATACAAACAAGCATATATACAAACAAGCAAATAATAATATAATAATTAATATTATATTATTTATTAATAATATGGTTTAAAAAATAGGTATTAGTATATTGTAAATATGTCAACATCTGCTTTAGCATCCGCGCGAAGAAGGCGAGCAACAAGTGAAAACCCCGTGGCACCAAGCCCAAGTATTAATAATAGAGTAGTTCAGCAAGGTCAGCAACCTCAAAAAGACATTCCACGCGAACAAAATCAAACATTAACACCACTACAAATATTACAAATTCACGATATAAAGATTAAAGAATTAGAAACATTAATTACAGACTTTACAGACGAAGACTTACTAACAAAATTTATAGATGATAAACTAGAGAACATAGGTTATTCTAAGAGCAACGACACTAAGAGCAACGACACTAAGAGAGAAAGTGGTGGTTCTAATATGCCAGCTTTAGCTTTATATGATGAAAAATTATTAATGCAGGAAAAAAGAACTGAACAAAAAATAGATGATTTTAAGACATCATTAAGAGAACAAATAACAAGCACTACCAATTTATTAAATGATAAAATAGCACAAAAATTCGAAACTATGAATACTATTGACAATATTATGAGTGAATTTAGCGAGTTAAAAGTATTAGTAATTAAATCTCAAAATATGGCATTAGAAACCGCTAATAATGTTAATAAACTTTATGAGCAATGTAATTCCAATAGTGCAAGACTAAAGGAAATCGAAACTAGTGTTGCTTTATTACATAGTAAAAAGGCTAGTAATCCTAGTAATATTATGTTACAATCACTATTAAACGGGTCTTTATTTAAGTCGGGAGATTTTAATGCATTTGATTTTAACTGTCAACCTGGCGACAACTGTGAAAATTGTGAGCCTGATGAAATGTATGATTCAAACATGGGTGAAATTAAAAAATTAAATATTGATTTTGGTAATAATGAATTATTATTAAACGAAGAACAAATTGAAGATTTATTAGATATTAGCAATCCGACTGAGCACGGCATCAGTATTCACGAATTAATTGACGATGCAACTAGTTTAGTCGAAGACACAGAACCAGCACAAGAACTAGCACAAGAACCAGCCCAAGAACCAGCTCCAGAACCAGCTCCAGAACCAACACAAGAACCAGCTCCAGAACCAGCTCCAGAACCAGCCCAAGAACCAGCTCCAGAACCAGCCCAAGAACCAGCACAAGAACCAGCACAAGAACCAGCACAAGAACCAGCACAAGAACCAGCCCAAGAACCAGCCCAAGAACCAGCCCAAGAACCAGCACAAGAACCAGCCCAAGAACAAAAACCCGAATAATAAAATTAATAAACAATTATTATTTATTTATGTTAAAATAAAATAAATAATAACTAATGAAATATTAATGTTGATTATAATAAATTTATTAATATTATGTGTGGTTTTATTTCTATATATACATATTTATAATCACAATAAAACAAGTAACTATTTAGAATTATATGAAATGGAAAATTTATCAAAAGAAAAATTGGAAGATATAATAAATTATAAACAGCCTCTCTTGTTAAATGCTATTAATTTAGTTGAAAATATTAACGTCAAGCATTTACTTTCTGAATATTCGACATTTAATATAAATATATACAATAACACTAGCGAGAATTTGTGCAAAATAAATTTACAGGATTATTACGATGTTGCCAGCTCTACAAATTACTTAAGTTACAATAATGAAGAATTCTTACAAGAAACATCAATAGCCAAAATATTATGTAAAAATGATATTTTCTTTAGACCGCCTAATATGTGTGCTAAAAAATATGATGTTATTATGGGGGCACAAAATAATAATACACGATTAAAATATAGCATAAATAGTCGTAATATATTATATTTATCAAGCGGTCAACTAGAAGTAACTTTGTGCCCACCAAAGTATTATAAAAATTTGCACGTTAAAAAGAATTATGAAACACTAGAATTTTACTCGCAAATAAATATTTATAATGTAGACAGCATTTATAAAAATGATTATAATAAAATTAAATTTTTAAGAGTAATATTAAAAATGGGACAGGTTCTTATAATACCTCCTTATTGGTTTTATAGTATCAAATTTTTAGAAAAGCATACGCTGGCTTTCTTAAATAGCTATACAACCTATATAAATTATGTTTCACTAATTCCTCATTTAACTATGCAATTACTACAATTAGGCAACATCAAGTTAAGTGTTAAGAAGACTAATTATTGTAAAAATACTATAAAACCAGAAAAAACAGAAACAATAGAAGCAAAAGAAGCAAAAGAAATAATAAAAGAAACAAAACAAACAAAACAAACAAAACAAACAAAAGAAACAATGGAAACAATAAGTGAAGAAACAATAGAAGAAACAATAGAAGAATATGATATAAGTGATAACGTAATAAGTGACAACGCAATAAATAATAGTAATGATAAAACATAAAAATATAGCATTTAACTATTTTAATAGTGCTTCATATATGTTATTAAATAAGTATAATATAGTTTCGTATATATCTAATGGAGAATTTGGAGAGGTAACAAAAGCAACATATAACGACAAAAGCTACGCTATAAAATGTGGAGCAAAAGACTTAATTAAATATGAAATACAAATATATAAGCAACTGCGAACTATTAACAACATTTCAACAATATATGACGTATTTGAAACAAATAATAAGATGTATATGGTTATGGATTTATATACTATGACTTTGAAAGATTACAAATTACAAAATTGCGACCAGTTAAATTATGTTGAACACACTATAACTATGTTAGGAGAGCTAATAGCAATAATTAAATTAATCCACGAAAATAATATAATACATAGAGATTTAAAACCAACAAATATATGCTTAGACACGAGTTATAATTTATATATAATTGATTTTGGTCTTTCTAAAATGTATAAAAGTGGCACTATTCATAATAGTGAAACACAAATAAAATCCTTAATAGGTTCTGTTAATTTTTCAAGTTTGAACGTAATAAATTTAATAGAACCCTCACGACGTGACGATATAGAATCGCTATTATATATTTTATTTTATTTATTATTAGATAATTCTTGCTATAACATTTATACTAGCTTAGACGTTAGTAATAAGAAAAATATTGATATATTATTAATGTTTTTGCAAGATAAAAACAATAGCATACTTAATAAAAAAAGTATTAATTATACTACATTAGACAAGCTATTTAAATATATAAGACGGCTAAAATATAATCAAGTCCCAAATTATGACTATATTATAATATTATTAAATATGATTTATACGCCTTAGATTAGCTATTTAAAAATATTGCAATAGGTTGCAATAAGTTATTAACTTTTGTATAGACGTCATCGTTTGCTATATTAGGTTGGAAGTTTAACGAGTTGAAAATAGAAATAGAAATATAAGAGGGTATATATGTTATATGTGTTGGAATAATATCCGAATTTTGTATTAATAAAAAAATATAGCATATATTTTTAAAATAATAATGATAATAGTTTTTCCATTTGCTGTCTATAACTTTATTATGTTTTAGTATAAATGCTAGTATGTGTTCCAGCTCTTTAATTGTTATAATATGTGATCTAATATTTGAAAAATTGTTAATTTTATAAGTAATTTTGTGCAAATATTTGTTTATACGATTAATTTCATCATTTTTTGTGCTTTTATTATTAAAACTCAAAATGTGAATTTGCAAATCTCTCGGTAGTCTATTAAAAATATTTTTTAAATAGCTTCTTACTTTATAACCTCTATAAATTTTTTGTATAAAAATTAGCCGTGCATTATACAATAATTTTGAATGATTTATACATAATAACCTTTTACCTAAGCAAAATAGTGGTTGTTTATATCTTTTACATAGCGCACATTCCATTTTTTAATATTACTAATGTATAATATTACTAATATATATTTATACGATTATTTATAAACTTATTTTTATATTATTTATATAAAAAACTAATATAAAGGTAATATATATTATACTATATATAAAATGTCACAGGCTGATACTGCCACCAACCAATATGTAGGAAAAGTAAAATGGTTCAACAACAAGTCAGGATATGGATTTATTACATTTCTGAACGGAGAAGACGAACATAAAGGAAAGGATATTTTTGCTCATCATTCGTCTTTAAATGTTAAGGAAGAATTATATAAGTATCTTGTTCAAGGTGAATATATTGAATTCAATATTCAGAAAATGGAGACAGGTGCTCACGAATATCAAGCTATTAATATTAAGGGTATTTGTCAAAATGATTTAATGTGTGAAACTCGCCACAAGAATCGTGATATGTCTAAGAATTCAGAGTTTATTACCGTTAAATCGCATAATAGCTCTAAAGGTCCTAGACCACCATATAAGCCACAAATGTCAGCTTAAATTATTATAATGTTAAATATAGAAAACCTATTAAGAGTATAGAAATGGCTAAAGTAGTGTAAATTAATTTTAAAATAAGAAAAGACCGGATTTCTATGTAAGCTTGTGTTTGTGTTTGATTAATATTATTAGCACTTATATCAATAATAATATAATTATTATTATTATTGTTATTCACTATTTCACTAGCATTACAAGAATGTTGCGTTAAAATATGCTCAATGGCGCTATTTTTTTGACTGCATATAAAGCATTTTGCTACGTATTTTTTTTTATTTGTAATACTTTTATCAACCCAAGACTTTAAACAAGTATTATGAACGCTATTGTTGCAACAATTAAATTTGCAATAATCATTGCAAGAAATATCCTCAAGACAAATAACACATTCCATAGCACTATTATTTAATATAATTATATAATATTTAATATTTTTTAGTTGTATATTTTTAAGAGCGAGAGAAAAAGAGAAAAAAAAAGCACGCCCTTTCTCCATCAAACCCTAAAATTTTTTATTTTCCGAGGTAATGCCCGAAGAGGTTTAATCATCATCATCATCATCATCATCGTCGTCATCGTCGTCGTTAGGAGGGTTAGTAGGATTAGGTTTATTAGGAGGAGGATAAGACTTAGCCTTAGCCTTAGCATTCCACTCATCCTTTTCATCAGAATCAATAGCCTTCCACAAACGAGCGAGCTCAGTCAAAACCTCAGTATTC